TCGCGGTACACAAGGTACCCAAGGAACTCAGGGATCAGGATCTCAAGGATTACAAGGTTCGCAAGGAACACTTGGTGTTCAAGGACCTGCTGGTACTTCAGTAACAATTCTTGGATCTTATGCTTCTGAAGCAGACTTAATTGCAGCACATCCAACAGGTAATCCAGGAGATGCTTATGTTGTTGGACTTAATCTTTATGTTTGGAATTCTACTTCTTGGGAAAATGTAGGTCCAATTGTTGGTCCTCAAGGTGTACAGGGTTCTCAAGGCCTTACTGGGTCAGGAACTCAGGGAACTACTGGTGCACAGGGAGCCACTGGTACACAAGGTGTACAGGGTGTACAAGGTTTAACTGGTGCTGGTACTCAAGGTACTCAAGGTGTTCAAGGTTCTGTTGGAACACAAGGCGCACAAGGTCTTCAAGGACACACTGGATCAGGAACACAAGGAACAACTGGTGCTCAAGGCGCTGGTGGTACTCAAGGTATCCAAGGTGTACAGGGATCTACAGGCAGTGGAACACAGGGTGTACAAGGTGCCCAAGGAGAACCTGGTACTCAAGGTATCTCTGGAACATCACTAGGAACTACAGATGACTTATCTGAAGGTGTAACAAACCTATACTTTACTCCACAAAGAGTGGCATATGTTCACACCCAAGGGGTAGCAAATAGTACGTGGGTTATCACCCACAATTTGCATTTTTACCCTAACATTACAGTGCAAGATTCGGCTGGTAATATAGTCGAAGGCGAGATCACATACACTAATTCGGACTCCTTAACAGTCACATTTGCAACAGCGTTTTCAGGCGAAGCCTACTTATCTTAAGGAGATAACCGAATGGCAAGAAAATTTTTGACTCCAATAGACCTTGGAAAACTTGAACTTCAGAATGCTCGCATTCAAAACCTTTCAACTGCCAGCCAACCAACAAACCCTGTCGAAGGTCAGATTTACTATGACACAACCGACAAGTACATTAAGCAATGGAATGGAACTGCGTGGATTGCATTTGGTCCTCAAGGTACACAAGGCACACAAGGTACTGATGGTGTTCAAGGTACACAAGGAACCGCAGGTTATGTAGGTGCTGATGGTGCTCAAGGTACACAGGGAACTCAGGGAACCCACGGAACTCAAGGCACTCAGGGAACACAGGGAACTCAGGGCACACAAGGTACTGACGGCACACAGGGTACACAGGGCACCGATGGTACCCAAGGTACACAGGGAACAGACGGTACCCAGGGAACACAGGGAACTGATGGTACTCAGGGTACCCAAGGAACTGATGGCACCCAAGGTACTCAAGGCACAGACGGTCAGCAAGGAACTCAGGGAACCGATGGCACACAAGGAACTCAAGGCACAGATGGTACCCAAGGAACTCAGGGTACTGATGGCGCACAGGGTACACAAGGTACCGATGGTGCTCAAGGTACAGACGGTCACTCTGACCGCTATAAGACAACCTCTAATACCGCAAATGATATTGCAGTAGCAGATGGCGTAGTCTTCTATGTAAATGACGAAAATCTTTCTTACTCAGTAGGTCAAGATGTCGTTGTTGCTTACGACATTAATAATTACATGACTGGAACTGTTGCTTACTACGAGACAGTGCCATCTGATTACATCCAAATAAATATTCATACCATTGTTGGTTCTGGAAACTACTCTTCATGGACAATTAACCTTGATGGAGCAACAGGTGTACAAGGTACAACTGGCTCTCAAGGTACCCAGGGCACACAAGGTACTGATGGTACTCAAGGAACGCAAGGTACAGACGGCCAACAAGGAACACAGGGTACCGATGGACAACAAGGTACTCAGGGAACCCAAGGTACTGATGGAACCCAAGGTACAACAGGTACCTCATTTACATGGCAAGGTACATGGGATTCAGCGCCTCTATACAATGTCAATGATGTAGTTCAATACAACGGCTCTTCATACATCGCTACAGCAGATAACCAAGCAGAACAACCTTATGGCTCTGGCTTCTGGGCACTTCTTGCTGCACAAGGTGTAGACGGTACACAAGGAACCGATGGACAACAGGGAACCCAAGGTGTTGACGGTGCTCAAGGTACCCAAGGTACCCAAGGAACCGATGGAACCCAAGGCACACAGGGTACACAGGGTACACAGGGTACGCAAGGAACTGACGGTACACAAGGTGCTCAAGGTACAGAAGGTCAACAAGGTACACAAGGTACTCAGGGTGTTGACGGTCAGCAAGGTACAACTGGTGCACAGGGTACTGATGGACACTCTGATCGCTATAAGACAACTTCTAGCACAGACTTTGTACTAGGTTCTTCAACAACACCAGTCTTTGCTGTTAACGATGGAGATCTAGCCTACTCTGTTGGACAAGATGTTGTTATTGCCTACGATTCCAGCAACCTTATCCACGCAACAGTCGCAAGTTTTGATGGGGAAAACCTCGCAGTAATCGTTAAGGATTACACAGGTACTGGAGATTACTCAACTTGGACAATCAACCTTGATGGTGCAACTGGTGTTCAAGGAACAACTGGTGCTCAAGGTACCCAAGGTACACAAGGCGTACAAGGCACTCAAGGTGTAGATGGTACCCAAGGTGCACAGGGCACACAAGGAACCCAAGGAACTCAAGGAACTGATGGCACACAAGGTGCACAAGGTACTGTAGGTTCACAAGGTACCCAAGGTACCCAAGGTGTAGATGGTCAACAAGGAACCCAAGGCACAGATGGTACACAGGGAACTGATGGTACCCAGGGTACACAAGGAACTCAGGGTACACAAGGTACTCACGGTACACAGGGTACCGATGGTACGCAGGGCACACAAGGAACACAGGGAACCCAAGGTACCGATGGCACACAAGGCACACAGGGAACTGATGGAACGCAAGGCACCCAAGGTACCGATGGAACTCAAGGAGTTCAAGGTACACAAGGTGTAGATGGCGCCCAAGGAACTGATGGACACTCTGACCGTTACCGCACAACCTCTACAACTTCTTACACTTTGGGTTCTGACTCAAACCACACATTCGTACTTGATGATGCAAATCTTTCTTACTCAGTTGGTCAAGATGTAGTTATTGCTGCTGATACTGCAAATCTTATCCACGCTAGAGTAGTTTCTTATAACAGCGGAACAAATGAACTTAACGTTGATATTAAGGATTACATTGGCGGAGGTACTGGTGGGTCCTGGTCAGTAAACCTTGACGGTGCGACTGGTGTACAGGGAACCACTGGTGCCCAAGGTACCCAGGGAACACAAGGTGTACAAGGTCTTGACGGTATCCAAGGTATCCAAGGTACATCTGGTCAACTTGGAACTTACGCAGAAACAATTACAGGTGATTCAACCGATGGTGGAATGACTGGAACTACACAGTTCACAATCAACCACAACCTTGGAACTGAAGACATCATGGTTACAGTCTGGGATACAGCGACCAAGATGGAAGTTGTTACAGACGTAGCGTATGTAACTACATCATCAGTAACTGTAGGATTTGCAGTTGCACCAGTTACATCTAAGTCTTACCGAGTAGTAGTAAAGGCATAATACTCACTTTACGTAAGGCAATATTTCAGTACTAAGTGAGGAGTTTTACAGATGGCCCGTAGTTACGTCGTACCGCTAGGTCTTTTGCACCTAACAAGCGACCCTACGGGCCATTCTGCTGGAGACACTTACTACAACACGGTCTTTAAAAAGATTCGTATTTTTGATGGAACTAACTGGAATGATTCTGGTGTATCTGCTGAGGAAGTCTCTACCGCTATTTCAGGGGCGGCTTTAGGGTCTACTGACGATCTTCCAGAAGGTGTTCAAAATCTATATTCAACTCCTGAACATGTGTATAACGCCATAACAAGCGGAACACAAACCAACATTTCGTTTACTTACCACTCTACAAACAAGACAATTGATGTAGATGTTCCTACAGTTCAAGGTACCCAGGGTACACAAGGAACTGCTATTCAAGGTACACAGGGAGTTCAGGGTACTCAAGGCGTATTTGGTACTCAAGGCTATAATGGTGCACAAGGCGTTCAAGGTACCCAAGGAACTCAGGGTGTCCAGGGAACACTTGGTGCTCAGGGAGCGCAAGGAACTCAGGGTGTCCAAGGAGTTCAAGGCGTACAAGGTTTACAGGGTACGCAAGGAACCGCTGGTTCACAAGGAACGCTCGGTGCTCAAGGAGCACAAGGAACCCAAGGCACACAAGGTGTGCAAGGAACGGTTGGTTCAACAGGAGCACAAGGTGTACAGGGTCTTCAAGGCGTACAAGGTCTTCAAGGTGTACAGGGAACACAAGGTGTTCAGGGCACGCAAGGTGTTCAGGGAACACAAGGTATTCAAGGTGCTGTAGGACCTGTATCTTCACAGAATGCTCACCAATCTGTAGAGGCAATTCAAACAACGCCCCTTGATAACTCTTGTACATACTATGCTGGATCTGCTGATGCCGAAAATGGAACTGGTGTAGGCGCTTACATTCAGGCTGGAACTAACGCCGTACTTTCTGTAGACGGGTACACAACACCAAATCTGGCTGTTGGTGACCGTCTCCTCATTGCAGGTCAGGCTGACCAAAAGCAAAATGGTGTTTACACAGTAACTGATACTGGTAAGAACAACCCTGGTGGTAGACCTTGGAAGATTACCCGCGCCACTGACTATGACAACCATGTTGTTGGTCAGGTTGAAGAGGGCGACTACATCTTTGTAACTGATGGAAATACATATGGACAAACTGTATGGATTGAAATTGGTAATGGATCAAACTCAGATGGTTCAATCCGTATTGGTACAGATAGCATTGTTTTTGCCCAAACATCTGGTGTAGGTGCACAAGGAGCAACTGGTGCCACTGGTGCTGGTGGCGTTATCTCTAACTATGGTTCTTTTTACTCAACTGCAGATCAAAGCGCCACAACTGGCGGAGCAGCAGTTATTTTTGACACTACCAATATCAATAACGGTGTAACTCTTGTTACGAATGGAACGCACCTTACTCGTGTAACAATGCCTGTAACTGGCACATACATGATTGACTTTGCTGGTCAACTTGCGTTAACTGGCCCAGGAAATCACACAGCAAACTTTTGGTTAGTTAAGAACGGTGCCACTGCAGCATCTACAGCCTTTGACTCTGAGGTAACTAACACCAACCCAACATTGACTAACTGGGTGTGGCAAGTTAATGCAACTGCTGGCGATTACTACGAAGTTTACTGGAACGCAGATTCCACGAGCGTATATTTAAATTATGCAGCAGCAGCATCTCCAGTTCCTGCGTCTGCTGGAGCGTTTGTTCGCGTCACTCAAGTTAACTACCAAGGTATCCAAGGTACACAGGGCGTTCAAGGAGTCCAAGGAGTCCAAGGCGTCCAAGGCACTCAGGGCGTTCAAGGAACACAAGGTGTACAAGGCGTACAGGGTGTTCAGGGAACTCTTGGTAGCCAAGGAGCAACTGGTGCCCAAGGTGTTCAAGGTTTGCAAGGCACACAGGGTGTCCAAGGCACGCTAGGTGCGCAGGGTGCCCAAGGAACACTTGGTGCACAAGGATTTACTGGTGCAACTGGAGCGCAAGGTACGCAGGGAGTTCAAGGTTCTCAGGGAACTACTGGTTCTCAAGGTGTGCAGGGATCTCAAGGAACTCAGGGCGTACAAGGCGTACAGGGTGTTCAGGGTATTCAAGGTGTACAGAGTCCATCTATTCAAGGTACACAGGGTCTACAAGGCGTACAGGGCACACAGGGTGTCCAGGGCGTTCAAGGTATTCAGGGTGTGCAAAGTCCTTCTATCCAAGGAACACAAGGTTTACAAGGCACGCAGGGTGTGCAGGGCGTTCAAGGCACTACTGGTGCGCAAGGCGCCCAAGGAACACAGGGTACTCAAGGTCTTCAAGGAACATTTGGTTCACAAGGAACAGCAGGAGATAAGTACCAAACATCTTCTATAACTTCGATTACTCTTCCAGCGTCTGGTTCTCAAAGTCTTACAGTTGCAACTAACCTTTCTTACTCAGTAGGTCAGTCAGTAATTATTGCCAACACTATCTCTAACATCATCTACGGAGATGTTACTGCGTATAACTCTGGCACAGGCTCATTGACAGTCAACGTCACCCGCAGCCTAGGTTCTGGAACCTTTACATCATGGACCGTTAACCTTGATGGTGCAATTGGTATTCAAGGTAATACAGGTGCACAAGGAACGTTAGGTTCTCAAGGTGTACAGGGTACGACTGGTGCTCAAGGAACACAGGGTGTACAAAGCCTGTCTATCCAAGGAACTCAAGGACTTCAAGGTACGCAGGGTACACAGGGGGTTCAGGGTACTCAAGGCGTACAGAGCCTATCTATTCAAGGCACGCAAGGACTTCAAGGTACGCAAGGTGTACAGGGTACGCAGGGTACGCAGGGCGTTCAGGGCACCCAAGGAACACAGGGTGTGCAGGGTGTTATGGGACAAGTCTCAGCAGATCCAACAGTTACAGCGTTGCTTTTTGGTGGAATGTAACTAGTTTAGTAGTTCTGTAGTTCCGTTATGAATCTGTGTGTATTCTGCTGCGCCTTTTAGAAAGTTTACTGGGCGATAGTTTCCTGGCTTAAGTGTGTAGGTATAGAACGTCTTTTGGTTATCTTCTTTTTTCATTCGAAAGTTAAAGATGTACCAATCTACTGGGCAGTTAATTCCTCGTGACTCTACGTCCTCTACAGCCTTTCGTGCACCTTCTCGGCTTACCATGTAGCCAGCACATGACCACTGCTGATACGAAATACAAACGTTTTCCGCCCCAATAGTGTGCTGGTCTTCGTTGTACGCAAACAGGGAATCATCAGGAACAAAGAAAGAAAAGAAATCCCAATCAACGGGAAGTTGACGCATGTACATCTCAATAACTAGTTGAAAGTTTTTACTGATAGTAATGTCATCCTCAAAAAAGATAAGTGTGTCGTAATCGGACTGTAAGAACTTTTTGTAAGCCATGTAGTTACTTGCCCAAACGCCTACAACTCCTGCACTAGGAGGAAAGGTTTCTCCTGGCTGGCAGTAGTCTTCTACTGTATTAACTTTAAATTCTGGATGAAGGTTGACAAAGTTTTCTACCTTATCAGCAGTATTTAGGTACATAGTCAGAGAACCAAGCCTAGGCAAAAATGACATTTGCTTAAGGATTGACTCATAAGATTTGTTGCGAAGTGGGTTACCCGTATCTGTGTGGAATACCTCAAAGCATGCATTTTCTAGCATTTGGTTACCCAGATTTGATATCCAGTTTCTAGGATCTGAATCTCTCCCTCACAGATAGAAAGAAACGCATCAATTCCTCTTTTTGGCTCTAGAAAAGGCTTTCCACCCTCACGCCATTCGTAGTCATCAAACGCCATAACCCCACCTGGCTCTAAGACTTTAAATGCATTTAGACCATCAAGTGCGGTTTGTAAAGCGGTATGGCTACCATCAATATAAATAAAATTAAATGTTTTTGTGTTTTGATTAAAAAACTCATCACTAGTCATTTTGTTTTTAATGACTTTGGATTGGTTTTTAAATCGAGAATCGTAGTATTGCTCAACTGACGAAAAGTCTAAAGAATCATGCTGGTCTTCTTCACTTCCAGCCCAAGTATCCACATCATCAATAGTAATGATATTACGGTTGATAAGCAACCATTCAGTGGCGTCTCCTGTGTAAGTGCCAATCTGCAACGCTCTTAAAGGAACGTCAGGACATTTACGATCAAAAAATGGTGAGGTATATTGAAACCAATTAGGAAACATTAGAACAACCTTAAGTTATTGATACATCCGCTTACGTACTCTTGTGACATTTCTACGTTATCTAAAAGGTGGTTGAATAGTTCTTTGCTTTCTTCTTTGCGCCCCAACCACCAACCTGCAACAGCCTTTTCAAACATTAGCACATATGGTCCGTTGTACTCTACATACACAGGTAGAGGCTGATTGAAGGTAGCAATTGTGTGTGCAAGCCCAAGTTCTGCAAACGTGTAGGCTTTTTGCCATTCTTTATTTCGCTCATGAATGCGTGCTAAGAGGAAATATGCCTCTGGTCTACCAGGTATCAATGTCAAAGCCTGCAAGGTGTTTTGATAGACGGTGGCATTTCTGTCTTCCTGCTTACTGAAGCACAAAGACATTCGTAGAAGAGAAGAATACGCAATTATAGGATGAGTCTTGTACCCTCTATCTGCAGCACGTAGATAGAACCCAGCAGCAGAGGCATACTGACCTGCATCATAGTATGCGTTAGCAAGAGCAAAGTTCTTCTCAGGATTAAAAGAGTCAAATGCAACGTCTGTTGCTAACTTGTTAATTGACATATGTTTTTGCCTCTTCAATCATTTCATCTACAATTGCGTGTGGAACTTCTAACACAAATGCTGAGTTATCTTGAACGCCAAAACTTACCAATAGATTGTCGTTTATGATGGCGGCTCCAACACAGAACTCAATAGGAGTGCTCATAAAAGCAAACTCTTTGCTTAAACCAACAAAGTTAAACTCTTTGTCCCAAACAATCAACCTATGGCGGTAAGTTGAGTCTTTTTGGTTTAGGTAATTTCTCCAGAGTTTGACCTCGTGGGTAATGCAGATGTAGTAATCGCCCCAAGAAACAACGTGAGATCCTCCTCGTTGATCAATTGGAGGCCGTGGAACATTGTCGTTAATTACGGTCTGCTTACACTCAGGAGAATTAGGATTTGCCCAAACTACCTCGGTAGGCATAGCCCACTTAACAAAGTGATAAGGGTTATCTAGGATAGGCATCCAGTTTTTTTCACAGTACGAAGTGTCATCATGTAGTGGGGCAGGTACTCGAACTCGTTGAACTTCTTTGACAGTCCAATTCTCTTTGTCAATTTCTACCTTACTGTATTCCATGCGACCTTGGCCGTTGGTTGTGGTATCACGACGAACACCGATCATGTAGTAATCGCCATCCCACTGAACAACGCGAGCATCTTCAAGGCCAACAAACTCCCAGATAGGAGTATGAAGATTGAGCATCTCTACCTTGGTGTAGTTGATGACGTTATAGTCTTTATCAAGACGGCAGAGGAAGTTATTAGTGACTAGACGTTGGTCTTTTTCTGGATGAAGGTAGGTTAAAGGACCCCAAGGACTAAAGAATCTTTTATCATTTTCAGAGATATAGAGAGTATAGTTCACCTGGCGAAGGTTGACCAAGATGTCTCCATCATCGTCGATATAGACAGATGGGTTCATAAGGCCCAAACCATTGCTCAAAAAATTGGGGATGATAATTGGGGCCAGTTTTCCGCCCTGAGAAATAGACTTTTGTACCAAGTTCATGGGGTCACTCTATTTACCCTTTTAGAGTTTAACAGTACAAACTAACCCTTATTCTCTACCCTTTCTTTATCACCTTCTAAAGGAGTCATCTTGGCAACTTCCTACCTTCAACTTGGACAGGCGCAGGCAGGCACATCTGCCACTCTTCTCTACGCCGTACCATCAGGATATTCTGCAGTTGTATCGAGCATCGTGCTCTGCAACACAACCAACGCAGCGGCAACAGTCAGCGTGTTTTGTAACAAAGCAGGAACAACAAATACTGCTGCTACAGCCCTTGTCTACAACATGACAGTCCCAGCGTACACAACCCAAACCTTTACTCTAGGTATCACAATGGCGTACAGCACAGCAGCCGATACTTTGTATGTCCAAGGCGGCACAAACAACGCCATTACTGCAACAGCATTCGGAAGTCAGATCCAGTAAGATGGCCCAAAATAACCCAGTCGGTACACACATCGTCACTGACGGTGCCGTTGGTACCCGCGTATTCGTAGGTAACACCACACCGTCTTACCCAACCACTGGTGACCTTTGGATTGACAACACCGCAGGATCTGCCCCTAACCAGACCTTCTTCTCATACACAGCAACAGGTGGAGAAACATCTGTATCAGTCACCTACACAGTAGGAACTGAAAGCGTATTCCTCAACGGAACTAAACTCCTTCGTGGAACAGACTATGTTGCTACCTCAGGAACAGCCATCACAGGACTCACTGCGCTATCTGCAGGAGATATCGTAGAGGTTGTTTGGTTTACTTCTTTCTTAGTTAATGGCTCATTGCCACTGTCAACAGTAACAACTGCTGGTGATTTAATCGTCGGCACAGGCGCTAGTACAGTAAGTCGTTTGGGCATTGGAACAAATGGACAGTTGCTTCAATCAAACGGCACAACCGCTACATGGGCAACAATCTCAACTTCCCCATGGACATCTTCAGCAATCTCAGGGGCAACTACTGCAGCAACTCGGTACCAGTATTTCTGTGATACTACTTCTGCAGCATTTACCTTAACACTGCCTTCGTCCCCTAACCAAGGTGATGAGATTCGCGTATTTGATGCTAAGGGAAGCGCTGCTACAAACAACATTACAGTTGCTCCAGCAGGAACTACTGGATATAACTACATCCAAGGCTCTAACCAAAACTTTGTAGTTAACGTAAACTATGGCTCTGCCACTCTTGTTTTTACTGGCACCACTTATGGATGGAAGGTCGCTTAAATGACAGTCACATTATCTTCTTTGGGATCAAAATCCCAGTATGTTCAGGAGTTTTTATCTACTGGTACTTTTACCGTACCTTCTAACTGCCAAACTGTTGAAGTATTTATGGTAGGCGGAGGCGGAGGTGGCGGAGGTGGGTACTACGCAGGCCCTGTTGGTGGAGGCGGAGGCGGTGGAGGAGGAGTAGTTTGGAAAACTATTTCCGTAACTCCTGGACAGGCTTATGCTGTAACAGTAGGTAATGGCGGCTCTGGAGGTGCGGCCTCTTCAAATGGAAGTGCGGGATCAAATACCACTTTTGGTTCATTAGCAACTGCATACGGAGGAGGTTACGGTGGTGGAGGAAACAACGTCACTGGCGGTAATGGTGGTTCAGGAGGCGGTGCTGGTGGCTCTGCGTTTCCTGGTTTAGGCTCTCAAGGTGGTTCAGGTGTAGAAGGTTGGTATCAAGGCGGTGGAGGCGGAGGAGGCGCAGGAGGAATTCCTTTAGCAAGTCCTGGCACTACATACAACGGCTCAGCAACATCTTGGATGGGCGGTGGCGGAATAGGAATTAATGGATTTGGTGGCGGTGGTGGAGGCGGTATTGGCTACCAAGGCCTTGCAAGCCCTGGCTCTAGCGGTGGTGGTGCTGGTGGCCCATATGGAACTGCTGGTGGAACTGCAACCGCTAATACAGGCTCTGGTGGTGGTGGAGGTGCAGGTACAGGTGCATCTGCCGCTTCTGCTGGCGGTGGTGGTGGAACTGGCTACGCTCGTGTTACTTACTGGTCTTAAGGAGATTTTAAATGGCATGTAATCCAACTACTCACATTGAATACTGTCCTCACGCTTTTATTAAAAACGGAGTGGTAACAGATATTGCTACTTTTAAAGAAGATGACCATGGTCAAGAGATCCTTGATCTAGTAAAGGCTGATAAGCAATCAGATACAGTAGTCTGCCTTTGCGATCACGGATCAGTTCCTCATCGGTACTCCACATGGGATGGAACGAGTTTTACAGCACCTACTCTTGATTACTTGTACAGCATCGGTGTTTCTAGAGAAAACCAAGCAATGTACGATGCGCGTATTGCCGCTGAAGAAGCCGCTAAGTAAAGGAAGCATAAATGACAAGAGCCAGAACTAACGCCTACGGTACTACTACCCTTGGTTCTACAGCCCTTGCTTTGGGCTCTACTACCACATCTGTATCTGGTCTTACTCTTTCTTCTCCATCATTAAACGGCGCCGTTTTTAACTGGCCTGTAGAGTCTTGGTACATTAACTCAACAGCATTTGCTGGATACACAGCCTACCTACAAACAAACGGCGCTGTGCATTACCTTACAACTGCATCAACAAGCAACGGTACACTCAACATTACAGCGGCCTCTGGAACAACGCTTAACTCAGTAATGACAACAGGCCAAGCAATTACATTCTCGCTCCTGATCACAAATACAACTGCTTATTATGCAAACGCATATCAAGTAGATGGAACTACATCAGGTGTCACTGTTAAGTGGTCAGGTGGAACTGCCCCTTCAGCAGGTAACGCATCTGCCGTTGATATCTATCAATTTACAGTCCTTAAGACTGGCTCTGCAGCATTCACAGTATTTGCTGCTGGCCCAATTAAGTATGCGTAGTCTGGAGACTATCTAATGCCATTTTTTGCGCCCGTATCTGCTGGTGGAATCGGTAAAGCAACAGTTACCGCTACCACTGGTTCTCCTACCATTGATACAACTTCTCGTGCTGGTAAGACTATTTACAAGTTTACTGGTTCTGGATCTATCACCATTGGTGTTGGTGGAACTTGCGAAATCTTGATGGTAGGTGGCGGTGGCGGTGGCGGATATGGCACAAACTCAACTTATGGTGGAGGAGGTGGCGGCGCTGGTGGATATATTTACAACACATCTTTTTATCTTGCCGCAGGAACTCAAACCGTAACTGTTGGAGGTGGCGGTAGTAACTCTGGCTATCCTTATCAAAGAAACGGCAGTTCCTCAATTCTTGCAAATGTTATTGCACTTGGTGGCGGAGGTGGCGCTCAGGGTAACGCCGCGACTGCTGGTAGAGATGATGGCGCTACTGGTGGTTCAGGTGGAGGAGGTTCTGCAAGTGGAATTGGAGCAGGTTCTGGAATAACAAATCAGGGAAATGCTGGCGGAACTGGTGGAGCATCTGGTACTGGTTCAGGCGGCGGTGGCGGCGCTGGAGCAGTTGGAGGAAACTATTCTGGAACAACTGCTGGTGTTGGCGGGGTTGGATTGTCAAACACAATAGTAGGCGGTTCAGCAGTATTTTATGCAGGCGGTGGCGGTGGTGGTGGTGCAGTTACTGGTGGAACTGGAAACTCTGGAGGTAATGGCGGTGGGGCTGCTGGAAATGCCACAGGCGGCTCAATTCCTTCTCCTGCTACCGCTAATACTGGCGGCGGTGGTGGTGGTGGTGGCGCTCAAGGCGGCACTGGCGGTTCTGGATACGTTGTAGTGGTGATTGGATAAAACATGGCACATTTTGCAAAAGTAAACTCAGATAACATTGTTGAACAAGTAACAGTGATCTCTAATTGCGCTATTGGTTCCTGCATTGGTCCAGACCATTGGGATTATCAAGAAGAGTATCACTCTGAACATACAGGAAATACAGACTTTCCAGAACAAGAAGCGCTAGGTCAAGCAGTACTAGCAGAGTCTGGCTTTGAAGGAACTTGGAAGCAAACTTCATACAATGGAAAGTTTCGTGGTCGCTTTGCTGGCGTAGGAATGATCTACGACCCAGTTAAGGATGAATTCACAGTACCTTCTGCAGAGTAAAGCGCCCCAAACATTCAAAGAACTGAGAGAATAACAATATGTCAGTAAAGAGATGGAACGGCACTGGGTGGGACATCTATGCAGGCGCTGGTCTGCAAGGTGTTCAGGGTGTACAAGGTACCCAGGGTACCGCTATTCAAGGTACTCAGGGTGTTCAGGGTACTGCTGGATCTAACGGTACTCAAGGAACCACAGGAGCATCGGGCCAATTTCCTGCTACTGCAGTTTCATCAAATATTACTTTGGCCGCATTTAACGCCTACATGGTGGATACAACAGCAGCCCGCACATTGACTCTTCCTTCATCTCCTACACTAGGAAATGAAATTCATATTTTTGACGCCACAGGATCAGCGGCAACTAATAATATTACCGTTAACAACGGTGGAACAAACATCAATGGTGTATCTCAGAACTTGTCAATAGATAAAAACTATGCAGGAGCAGTTCTAGTTTATGTAGGTGCGTCCTACGGATGGAGAGTGTCATAATGGCTCTTAGTTATTCTTCTTTAGGTGGAGCAAACACAATTGCCCAAACTCTAACTGCTGCTTCAGCAAACACTTTATACGAGTCAGCATTAGTACTTACTCCAGGAACATACAGTATTGTTACCACTCAGCCTGGTTCTCTACTTCTTTTTAGCGGATCTACGCTATTGTCTACAATTTCTTTTTCAAGTGGAACAACTACAGTCAACATTGGAACAACCACAACAAGCCAAAAGTATTACGTAACATCAGGCTCTTCTGTGTTGATTAATATCACTCTGACAGGTCAAAGTGTTGCCAATACAACAGGCACTTTAACTACTTACACTTCATCGCAAACAATTACGCAGACTGGATACGCCTGGGTAGTACTTGTTGGAGGTGGCGGCGGTGGCGGCGGCGGTCACGGATCGTTCTACGGCGGAGGTGGCGGTGGATCTGGCGGAATAACAGGCGGAGCAATGACTCTAACTGGGTCAATGCCGTTAGTTATCGGCAACGGCTCTAGCGGTGGAACGTACCCTAATGGCGGCGGTGGATCTGGTGGAACCACAACTTTTGGTGGCCTCAGTGCTTCAGGAGGTACTGGCGGTGGAGCAGGTTATCAGTGCGGTTGGGGCGGAGGCGGTGGTGCTGGTAGTCCAAATGGAGTAACTGGAGCCTGCGGTAACGGTACTGTTGGTAAAACTACTATTAACTCAAACTCAATTTTTCCATGTTTAACTGTGGGAACCACAGGCTCAGGCGGAAGTGGTAACGGTAGTGGAGGCGGTAGTGGCATTGGAACAGGTGGAACTGGAAACGGTGGTTCTGCTTCTGGTTATGGTGCTGGCGGCGGCGGTGGCCAAGTTAGCACAGCAGGTGGCGCTGGTACACAGGGCGTACTTTACGTTCTAATCTAAGGAGAAACAATGAACTTTGCAGTAATTGAAAGTGGAGTTGTAACAAACATCATTGTTGCAGACTCTCTAGATATCGCACAAGAAGTAACAGGTCAAACATGTGTAGAGTATCCTGATGGAACTCTGGTGTACATCGGAGGCCCTTATGACGCGACTACAAATACTTTTGGTGCCCCTACTGCTTCTGCTAGTAGCAACTAAAGAAGGTTATTCTTTATCTCCTGTAGCACAAGGTCATTAGTTCTAGAGGCTCTAAACTTTCTGTAACGGTCTACCAAAGGTGTTCCTCTACCCATCCAATCAGTAGACTTTGTGCAGTGGTCTATGATGGCAATAAGGTTTGAAGTCATTTTAAACCTCTTTAGTGTGACTTCTCGATCTGTATTGACATCTATGTAGAACAAAGGTTCGTCATCTTCTAAAGTAAGGGTTCCCTTACTATCCCATAGTTGCATCTCCAATGTGTAAGGCCTAAACCAACTTCCTATATCCATTTTGCCAGGCACTACAGAAGCGTATTGAAAATACTTTGGTTTGCTAAAAATAGGTGGGGTAAAAGTTGCGGTGACTGGCTCTTCAGCAAAAAACACGTACTTTAATTTAAAGTCAATGGTTGGCCCAGTAAGAACGGCAGGAGGCCTAGTCAACTCACATGATAGGTAAGTTGACGACGTTGGCTGCATGTATTCAGCACCAGGCTGTGTGAAGTCGTATGAATATATTGACTCTAAAGCGTTTTTAAATACAAATGTATTTTTAAATTGGTGAACTGCCGCAGGGCATGAGGTGTAAGTAGTAGAACCTCTTGCTGGGTTTTTATCCTTCATTATAGATTCCCATAATCGAGTAGGTTCTGGATAAAGCATATTCCACTCCCCGTCTTCAGAAGAAGAAATGACGGGAGCCCAATAGACTACGAGTGGTGGCAATTTTGCCATAAAAGGAGATCCTCTCAACAGGCTGATATAGTCAGACTCTACACACTGCTATTTTCAAAAGCAAGTGCACGTTCGAGTACATAGCCATGCTACAGTGGTGCCCTAACTAAGGAGCATTAGATGGAGATCATCTTTACCGACACTCACAACCCAGACGGCGTATTAGAGAAGCCTAAGCCAGCAACTGAATACATACCTCAATGGTATAAAGAAGCAGCGTCTTACCTCTCGGCTAGTGGAAAAAAAGAACCAATGCTAGACGGATCTCCTACAGCCACTATCAAACGCTGCATGCCACTGTGGGACATGATGACGGCTGGATACATCATGGAAACTCCGTATGACATTTACGTGCGACAAACCTCTGATGGGCCTTACTTTCAATGGGGCAATAATGAGGCAATTGCATTTCAACGCATGGGGCAATTTCAAAACCATCCGTACTCACGAGATATTAACTACGCAGTAAGAATCGTCATACCTTGGTCTATCAAAACACCTAAAGGATATTCGATCATGGTCATGGAGCCTCAACACCATGAGCCTTCTCCTATAGTTTGTGCGTCTGGAATTGTAGACACTGACGATTTTTCTATCCCATTTAATATGTTTCTCAAATTACGTGACCCTAACTTTGAAGGAATGATTCCTGCTGGAACACCATTTTTGCAGGTTATTCCATTTAAGCGTGATTCTTGGTCTTCCTCTTTAGGGGGAGATGCAGAACGAAAGAAATACAACGCTGATATGCGTAAATTTAACCGTGTCTTATTTGATCGATATAAGAAATTCTTTTGGAACAAGAAGACGTATATTTAAAGGCTCCCAAGTAAATCCTTTTTTCCAGGGTAAGATAAAGGATAATAGGTTCCATGCGTGGAACCCAGGTACAGGGACGATTCAAAATCCCATTTGAAATTGCCTCTAACGATGAGGGAATTGTAGATGAACTACGTTCTCCTGTAGGAACGACGGTTCAATGGTGGACATTTGACCCTAACGCCTTGGCCTCTAACTTAGACACGTGGGTAGACCCTATCTACGACGTCTCAAGCCAAACTCCAGGACATGGCGTTCGTTGGAACGACCCATTTGATATGCCTGTCATTATGGCTCAACACGTTCGTGGCGACTCTTCTCCTAACGAGCGAGGCTTCTACACCACGGACACATTTAAGATCGTGGTAGCCGTGGCCGATCTCAATCGTATGCTCCCAGACATGATTGCCAACCCAACCAACCATGTCAAAGACCACGTAGTGTTTAACCAAATTGTATTTCGCCCTATGCAAGTTAACCCTCTTGGACGGTACGCCGAACGGTATAGTGTGGTACAGATCGACTGCAATCAGATTAACCCTGAGGAGTTGGTCAACTACCCTCAATTCCAAGACTATGCAAACTAGAAAGGCGTGACATGTCAGACGACACAACAACACCTGCAGTTGATACAACAGCCGCTCCAGCAGCGGATGCAACTGCGACAGACGCAACAACTGCTCCAGCAGATGCAACAACCACTGATGCTTCAGCAGCAGCCGCACCAGTAACAACTGACGCTCCTGCAGCAACCGATGCAGCACCTGCAGATGCAACAACCACTGATGCTTCAGCAGCAGCCGCACCAGTAACAACTGACGCTCCTGCAGTAACCGATGCAGCACCTGCAGATGCAACTGCTCCTGCAGCCGATGCACCAGCAGCAGACGCAACAGCAGATGCAGCACCAGCAGATGAGTCAGATGCAGACGATGCTGATGCCTCAGATGATGAAGACGATTTTGACTTCGACGACTTCGATGACGAAGACGACGAGGATGACGACGAAGACGACGCTGAATAAATAAACAGAAAGGCTGATCATGGCTAAGAAGGCTGCCCCTAATAAGGGCAAGGTGGAAAAAGTTATGGCTGAATACAAGGCTGGAACTTTGCACTCTGGATCAAAGACTGGACCAGTAGTTACATCTCGAAAGCAAGCCTTGGCGATCGGCATCAGCGAAGCAAGAAAAATCAATAAGTAAGTGGCGTTGCACAAACTAGAACCAGCGCCACTTATTTACCCTAATGGAGGTGGATTAAAAGCCATGGCAGGTAAGCAGCCAGAATCTCACAGGTTAGAGGTAGAAGCCCTTGCTAAAAAGCATGAGGCTGAGATGGCCAAACTCAAAGAAAAGCACGCTAAGATGACTGCACCTATGGGGGCGAAAAAGAATGGCTAAGACCATTAAGATTAAAGGCGAAGGCCATACAATTAAGAAGAACAAAAAGGGCGATGTCATTGTTGACCATGCAGGCAACAAGGGCAAGTACGACAAGATTGACTTAACCAAGAAGACAAAAGGAAAAGTCAAGACCATCGACCAAGGCGTAAAAGCCACTAAAGATTGGCATAAGAAAAATGGCTAAAGCAAAGTTAGGTTCAGGAGCACGCTTCAAGAAGGTTGAAGAAGAAGCAAAGAAGTCTGGCGCTAAAAATCCTGCTGCAGTTGCAGCGGCTGCTGGTATGAAGAAGTACGGCAAAGCCAAGATGGAAAAGATGGCTCAAGCAGGTAAGAAGAAATAACATGGCATCAGAAGCATGGCAAACCTCAAAAGGTAAAAACAAAAAAGGTGGCCTCAATGAAACAGGCCGTAAGTCCTACGAAAAGTCTCATCCTGGGTCTGATCTTAAGGCTCCAGTAAAGAAGGGCGACAACCCTCGTCGTGCATCATTCCTTGCACGAATGGGTGGAATGCCAGGACCTGAGCATAAGCCAAATGGTGAGCCAACAAGATTGCTATTGTCACTTCAGGCATGGGGTGCGTCTTCAAAGGCTGATGCCAAGAAAAAGGCTGCCGCTATTTCCAAGAAAAACAAAGGCAAGAAATAATGGCTAAAGAAGTTTGGAATACCAAAAATCCAAAGAAAAAGTCTACACCTCTGTCATCATCGGCAAAGAGTGCGGCAAAGGCACGAGCAGCAAAGGCTGGTCGTCCATACCCAAACTTGATCGATAACATGTGGGCTTCAAAACAATCGAAAGGTAAGTAACTATGTGCGTTAAGTGTGGTTGTGGTTGCAAGGCTGGAAAGCCAGCAAAAGGATGTAAGTGCACCTGTGCATCATGCAAGGCTGCTCGTGCTAAGAAGGCCAAGTAATGGCTGACGGTCTCTCTCCTAAGCAAAAGAAGATTGCTGCCATGGGCGGTAATCCAAAGAAGATCGATGCTGCAGACTTTGCTGCCCTTCGTAAGGGTAAGAAAGCATCATCGGCTAAAAACCCAAAGGTCATTACAAACCGTAAGAAGGGCATGTAATGGCTAAGAAGGAGTCTGACGCAAAACAAGACGCCAAACTTATGGAAGACATGACTCCAAAACAAAAGAAGGCGTTTAAAAAGGCTGACAAGAAGATGGATAAGAAGAAACCATCTCGTGCAGAGGATAAAGAGATGGACAAGGCTTTAGCCAAGAAAGTCAAAAAAGAAAAGAAGTAAGACTTAGCCCCACGAAAGTGGGGCTTTTTCTTTATCCTTAGAGCATCAGGCTTACATGCGTAACCTGACTACAGTTCCCACTGGTTGCGATAAAGGGGTTGTGATGGCACATGTACCTTGGTATACACAAGTTGCTGAAATGAACAATCAGCATGAACGTGAAGAGTTCATGCGTGGTGTGTTCGGCTTTCGTCCTAAAGAAAAACAGCCAATCTTCGCAGCACTACTCGCAGGCTACATCGGCGGTAAAGTTGCGAAGGGCAAGAAGAAGTGACCAGCCCACACCATATCGCAGTTCACCGTTCAGCCCACGACACAACCCGCTACATGTCAGCACAACTTCGTGCAGAGGCACGAGCATCAGGCTGGCCTCATAACATCGTTCGTGGACTACACGTCCGCTACAGCCCTACAGGTGGCTTTACTACCCACGTTCATCCAGCCCATTTTGATGAGGCGCAAGACTTAGAGTTCGGTACTCCAGGAACTCGACCAACCTACGCCATTCGCCGATTTTCAAACCGCATGAGTGAGGCCGAAGAGTTTCTTACTGGACGCCTATTAGCACACCTAGGAGGCGGACTATGACATTTCTTCTTTCAGAGGATGAGGCTCTTCGCAATCTTCTTTTGGGCATGAAGGTAACAGACCAACGCTCCAACGCAAGCGGCGATTCAACCAGAAATGTTGGCGTGTGGTTTGGTCAGCCTTCCCAGGAAATTAGAGACCAAAACTACCCATACATCACTATCGATATGGTAGATATCTCGGAAGACTTTAGTCGTGCTATGCGTGGTCTTGTTAAGCCTACATACCTACAGGATCCAACAAAACTTCCTGATGGAACTACAGATTTTAACTCGGATACAAACGACTGGTATATCCACGAACCTATCCCAGTAAACATTGACTACCAAGTCACAACCTATGCACGTGAACCTCGCCATGACCGCGAGATCATCGCGCAATTAATGTACACCCGACTACCACTGCGGTTTGGTGTGCTACAACCTAACGACAACACAGTTCGTCGTCTTGATGTTCTGGATGTCTCAAAGAGAGATATCACAGAAGCAGGAAAGCGTTTATTTGTAAACGCATTCACGGTACGTATCTCCAGTGAGATCGTGCCAGAACTCTATACGGCAGTCTACAAGGCACTTGAAGTCAATATGACAGGCTATCAGGATGAAGTTCGAGGAGGAACACATCCTAACTTTACGCCTATTCATCCGATCACAATAACCTCATAATACGGAACCTACCAACAACAAGACAGGAGAAAGAATGACTTACGGTCGTGCAGGTGTCTACCTAACAGAGACACTACTTCCAGCACCTCTCGCTCAAGGAGTTGCTACAAGTGCTGCTGGTGCAATCGCTGCCCCATTTGCACAAGGTCCTGAGATTGTGACTCGCGTTCAATCTTGGACAGAATTTACTTCAAAGTTTGGTGGCTACAGCACTACATTCCCTGCAGTGTTTGGCGTCGCTCAATTCTTTAATAACGGAGGACGCGAACTTTACGTAAAGCGTATCCTTCACAGTGACGCAGCCGCTGCAACAGTTGATGTTGAGACATCAGGAAACGTTGTAGTCGCTACATTCACAGCAAAGAACCGTGGTGCTGACGGTAACAACCTACGCATCAACGTTAAGGCTGGATCAGTATCTAGCACATACACAGTGGAAGTTTACAAAGAAGGTGTATCAGGAGACGTTCTTCTTGAGCGCTATGAAAACCTTGTATTTGGTGACTCAACATCATCTAGTTATGCTGGAACAGTTATCAACAACACTGCTGCATCTGTAATCAAAGTTAGTAATCTTGCTTCAGGAACACCTGTTCTTGCAGTTTACCCACTAACAGGTGGATCAGATGGATCAGCAGTTGTTGGTGGGGATTACACCTCTTATGCATCAACAAGCGCATCTGTTTGGAACGAATTCTCATCTCTAAACCGTGCCCTTGTCATGTTTATCCCTAACATCAATGACATCCTTGCTTCTGGCGTTGTCAGCGTAATCAACGACGCAATTGCTTGGGCAGCAGCAAACAATGGTTTCTTTGTTGCAGAAACTCCTGCAGGAGAGACTGTTGATGCTGCGATCACCTACTCACAGGGATTGACTGCAAGCAGCCATACCGCAGTGTACTACCCACACACCTACATCAGCGATCCTGTTGGACGTGGTAGTGGTGCAATCCGTTTGGTCGGTCCATCAGCAGCAGTTGCTGGTCTGTATCTTGCTACAGACGCCACAAAGAGTGTATCTAAGGCTCCAGCAGGTTTGAACTTCCCACTTACTGGCGTTATTTCACTAGAGCGTGCGTTTACCTCTACTGAACTTGACAACCTTAACTTGGGACTTCCATCAGCAGGAACTGGTTCAGTTGCTCCAGTAAACGCTATTCGCCAAATTCCTGGTGCTGGCGTTGTAGTCATGGGTGCTCGTACTCTCCTACAAGATGGAACAGCCAACCGATATGTAAACATGCGCCGTTCACTTATTTACATTGAGCAAAACCTAAAGAGTATTGCTCAAATCGCATTGTTTGAGAACAACGATGAGCGCCTATGGTCTCGTATCACAAACGCGTTTACCTCATTCTTAAACGACTATCGTAACCAAGGTGGACTTCGTGGTGGAACACCAGCCCAAGCCTTTTACGTGCTCTGCGATGCAACAAACAACACAGCATCGTCAATTCAAAATGGCATTGTCAACATCCAAGTTGGCGTTGCCCTTGAGTACCCTGCTGAGTTTGTAGTACTTAACCTCAGTCAAATGACCCTGGCGTAATCCGAAGGAGATAACAGATGCCAACAATCAACAATAACCGATCATCGCTTGCGACTGATCCGTTACGCAACTTTAGGTACCTCGTTACCTTCACACCACTTCCAAACGCTGGTGGAGCAAACGCTAATACGGCTATGACTCACCTTGCTACTCCTCCCGTTACATTTGGATTTACCTCAATCTCAGGAATGTCAATCACTACAGACTCCATTCCTTACCGTGAGGGTGGATACAACACCACTGTTCACCAGATCCCTGGACAAACAACGTTTGCTCCAATCACCTTCCAACGCGGTGTAATCCTTGGAACAAGCACAAACTGGGATTGGATGAAGACCCTTTTTGCAACAGTTCAAGGTGGTGGATCTTCACGCGCTGCGGGAGACAACTTCCGTTGTGATGTTGAGATTAAGGTTCTTGCACACCCAATTCCACAGGGTGCTCAAACCGCTGATGGAACTGCTGCGGCTACTGACTCATCCACAGACGTAGTTGCTATGCGCTTTATGGTTTACAACGCATGGCCAACCTCAGTCTCATACTCTGACCTTAACGCTGGTGACAACGCCCTTCTCGTAGAACAGATGTCTTTGGTTCACGAAGGATTTGACATCTCATGGGGATCAGATGTAGCAACAAGCGCTCCTGCATTTACTGCAGCGGGCGGTTCTTCAGCAGCAACTGGCGCACACTAACAACTAGCAAAGGAACATAATGTCGAACACAATTAGTGCAGTCTCTAACCCAGACTTGGCAAACAACTTAATTAAGGATGCTCTTAAAGAGTCTCCTAAAGATATCAACCCAACAATAATTGCTCCTTCAGATACGACTGTACAACTTCCTGGCGGTTACATTTCAACCGCTGGGGAGTTGCTACAGACCGCAGAGGTACGTGAGTTGAACGGTCGAGATGAAGAAGTTATTTCAAAGGCTGCAAATGTTGGCAAGGCTCTTCTAACTATCTTAGAACGAGGAACTGTCAAAGTTGGAGACCTAAAGGCTGACGATAAGATCCTTGATCACATGTTGACAGGAGATCGAGATGCAATTCTTCTTGGTATCTTGAAAGCAACATTTGGTTCAACAACAGATATGTCTATCTTTTGTTCAGGCTGTAATGACTTTAAAAATGTAACAGTAGATATTAACGAAGATATTAAGACAAAGATTCTTACAGATCCTGTGGGAGACAGAGTCTTTACTGTTAGTGGTAAGGCTGGAGAGATTGAAGTACAACTTCCAACTGGTATTGCTCAAAAAGAATTGATCAATAATGCAGATAAAACTCCTGCAGAAATGAACACGATTCTTCTTGAGAAGACAGTGTTAAAGATTAACGGTTCACCTGTATACAGCAAACTCCAAGTTCAAAATCTTCCAATTGTAGATCGTAAAAAGATCATTTCAGAAATTAACAAACGAGTACCTGGTCCACAGTTTGATGATGTAACCATGGAATGCCCTGATTGCGGAAGTGAGGTAACGATATCCATTAATTTGGGTACGTTGTTTCAATTCTAATATCATTCCATACGTTCAGTTATTCGCTGAATGGGCGGCTATATCAGAGATATACGGAAGTTGGAATCTCACAGAGATAAAAGAGATGTCCTCTAGAGAAAGAAAGAATTGGCTAGAACTAGCCAAGGCAAAAGCGATAAGGAGTCCAGATGGCTAGTATGGTGACGAGCGTTAAGTCACTTAATGACGCCCTTAAGGACACGCTTAAAACTCTTAGCGAGATCAATGACACGATCAAACACATCTCTGCACCTGCCCAAACAGCGGCTGACACAATGCGTAAGACCATTACAAAAAATGGTCAAAAGAATCTTACCAAAGGTACAAAAGTTAATCTTGGTACAGACGGTGCTAACTTTACAACAGCAGGTAATGGCGTGGCTGAGAACATGGTTCCAGCCTCGCAACCTCAATCTGCAGCACAACAGCAACGTGCAAGCGCTACCGCTATGCCGTGGATGTCTCCGACTGTGGCAAAGTTCTCAATCCTTGGTGGCGCTGCTCAAGTTGCTGGAGGAGTTGCAGGTGCTGCTTATTCACTAGGACCTGATCTAGGTGCCACAATTGCTCGTGCGTCTAACTACTACGCCGTCTCACAATACTCAACCACTGGTCTTGGATATAAGCAATTACAGACCTCAACCCTTAGCGCAATTAGCGGAGGATTTGGAAGAGGTGTTTCAGGTATTGGGGATGATGCAGCCGCTGCTGCCATCCTTACTCAGCAGTACGGGTATGCTCCAGGAAGCAGTCCATACCTACAAAGCATAAGAGAAGTTGGTGGAGCATACCGACAATTTAATATGAGCAATGCAGCCGCTGCTACCGCTATTGGTGGATTACAGACTGGCGCTATGGGAGCAAACCTTTATCAGTATGGAATATCCCAGTTTGATCAACAGGGAAATCCACTTTCTGAATCTCAAATTGCAAGTCAACTTTTTAATCGCATCTTTCAAGGACGTGGAAAAGGCAACGTAAATGCCGTTCAACAGTCTTTGCAATACGGTCTTGCTGGCGCAGATTTAAACGCCCTTAACTTATCCCCAGACCAACAACAACTTTTTAAAGCACAGTTCTTGCTATTAGCACAAGGAAAGAACGCAGATCTAGCAACGCTATCTGGAGCAGGAAACCCTAACGCTGCAGGGCAACAAATAACAACATCTCAAACAAACTTAATGCAGGCTTCTCAAGACTCTATGATCAAGGGGTACCAAGCCGCTGCAACTACTATTACAGATGTAAATCAAAAGATGGCGCAGTTTGGCCAGTCAGTAATTGAAGCAAAAGCCTATCTTCAAGGATTGGGTCAAACTGGGTTAGGCTCAGCCCTTACCTCACTTATTGGCGGATTTACGATGGGCATTAAAAATATTGCAGAAGGTATGGTTGCCCTTGCTGCTGCAGAGAAACTAGGAATACCAATAGGCAGCAGTGGTTCATCAGTTCTTAGTGCTGGAAGAATAGCATCAACTAGTGCAGGCGTTCTTGGGCGAGTAGCGGGAGGTGCAACAACGGCTGCTGGTGCGGGATACCTTATGGGCCAAGGCGGAAAAGAACTTGGAAATGCAACAGGGTTAAACAAAACAAGTACTGGTAGAGATGTAGTTCGTGGGGGAAGTATTGCCGCTAGTGCTGGTGCTGGTGCTTTAATTGGTGCAAGTATTGGTGCTGGATTCTTTGGCGTAGGTGCTGCTCCTGGCGCTGTTATCGGTACCGTGATCGGTGGAGTTGCTGGATTTTTTGGTTCTGGTGGAAGTTCTTATGGTGGATTTGGAGCATCGTTTGGTGCTAAAGGTGGAGCGTATTCTCAAGCGCAAGCAACACCAGGACAATACTCATCTCCAGCAGCAAACACGGGTGCTCTTCACCCATACTCAGGTCAAAGCACAAAACAAACATTAAATTCTCCAATTCCTGGAGTTGCACCTACCACAATGTATGGAGCAAAAGATCCAGGCATGTGGAATGGAGCAAAGAACTACCACACAGGTGATGACTATGCAGTTCCTGTAGGAACGTCTGTAAAGGCTGTTGCTGATGGAATTGTCTTTGATGATTCTCCTGGCGCAGATTTTGGTGTGTATGTTCAAATTGATCACGGTAACGGCTACCAAACACTGTACGGTCACCTACAAAGTAAGTCAGTAAAAATTGGACAAACAGTAGTTGCTGGTCAAGAAATTGGTAAGTCTGGACAATCGGGTAACGTCACTGGGCCTCACCTTCACTTTGAAGTTCGTAAAGGACACAACAACCCAGTTGATCCAGCAGCATTTTTAACAGGAACAGGCGGAACTCCACAAACAGTTTCTGGAAGTAGCGTAAACGCTCCAGGAACAATCCTTGCTACTGGCAGCAAATTAGATTGGGCAAAACAATTTCTTACTAACCTAGGAAAACCAGTTACACAACAAAATATTGCTGCTATTACTACGTGGATGGCGTACGAAGGTGGGCAGTGGAATAACTCTGCACATTACAATCCTCTAAACACAACACAACCAGAAGCAGGGGCCGTACCTATCAACAGTGTTGGTGTTGAATCGTACGTAAGTTTTAATCAGGGAATGCAGGCAACCATTGACACAATTAACAATGGACGTTACAAGTCCATTTTAAGTGCTCTATCTACAGGTAACAACACTGCTGGAGTTCTTAGTGCAGTTAACCATTCTCCATGGGGAACACAAATACCTGGTTATGGCGGTGGAACTTCTGGATTTGGCGCTTCAATGCCTTCTTCTGGAGGAGGGGGAGGATCAACTAATGTTCAGATAACAGTGAACATTGCACAGGCTTCCCAAGACGAAGCAGTTAGGTTTGCTAAAAAAGTGCAGAGCATTCTTGAAGAGAATAACAGCATCTCCATGATGGGAAGTAGATAATGGGTACTAAAAAAGTAAGTCCTAACACTACAAGACCAGGAGCAAATACTGGGTTATCTTCTGCTCAACTTGCTGCAAATCAACAAATCCTTAATAATGATTTTCAAGCAGTCATAACGCAAAAGACTACGTACGATGCTGCTGTTAAAAAAGTAAGTGATTTAGTTAGCAAACTAGACGATGAAAACACGTATGCACAAACAGAGTACAACTTGTACCTTGGTTTGTTACACGAGTACAACATCTCTGAACCTGTAAACAATCCAAAAGGAACTGTAGATATAACTACTTTAAGTAGCAGTATCCAAACATCAGTACAAGCAGCGTACAACAAATGGCAAGCAGTAGTAAAAGAAGCACAACAAACCACCTCAGATTTAACAAGTGCTAACCAAGCCGAACAAACTGCAAAAACTACTTTAAAAATAGATCAAGATGCATTGGCTAAAGCAACGGCTGCAAACGCTGCAGGAAAACCTGCACCCGCAGTAACTAGTGCTGGGGCTGGTGGACCTGGAGGAACGCCCCCACCAGCAGTTGTGGGTGATCCAAAGCCTTACACATACAACGCTCCAATGACTTCATCTTCGTACTTGAAGTTTGGACCTCAAGTATTGTCCGCAAAAAATGACATGCTTATCACTAATCCAGGAGCCTGGGACCATGCACAGTTGGCCTGGCAACCAGACAAAGATGGTAAGTTCAAAGGAGCCAAAGGCGTCATTCAAATGAGCCAAAATTTGGCTGCTGATGCCAGCGTACTTACCAAAGGAACTGCGGCATCTGGGTTACCTGCTGATACAACTCCGTATGGATTTAAGTTTCTTTACAACCCAACCTCTGTGGGAATGTCTTGGGGAATTGTAGAAAGTTTTTCTCCTCAGTTTGAGCAGTCTGGTGCGGATATTGCTACAGCAATTGGTAATGGACTTCTTGCCAGCACAGTTACATTCTCTTTAATACTCAACCGTATCGAAGACATGATGTACATAAAAGACAAAACTGGTGAGTTTTTGACTGGAAATACTTCCCCGTATCCACAAACTGTGTCGGCTTCTGAACGAGGTCTGATCTATGAGCGTGGAACTATGTATGACCTTGAGTATTTATTTAAGGCTACAGGAGGATATAACTCACAATACAAATCGAGTGTAGGCAACATCATTACAGCGGACAAAGGTTGGTTAATGCCAATTCCAGTAGAGTTACACTTGGGAGCAAACCTTCGTTACCTTGTTCGAGTATCTTCTTTGGACATAAACCATGCTATCTTTAACGAGAGAATGGTTCCAATATTTACTACTGTAAACATTACATGCACTCGTTACTACGACAACTCAGTACTTTATAACGCAGCATCTACAGCAGCAGCAGGTGGAAAATGACAATTTACGCAGATAGCCGATACGCCAACCCTGTAACAAACGCTGATGGAACTATACCTAAAGCATGGGATGAACATCGACAGGCATACCATGTAATGATCTTGCGTAATTGGCCAGTGTACGCTACTAAGTTTTATACATATGAATGGGTAGATGGAGATCGCTTAGATACTCTGGCTAATAAGTTCTTAGGAAATCCACAGTTGTGGTGGAAAATTATGGATTTAAATCCAGAAATAATTGACCCAACATCTATTGCTCCAGGAACTTTGTTGAGGTTGCCAAGTGCGTGATCCGCAACGTCAAGGTAAATTTGCTAATAACTATTCAGTGTCATTTCCTGACTACCCTAGTTTTAACACTCAACCTCGTAAAATTACTTTAACACAGAACATCAATAGCCATGATGTTATGGTTCTTAGGTTTCAATACTTTAGTACGCTAATTGTTGAGTCTTTTAAAACAGGAACACCAGTTCAAGTTTCTTGGAGAAACGACAAAGTAAATAAAAATTTTATAGGGTATGTTTCCCACATTCAATACCCAACAACACAGGTTTTAAATAGGTATGTAGAGATTGTTTGTGTAGGTGGTTCATACCCTTTTAAAGAGGAGGCAACAAAGATATGGACAAACACAACTGCTTCTCAAGTTGCTACAGACATTGCTAAAAAGTTTTACTTAAAACCTGTAGTAACACCAAGCACAGTTAAGTTTAGCCAGATCTCAATGAGCGGCCATACATATTGGGAAAAACTTGTAGAACTTGCAAATAAAATTGGATATGGAGTTCAAGTATTAGGTACAGAACTTCACTTTCACCCTATTGACACGATGATTGATCAGTTCATGACTACTATCCCGATACTGGCATTTCTAGACCCATTTACTAACTCTAACTCTGTATTTGACGTTCAAACCCTTGACGCTTTTGAATCTAAACTTGGAGACTATGTAGAAAAGAAAGCAAATAACAGAAGTAATAAAATAGTTTCTGGAGTAGACCCAGTTACAGGAAAAATATACACATCAAAATCCTCTCCACACCAGGTGGGAGCGCCTATACGCCAAAACGTAAAGGCTCCTTTGTTCTCTAAAGTTGAGTCTGGTGTAGTGGCTAACAGCGATGCTATGGCTAAGGCTTTAGCAGATGGAAAAGCCCATTTATCTAGACTTTCAATTCCTGGAAAAGGTTCTGCTCAAGGGGATCCACGGGTATCTCCATGGGGAACTATTGAGGTTAGATACACAGGCACAAGTTCTGATGGTTTTTGGATAGTCACTTCGTCTAAACATGAGATGACTATCGATGGAAAATACACGGTTGAATTTTCTTGTGCTACTGATGGAGTGGGAACAAACCAGCCAAGTGCTACACGCCCATCGTCTGCAGGGACTGTTCCTGCAGTAAACCTTAATTACCCTACATCAGGAACCAACCCATCTAATTCCTATACACTGAGCACCGCAACCGCGTTAATTGACCAGACCAATACTGGTTTTAATATTGTTCCAAGAAGATGGGTAGGTAAATAATGGCTAATGAAGTTGCCGTAACCCTTCCTTTTACGATTGATTACTCTGGACGGGTTGCTTTTACCCAAAGTCAAGAAGTTATGTGGGCAGATAGAGTTAAGTCGGTTGTTGGGACAGCGGTTCGTGAAAGAGTGATGCGCCCTACGTTTGGAACATTAATTCCTTATGCGTTGTTTGATGCTGAAGACGATGCTGCATCAGAAATTAAGATTGAGATTGAAAAGGCTTTTAATTCTCAATTGCCAACTTTGCTACTAACTGACGTAACTATAGATGTAGATACCTACACAAATGTTGTTACAGCAAATATCAGTTATCAATTACCAAATAGCACACCAGTAACAACTACTCTTGGCGTTCTCTCATTAGCAGGATCTAACCCACCATACGAGGAGATATTGTGACCACACAAATTTCTACCATACCAGTATCCGTTGACTACACCTCGAGAGATTACTACTCTATTAGAGAGAAGTTAATTGCACGAATTCAAGCCCGTATCCCAAATTGGACTGCTGCTGATCCTGCTGATTTTGGTGTTGCTTTTGTAGAAGCCATGGCTTATATGGGCGATCTTATTTCTTATTACATTGACCGTAACGCTAACGAAAACTCTATTTACACTGCGACTCAACGAAATAGTGTTCTTAACATTGCTCAAACTTTTGGGTACAACCCAGCGGGCTATCGTCAGGCTTTGGTTAACCTTACATTTACTAACTCTGGAAGCACAGACCAACTATTGGGTCAAGGAACAGTGGTATCAGGTCAAGTTACAACAGGAGATGTTGTACAAACACTTTACTTTACAACTACTGCAGATGTAACTGTAGTAAGTGGAACTTCAAATACTGTTCTTGCAAAAGAAGGTCAATTAATAACTCTAGTTTCTCCATCTGCCGTACCTACATATGGAGAACTTATCGGTACTTCAGATGGTTCTCCAAATCAATCGTACATGCTTTTACACTCACCAGTTGTTGATGGAAGTATTACAGTGTTTGTACAGGATGGAGACATTTACTCTCAGTGGACTGAGGTACAACATATTACTGACTACGGGTCATCAGATCTTGTATACACAACTTCTTTTGATCAAAACAACAACATCATTGTAAGTTTTGGTGACGGTGTAGCGGGCGCTATTCCTGTTCCTTACTCTCAAATCAGAGCCGCGTATACAGTTGGTGGGGGAGATATTGGAAACATTGGTACAAATATTGCTACAAATATTAGTTATGTTCCTGGACTTACAGACACACAAGTCACTGCACTTAAGGGAACTATCACAGTAACCAACACATCTGCTGCTATTGCTGGTTCAGATCCAGAAAGCACAGACCAAATTCGCATCTCTGCACCAGCATCTTTGCGTGCTGCTAACCGTGCTGTTACCAAAAAAGATTATGCTGACCTTGCTTTAAGCGTAAACAACGTAGGAAAAGCAAACGCAAATGCTGCGGTATGGTCATCAGTAACTCTGTACATTGCACCCACACGAAATGCTGGAACTACAGATCTACAGCCAGGATTAAATCCTGATGGAACTACTTCTTCTGAATACACTACATTGGCAAGTAACGTATCTGCATACATGGCAGACAAACTACTAATTGGCAGTTCTCTTAGTGTTCAACCACCAACGTATGTAGATGTTGTTCTTTCTTTAACATATGCTCTTGATCCCAAGTACAAAGCCTCAGATGTAACTTCTTTAATCCTTTCAACGCTATCTGTAGTTTACGGTTATAACGGATTGTCATTTCAACAAACCATCTACCCTCAAGATATTGAGGCAGTAGTAAATTCGTTACCTGGAGTAAAGACTGCACGAGTAACAGGGCTATACCGTTATGGTGTACCTATTACATCTGCTGCTGCTTCTGGGACATCAATAACCTACACAACCAGCGCTCCACATGGTTTAAGTGCTGGATCAACGGTTACAGTTACTGGCTTTAGTCCTAGTGGGTATAACGTGACAGCAGTCCCAGTAACAACAGTTGCAGATTCAACTCATTTCACAGTTGCCAGTACTCAGTCCAGTGGAACTGCAACAGGTACTGGAGCATTTACAGCCTATTCAACTCTTATTGGTTCTCCAAATGAGATCTTTAGATTCCAAGTAAGTAATATCAATATTGGAACGATGTAGTGGATGATATTAAAAGACATTACGGAATCTATAGAGGTGTTGTTCAGGACAACAACGATCCACAACATCAACGTAGATTACGTCTGTCTATCCCACAAACTACAGGGTCAGAGGTAACTGACTGGGCTTGGCCTATTGATCCTGCAAGTACCTCACCTGATGTTCCTGTTATTGGTCAGGGTGTGTGGGTTGCTTACATTGGCGGAGATCCTGAGTATCCTATTTGGTTAGGTACCTTTGGACAAAACCAAGGAAGTAATAAAAAATTATATTTAAAAGCACTATCTAATGCAACCAGTTTAAACAACATAAATCACGAAATAGTTTTAGTAACAAAAAATGACGGAACTCAAGAGGTTGACATAACAGCAACCTTGATTGCTTTGGCGCAAAAAGAATACTCATTACAAACAACTTTATACTCGTTACAAAACACTGTTCAAGGAATTATTGCTGGTCACGGCATTCAAGGAACACAAGGAAGTTCAGGAGCGCAAGGCTCATCGGGTAGCCAAGGTATACAGGGGTCTACTGGGTCTGGTACTCAAGGAACCCAAGGTGTACAGGGTTCTTTGGGAACTCAGGGATCTATGGGATCTGGAACACAGGGTGTTCAAGGTGTACAAGGTTTGCAGGGAGCAATTGGAACTCAAGGACCTTACGGATTACAAGGTTACTCAGGTACGCAAGGCGTACAGGGTGCTGTTGGTGCAACGGGTTCGGTAGGTGCACAAGGTACCCAAGGAACATTAGGCGCAACAGGATTGCAAGGTTACCAAGGAACACAAGGATTACAGGGTGTCCAAGGTACTCAAGGTGTAATCGGAACAGGTACACAGGGTGTACAGGGAACTGCTGGTTCTACAGGTACACAGGGAACAGATGGAACAACTGGCCCCCAAGGAACTCAGGGAGTACAAGGGTCTGCAATTCAAGGAACTCAAGGAGTACAAGGAGTTCAAGGCTTACAAGGCGCTACAGGAATTGGAACACAAGGTGTACAAGGATCTGTTGGAACAGCATCTGTGGATATTGGTGACCTTTTTTCAGGGTTATTTTTAGTTATGGGCGCATAATACGAACACGGTTCATGCAGTAAACCAAGAACAAAAACGAGAAAATAGAATTCTAGAGCAAGAAAGGCAGACTCATGACTGCGTATTACCCAAGTAACGTTAAGAACGATTTCAGCACTAAACTGAACTTCATCACTACAGTTCAGGCTGCAGACGTTAATGACCTACAAAATGAAGTAAGCGCCGTTGAGTCTAACCTTGGAACCAACATTGCAACGGGATCTGGTTGGATTGGTGTCTTTGATAAAACCACAACTAACTGGCCTACTCTCAAGGCTCGTCTTGCCAATATTGAGTACGGAATTAATGAAGCGTTGCTTGCAGGTGCTCCAACAGGTGGAACAACTGGTCAAGTTCTTACCAAATCTTCAGGAACAGATTATGACTATACATGGTCAACTATCAATGCTCTTCCAAGTCAATCGGGTCAGGCTGGCAACTACCTAACCACAGATGGAACTTCTGCTTCCTGGGCAACTCCAGAGGCAAGCATTAACCCACTTCTACTCATCGGAGCATAAGGACTAAGTAGTGGCTAATTATGATGTAGCAGTATATGGAGAAAGTATTTATGGTCAAACAACCCAAGTACCTAACTCCGTATCACCCATGTCACTTACTGTGGTGTATCCAACAGAGGTGTTTGTAAACTGGCAACCTCCTTCAGGAACCTATTCTGCTATTCGCCTTGTCCGAAATCAAAACAGTCTTCCTGAAACTGCAGAAGATGGTGTAATAGTTTGGCAACAACTTTCTTCATCAGTTACAAAAACTACGTTTAACGACGGTGGAGGAATCGAAGACACCGCAGGCATACCAATAGTTCCTGGAAAACCTATCTACTATGCAATGTTTTTATTTACGTCAGACAATGTATGGGTTCCTGCTGGTGCCGTATTTGACGTTGTGCCTTCTATGCATGGAAGTACTAAATCTTTAATTAACTATCTGCCTCGAGTTTTCACAAGCAAAGAACAAACTCCTCTAGGGGAACCAGACACTTCTTCAAACCTGTATTCGTTTGTTGATGGTATTGGCTTTACATTAGATGAATCTTTGACTTTCTTAGACCTGCTTTTGCCAGACCATACTCGCTTAAGCACCCCAGTAACTTTGCTTCCTTTGGAAACGCAAAACTTTGGACTCACACCAGAGCCTGGAATGTCTATCAAAAGCCAAAAGCAGTTAGTTCGTGAAGCGTTTTACATGTACGCTAACAAAGGCACGTTAAACGGCCTTTCTACTTATGTAGAGTCTTTAACTAACTACTCTCCAACAATTACCGTCTCAAGTAACTTACTTCTTAGTGTTCAAGATTCTACGTTTTACAACGGAACTGGCAATTGGATTGCTACCAATGCCACTATCAGTTCTAGTACTGATGAGGCTCCTGTACCTCAACTGACTTCCAATTACATAGACTTAGATTACTCATGCAAAATCGTTGCATCAGGTGCTGGCTCTATGACCTTGGGTGCTGATTCCCCAATCTTAAAAGGTGTTCCCATTGTTCCTGGAACTCAGTACACCTTGTCTGCTCAAATCATTTCACCATCAAGTGCTGGATCAATAAAACCTGCGTTAAAGTTTTATGATCGAAATGGTTTTCAGATTGGTTCTGATTTAACTCCTGCATCAGGTACAAACGCCACAGGTACTTGGGGTCATATCACATACACCGCCACCGCATACTCTCATTACAGCACAGTTGTATCTAGTGCGGTTGGATCATCTGGATCAATCGTGTACACAACACCCGCAGCACACACATTGACAGTGGGTCAACACGTTACAGTTACTGGTTTTACGACTTCAGGGTTTAATGTAACTAACGTCGCTATAACATCCGTTACATCCACCACATTTACAATAACCAACTCTTACACAGGAACATCTACCGATACTGAGTCAGGTGTTGCTGTTCCTTCTGCTAACAACTCTGATGCTACATATGCAGGAATCACTTTCTCATGGTCAGCCGCTGGAACGTATTACATCGACTGCATCTCACTACAAGCAGGGGCAACCGCATCGTATGATGAGGCTCGTGCTGTTGACGTTCTTTTAAACCCAAATAAATCTAATCTTATTTATAACCCATCATTTGAAAATAACGCAACAGATAATTGGACTTTATCTGGTTCAGCATCGATCTCAACTGTATCCGATGTACCTGCAGAAGTTTACTCAGGTAGTAAGAGTGCAAAAATAATTGCAACTGGTGATTGGACGCTCACATCCAACAAAGCAAACATACTTCCTGGAAAGTATTACACAGGATCTGCTTATGTAAAATCCTCTTCAGATATTACAATGACGTTCATTGGAAGAGATTCAAGTGGTAATGTCATTGACAACGACCCATACCCACAAGGAACGTTTGCAAACTGGACTCGTGTTTACGCAACCGATCTAACAGACGCGTCAGATGCACTTACAGACACTTACGAAGTAGTGTTTTCAGGAGGTGCTGGAACTTTCTATATTGATTGTGTTCAGTTCGAGAACACCTTTAGATTCAACCCAACACAGTCTCCAAACTTTTCCCCTACAGACTACATCGACGGCTCTATCCCTTCGTCTTTTGGATGCGTGTGGTCAGGTACAGAGCACAACTCCCCGTCCTATTTGTACGTAAACAAAGACCTTAAGGTATTGGCTTTGGCCCAAACCATTAGTGACTGGCTACCAGAAAATGTTTTCTGGCGTGTCCGTACCTACGCAGCAGTGGAGTACAACAACCTGACCGTGTAGTATGCGGCCATGGTTAACCTTCTTATAGCAGTCGGAATTACAGGACTAGCGGTCTCTTACGCTGTTGAGTTCTTTGGGCTTTTAACATTTGATTACTGGGGCAGTAACTTTGGTCATAAGTTTCTAACACTTCCTCTAAGCACTCTTGGTCTTTACCTTTTTGGGTATTGGAACAAAGAGTCATATGTCGCTGTTCCAGCGGCCACATTCGTTTCTGCTGTAATCCTCAAGTGGCTAAATACGCCAGTCATTGTGGATGCACGCAGAAAGTTGCCTCGTCTATGAAACGTATTTCTGTAGTGTGCTTTAAGGACATTGATGTGTCTACAGGGTTAGATGAACTGGTATCCATGTATGAGGATCCGTTTATACTTTTTCCTGTAACAAGCAATCGTGTCTTTGTCGAAAGCGTTTGGAACGTCATCAAGAAACACGGCCTAGATTTTCACGCCTACTTCTCAGAGTCCAGCGACTTTACAGATTCAATCCTTAAAGGTTCAAAGAACTTTACCAAGGTAGGAAACCCAATCAAGGAAGTGATCAAGATGATCAACATTCCCGATGACGTCCTAGCAATTGCTTGGGACGACAGTCCTGAGGCTCACACAGCCCTGCACTCGGTCGAGGACTACGGCGTAGAGACGTGGAACATCATGGATGGTCTGGACGTAATCGAGATAGACCATGGCGGCGACCTTGAAGAAGATGAGATCCTCGATGCAATCGAAGATACTTTCATGGGATTGGTCGAACTGATGGCTGGCTACATAGCCAACAAGGTTGTCCGATTGATCTCTGAGGAGGTCAACGCCCATCTTAACGAGGTGGAGGGTCGCGATGACATCGACCCTTTTGAGGAGTAGGTTTCGCCCGTGAACATCCCTGAGGGCGCCTTTTCTGCTGATATCACCGATTATCAGTTCAGACTGCTTGCCTATATGTGCTTAAATTCGGGCTCTGACGGCCGTTTACAGGCCTCTGTAGCCGAGTTGGGTAGTCAGACTGGCAAAGCATCTGACCGAACCGTCAGAGATGCCCTTAAGGCCCTAGAAGCCAAGGGGTTCTTCACAGTCACCAACACCAAGCGGGCAAATGGCTACAAGGGAAAAAACATTTACCAACTAACGTCAGATTACCCATCTAAGGTGACGGTAAACTACCCATCTGAAGTTTCCCAACTGACGGTAGATTACCCATTCTCACCTGATATGGTGACAGATAGTAATACTGTAGATATACAAGATAGCAGTACTACAAGTAGTAATAAATTAAAAGATTTTGAATCTACGATTCGAAGGGAAATCTTAATTCCTATGAAAGGCTATGACGACGGTGAAGATCTCGCAGGTTTTGGCCTCGTTGAAAGTCGAGATACGCCACAGCCTAAGATCAGAAAAACAGATCCACGAACCCGTGGAAAGCGACCAGAGCATGAGTGGACTGCGATGGACGTTGCTGCTGAGTTCTCTTACAGAGTTGGCCGCAAGTTCCCGCTCCTACCAGGAACCGTTAACGTCAAACAACTCTCAGGAGCACTTGCCAAATTCAGAAGTCAGTATCAAACCACCCCACTCCTAGAGTTAGAACTCTTGCGCCTGTTCATGGCGGATGAGCAGAACTTTAGAGATGTTGGAGATGAAGCGCCGTTTTTATACAAGCGCTTCCTTGCATCGTTCCGCACTAAAATGAACCAAGCACGGCAGAACCTTGGTCTACCACGCATCTCCAGCAACGAGTTTGACGAAAGTAAGAAACCGTCTGCTAGTGTCCTCACTGCAAGCGACGGTCGTGTATTCCAAAACACAATGGCAGGTCGTGCACAGTATGAACGTCATGAAAAGCGTTTAAGAGGGGCAAACACATGAAAGATATCTTTGGATATATTTTGGTAGTACTAACCACAGCATTATCGATTCACCTAATCACACGAGGAGCACCATGGCTAAGAAAGTAACAAAGACATTTACAGCAACATTAAAACTCAACACTGAACAGGGTGGTGCATGGTTGGCAAATGTCAGTCTCGTTACTCCACTGCAGGGTTTTCAAAATCTTAACTCAATTCCTGATTCAGAAGCAGCCTCCTTTGAAACCGCATGGAAGAACGCATCAGCAGGTAAGCGTTGGATCAAAGCAAAGGTGATTGAGATGACTCCTCGTAAGAGTGTCAAAATGGTTGCTGGTGAAGAACTAGACGCCAAAGGAAAGCCTGTTTCATTTTACGGCGAACTAAACTTCAAGGCCTAGATGTACGACATCAACCAACTATCTTCTCTTAAGAGACACTGGCTACTTCGCACTTCGAATATCCCACGCAGACTTCTTGGGTTAGAGCCATCTGACATAGTTCAAAAGACTGGATACTTTCCTGATGAGATTAAGGATTGGATCGACTCTGTTGTAGAAGGTCATGCCGTAAAGAACATCGGCAACCTTGGAACTAACGGAGTCGGTCTGTTGTTCGACGGAGGTCCAGGAATCGGTAAGACAACCCATGCAGTTGTTGCTGCTATGGAGGTTATTAGGCGCTTACCTGATGACGATGAACTAGTCTGCAAAATCTTAGGGATTAAAAACTCAGACTTTGGTATGAGTTTTCGCCCTATCCATTACCTAACTTATCCAGAGTTTCTTTCACTAAAGAAATCTACTTTTGGCAATGATCCAGATCAAAAAGTTCTTGATGAACTAGACGGATTTCATGGTCGTTCTAAGTTTGACTGGTTAAATGTTCGCATCCTTGTGATTGACGATCTAGGTAAAGAGTACGGATCTAAGTACGATGACGCATCTTTTGATGAGATTCTTCGCCTAAGATACGACAAGGCTTTACCAACAATCGTGACTACAAATGTTAAACTTGAGAACTGGGAAGCCAAGTACTCTGAGGCTATGGCAAGTTTTGCTCAAGAAGCCTTTGTACAGGTTCCTATCATTGGTTCAGATTTGCGAGGCCAACAGTGAAAGGGATGAGCATGGAGACTACCTGGCGTACTATCCAAATGTTCATCTCTGATCAAGGTGCGGGTGTGTTTGAGGTTGAGATCGATACTGAAACCAAAGACACACGATGCACATGCCCTGTATGGGGTAAGCGTGGGTCATGCAAGCACACTCAGTACGTAAATGTAAAAAGCAAAATCAACAATGGACGTTACGCCATCAGCATTCCTAAAGGGGTTAGTGAAGAGGCTGTTGCTGATGCAATAGAAGATCCTGTAAAGTTTAGAGAACTGGTTTTGAAGTACTCTACTATTGAGGTTATATGAAAAATGGTGACATCTCGAACGAAACGCCTCCTCGTGTTATTGTCCTTATTGACGTTGTTGCTGTCAGTGAGTTGGTGGAAACAAAGAAACTTCTTAGGACAACACAAGAAAGAAAAATAACAAGGCTTAACGCTTTGGCGTTAAAGCAATTGTGGGATTTGGGAAACAAGTACGGTTTATCGCTTGAACTAGCGGCGTATGAGACCGATGACTGGACTCAAGAACACTTAGATAACTTTATGGCGAGGCTAGATAGGCGTGGTGCTAACCCGTTTAACTACGCTGAGTTGTACGCAGACATCGATAACTTTATTGATGATCTTCCGTATAGAGCAAACTTTAAAGGCGTAATTGATTTACCTGGTAGAGTCGCTCGGTATGGATCTTGGGGAGTAGAACTAGAAAACTTGTAGGAGGGGCGTAATGGCAGCAGATAATGAGCATCGTTTAGTAAGTAAAGTAGTTCGAGACAGAGATATAACTCCAGCCCTCCAACGAAATGTAAAACCTAATTGGTTTCTTGATGACGATAACCGCAGAGTGTGGGAATTTGTTGTACAGCACTACAACGAGTACAACGAAGTGCCTACTGCTGTTGTTGTAAAAGACCACTACCCAAATTACAAAGTCTTAGATGTAGAAGACACCATTGATTACCTATTAGACACGATGGTGACGTTTCGTCGCAACCTAATAACTCGTCAAGGGTTAGAGTCTGCGATTGAGAACTTGCAAGAAAACAACCACGAAGCAGCCCTCATCGCTATGGAGGGAACGCTTACAAAGGTAAGCGAGCAAGGTGTTCTTGGTACACATGAGATTGATCTTTCTAAAAACGTAGAAGAAAGATACAAGGAATACCAAGCACTTCAGAACCAAGAATTTCTAGGTATACCTACAGGTTTTGAAAAGATTGATGAAGCAACTGCTGGACTTCAAGGCGGACAACTCATCACTATCATCGCCCCACCAAAGACTGGTAAATCTCAAATTGCTTTGAAGATTGCGATCAATGTTCACGAGAGTGGCAAAGTTCCAATGTTTCAGTCCTTCGAGATGAACAACCACGAACAACAGCAACGTCACGACGCTATTAGAGCAAACATATCCCATACACGTTTGCGTCGAGGAAAGTTGCAGCCTGCAGAAGATGCTCGCTATGTAACCTCGCTTAATCGAATTGAAACTATGCAGTCTTTTCACTTGATTGACGCTGTAAATGGTCTGACAGTCTCATCGTTAGCAGCAAAGATTCAGCAAACAAAACCTGATGTTGTGTTTGTTGATGGTGTGTACTTGATGCTTGATGAAGTCTCAGGAGAGATGAACACCCCACAGGCAATTACAAACATTACTCGAGGACTAAAGCGCTTGGCGCAAAAGATTAACAAGCCAGTAATTATTACTACTCAGACTTTGCTATGGAAAATGCGTGGAGGAAAAGTTACTGCTGATTCTATTGGTTACTCATCCTCATTCTTCCAAGACTCAGATGTTATCTTGGGATTAGAGCCTGTCGAAGAAGATGAAGAAGTAAGAAAACTTCGCATTGTTTCTAGCCGTAACTGCCCTCCAACAGAAACTCCTATTACCTGGAACTGGGAAACAGGGTGCTTTCACGATGAAGACGAAATGTCTAAATGTCAGTTCTGCCTTAAGTACATGGCGAACCGCTAATGGACGTTGAGAAGGTTCTTCTAAACCTTGATGTGACTATGGTTGCTCAACGAGGCAACGAAGTTAACGGGCTATGCCCAATGCATAAGGCTCGCACAGGTAGCGATGATCACAGCCCTTCATGGTGGGTTAACTTAGAGACAGGTGTTCATCTCTGCTTTTCTTGTGGGTACAAGGGCAATATGTACACCCTTGTTCGAGATCTTAAAGGGCTGGATCATTTTGATATCCAGGACTTCCTCAAAGAGAAGACAGAACTGCCCCTTGACACCCTGTTACAGCGCTTGAAAGACCTTCCTCAGTACATTGTCCCAGAAGAGCCTATTGGCATGTCAGAAGCCCGTTTAGCCGTGTTTACTGATGTTCCAGATATAGAACTCAAGAAGAGGTTCCTCACACGAGAGGCAGTAAATTCTCATGGAGTTCTTTGGGATCCTAAAAACAACGCTTGGATTTTGCCGATTAGAGAGCCTGATGATTTTTCTCTTTGGGGATGGCAAGAAAAGGGCGCAACAGGAAGGTTTTTTAGAAACTATCCACCAGGAGTAAAGAAGTCTAAGACAGTCTTTGGCGTACAGATTCTTGACGAGTCTAAACCATTATGGGTTGTCGAATCTCCTTTGGACGCTGTTCGTCTTACTGGCTTGGGGTACAACGCTATCGCCACATATGGCGCAATCATTAGTGAAGAACAAGGTAAGTTAATGCGCAGAGCGATAAGTATCATTTCTGCATTTGACAACGACCAAGCAGGAAAAAAGGCATCAGAACAGATGTTAGTATTTTCTCGCAAATATGGATTTGATCTTAGGTACTTTAATTACACAGGTATTGACGTAAAAGACGTCGGAGACATGTCTGAAAAGCAAATACAGCGTGGCTTAGAAACTGCTAAACACATGATCTACGGTAAGGAAGCCTACGCATGACGCTAGACGCACGAGGAGTTCCTACACATGCCTGTCCTAACTGTGGGCATTTAGTATTGAAGATAAAAGCAATGTTTGAAAACTATGACATCGCATTATGGTTTACAGATGCTGAATGCGATGACTGCGGAACCTTACTCACTGCCCCTACCCCCGTAGATAATCCTGACAATAATGTCTTTTAAAAAATCTTTAAAACCATATCAAGTTGAGGCAGTAGCCAAGATGGTTGATCGCAAAACCATGTTAGTTGCCTATGAAATGGGTCTTGGAAAAACAGCGATGTCTATTGCTGCGATAGAACAACTTCGAGACAACAAAGATATAACAGGACCAACATTAATCATTTGTTTATCAAGTCTTAAATACCAGTGGCAAAAAGAAATAGCAAAGTTTTCTGATTCATCTTCAACAGTAGTTGACGGGTCAAAAATCAAACGTGAAAAACAATGGTCTGAAAATACTGACTACTTAATATGCAACTACGAAGCCATAGTTAATGACTGGGATATCGTTAGCAAGATTAACTGGGATGCAATCGTATGTGATGAAGCAACCGCTATAAAAGGCTTCCGTTCCCAAAGGGCCAAGAAGGTCAAACAACTCTCAAAAGATGTAAAGGTTAGGTTTGCGCTGACTGGTACACCTATTGAGAACGGACGCCCAGAAGAACTGTACTCGATTATGCAATTTGTCGATCCTAATCTACTTGGAAGATTTGACCTTTTTGATCAGACGTTTATCGTGCGAAATCATTTTGGAGGTGTACAACGCTATAGAAATTTACCTTTATTTCACCAAAAGGTTCAGCAGGCTTCAGTAAGAAAAACACAAACAGACGAAGATGTAGCCCCTTATCTTCCTGACACTATTTACAGAGATCCTATAGTTGTTCCGTTTGATAGTGACAACAAAAAACTTTACAAGTACATATCAGAAGAGTTATGCAACGAGTTAATTGAGGCCCAGCAGTTGTTGGGAGCAAACTTTTCGTTGATGGCGCACTATGGCCACGAAAACAAACAAAGTGGACCAGCGGATGCTATGCGGGGTTCTATCATGAGCAAAATTACTGCACTAAGAATGTTGTGTGATCATCCAGAACTACTCATAGATAGCGCCACCAAGTTTGAAGAGCAAAATGGGGAAGGCAGTGCTTATGCCTATAGCCTAAAAGAACGAGAGTTGTTGAACTCTAAAAAATCCCATAAATTGATGGTTCTTAAAGAGTATGTCCAAGACCACTTAGATACTGATCCAGATGCCAAAGTTGTTATTTTTACCTCCTATGTAGGAATGCTTGTAAAAATTCAGGAGTTAGTGGGTGGCACCCTTTACACAGGGTCTATGGATGCCAAAGAAAAAGAGGCTAGTAAAGAGAAGTTTTTAACTGATCCCGCGTGTCGCGTGTTCATTTCCTCTGATGCGGGTGGTTATGGTGTAGATTTGCCAAATGCCAACCTACTAATTAACTACGACCTTCCATGGAGTGCAGGACTATCTGTACAACGAAACGGAAGAATCAAAAGAGCATCTAGCAGGTGGCCAACTGTGATTATTCAAGACATGATCATGGAAAACTCAATAGAAGTAAGACAACATGACATGCTCCAACAAAAGAACGCCGTAGCAGATGCAGTCCTTGATGGGGCTGGAATCAATTCTAAAGGCGGAATTGACATGACAGTTGGAAGTTTGATAAGTTTCCTTACAGGAAGAAACTAGGAGGCACAATGGCGAGGGTAAAGCCAACAGAACCACGAATCGCATCTGAAGATGAGTTGACTACTCAAGCAAAAGAGTACATATTTTCTAAAAAACAGATTGAATATTTTGAGTCTAAAGTAAAAACTCTACGCGATAAGTTGTTTGAAAAGATTGATGAAGTTGGCGAAACAGACACTGATGGTCATGTAATCCTAGAACTTCCTGATGAAGTAGATGGTGTTGTTGGTTTTAAAAAGCAACGCCGTGTTTCTCGTAAAATTAACGAAGCAAAAGCAGAAGAAATTATTGAAGCAAAGAATCTTGGCGATCAACTCTACAAGACTATTCGTGTTATTGACGAAGATGCTTTGATGGCTGCTTTGTACAGCGACCAACTTACTGAACAAGAAATTGACGAGATGTATCCACAACAAATATCATGGGCACTAGTAATGGATAAGGGATAAAGATGAAGATTTTAACTGTTACTGCAATTATTCTTGCAGCGTCTGTAGTTCCAGCGCACGCGTCAACAACCCCTAATCTTTCTGGATTTGTGTGTGTTGACCCACAAGGAATCCATCACGATTGGAAAACTGCTTTTGATGGAAAGACTTTCTGTAAGTTAATTCCAAACCCACACAATCATTAAGGACTAATACATGCGCAGCGACGAAGAGATCGAGGCAGCCTTTGCCGACCTTGAATATCTTCCTGGATCAAAGCGTAAGCGTCGCGAGTTAGACCCAAAGGTTTCTCGCCGTAAAAGCGGTGAGAGTAATGGCTGGGATGAAAATCCCATCATTAAAATGCTTGGTGGTAAAGAGACAGAGGTTTTTACTATCGGTGCACTAGCACACGCATTAGAAAAAACCATTGTTACCATCCGAATGTGGGAGCGCAAAGGGTATATCCCACGTGCCCCGTATCGACTACGGTCTAAGACTTTAAAAGGTCAAAAGACTGGAGGAAATCGGGTGTATACCCGCTCCCTCATCGAGTCCGCTATTGAGGAATTCTCAAAGCGTGGCTTACTTGGTTCCGCTCGTATTGAGTGGAACGAACACGATGACCTTACAGAGGCTCTAGTAGAGCGTTGGAAGGAAATCACAACAACCGAGAGCCAGACTTAGGCAACGTCTATGTACAACAGCCTATGCCGTGCCCCTTACAGAAAGAAAACACATGCCTATCACACAACCAACAGTTGCTGCTGACGCGTATAGCGCTGCACTTGATCCAGATCAAGAAGACGCTACACCAAAAGTAGGAACAACAATCCAATCTGGTATGAGCGCTCTTGAAGCGTTGCTAAAGCCAGAAACATCTAGCGAATACCCAACTGACTTCAAGTTTACGGAGTCATCTCAACTCATCAAGTTCCTGCAAGATGAGCCATTTGCAGTATATGAGCAACACTGGATCGAACGCCCAAAGGGTCGTAAATCCTTTGTTTGCAGTGCCAACTCAGAAAATGGTTGCCCACTCTGCGACATCCTAGGAGACAAGCCACGCGGCAAGTTCGCATGGAACGTCTTGGTTCTTAGCGGTGATACACAGTCAGTACAAGTACTTACTGCGCCTCCAGTTCTAGCACGTCAAATCGTTGCATCCCACAAGGATGAGCGCAAAGGACCTCTTACAAGAGAGTTCTGGGAAGTTTCTCGCATGGGAATGGGCCGAACAACTCAATACAGTTTTAACTTTGTTCGCGCTCGTGATCTTGCTGAGGACTGGAAGTTAGACCTTGATCAGGTCAATGCTCTAGTAGCGAATGCTGTGCCATACACAGCAGCACAGGTAGTTCGAGAATCCCCTCGCTCAGAACTACTTGAAGTCGCTCGCGAATCAGAGTAACTTCCAATCACGGTAGAGAGCCAGCCCTATCACTGGCTCTCTCCATCTATTTATTGAGGGATAAATGAACATAATTACAACAAAAGAACAGTTAGAAGACCTTGTTGAGTATTACTCCAAGGTAGATGCATTTGCATTTGACGTCGAAACAGTTGGTGAAAATAGAATCCAACCTGTAGTCAACGACGTTTTGTGGATTTCGTTAGCGACAGAAGGTCGCGTTGATGTCATTCCCATGGGACATCCAAATGGTGAGTTTTTGCGTTGGGATAAAGACCTTCTTAAAGGCGGTCAAGCCAAACTTGCAAAAGGTAAAGAACTTACCGATGCTGATTACTCTAAGAACAAAGCAAACTGGAGACCAGTCTTTGGTCCAGCACCTAAACAACTTCTTCCTGGTGACGTCTTTAAGGCTCTTAAGCCGTTGTTCTTTAGTGATAAGTTGAAGATCGGTCACAACGTCAAGTTTGACCTTAAGTCGATTGCAAAGTACTACCGAGGAATAGTTCCTACTAAACCTTTTTTTGACACTTTGATGGCCTCATTCATTATTGATAACCGCAATCGTCTAGGACTTGGTCTTGCTGACTGCTCCAAACGGGAACTAGGTATCATCGTTGAAAAAGGTGTTGGAGCACAGGTAGAAGTTCACTCGTTTGAAGACGTTGCAAAATACTCAGGAATTGACGCTGAAGTTACTTGGAAGTTGTACAAGGCGTTAGACCCACGACTTGAAGGCAGTCTTCAAGCAGTGTGGAAGTTGGAGATGGACGTAGTTGCTGCTCTCTGCGACATGGAATTAGCAGGAGCAACGATCGACACAGAACAATTAACAACTTTAAAAACACGTATTGATAAAGACTTAGATGATGCAAAGGCACGTGCGTGGAAGATTACGGGTGAAGCCTTCTCTCTTAACTCCATACCTGAAAAACAGAAGATGTTGTTTAGCCCAAAGAGCGAAGGTGGACGAGGATTAAAGCCAAATACCCGTTTGAAGATCGCACTTACTCCTAAAGGCTACGCTCAAAAGAACGCTGGAGAGCCGCTAGGAATTCAGCATTACTCAGTATCATCTGATGCTCTTGAGTTGTTTCGTGGCACAGACGATCTCGTAGATGCTCTTTTGGATTACCAGGACTTAAATAAGTTGATGACAACATATGTGATGCCATATCTTGGTGGAGACATTACCCGAACTAATCTAGGAAAGTCTAAGATCATCAAGAAAGACTCACTCCTTGTTAAAGGCAAAGTTCATACAAATTTCAAAGCGCATGGTGCTGAAACAGGTCGGTTCTCTTCCTCTGAACCAAATCTGCAGAACATTCCAAGCGGAGGTGAGTACGGAAAACTTATTCGTAACTTGTTCATCGCACCCAAGGGATACAAGTTAGTTGTTGCTGACTACTCTCAAATTGAGCCACGGATTATTGCAGCATTTTCTAACGACCCTATTTTGATGAAGAACTACTTAGAAGGTGGGGATGTGTACACCACTATCGGTGACACAGTCGGACTTAATCGTAAAGCAGGTAAGGTATTGGTTCTTGCCATGTCGTATGGTGTAGGTCCAGATAAGATCGCTGAACAACTAGGTTTAAGTCTAAAAGAAGCCAAAGATCTTCTTGAGGATTTTACAGGAAGATTCCACGATATTGCTCGGTACAAGGCCAAAGTTGTGCGTTTAGCCGAAAATAAGCGCCCAACCCCATATGTAGAAACTCTCCTAGGAAGACGTCGTTATCTTCCAGAGTTACGTAGTAATGAGAAAAGCCTTAGATCCAGGGCAGAACGACAGGCATTTAACACCGTAATTCAAGGGTCTGCTGCAGACATCATGAAATTAGCCATTGTTAGGGCACACTCATGCTTCTTAGACGAACCAGAGGTAAACGTGCTCTTGACTGTGCACGATGAACTGGTTACTGTTACCCCAGAACATCTTGCAGATGAGGTAGCAGAGGCAATCCGTGTGTCGATGGAAGGAATTTCTTTTCCACAGATTACAGTTCCTCTTATTGCAGATGTAAAAATTGTAGATAAATGGGGTGAAGCCAAATGAGTGATTTTTGGGCCAAGAAGTTAGGTACACAAATACAACAGCCTGCAGTTCAACCACGTCCTGCAAATATGCCTATAGCCCCATCGCAGATGCCAATGACACAGATGCCTCAACCAACACAAGCACCTGTAGGTCCTCGACTGCCAAGTTCTACACAGACGGGATCGTGTCCAGATTGTGGTTCAGATAAGTACATGTCTGTACAGGGTGCAAAAGCACGTTGCATGGATTGTGGTTATCCAGTAGAACAGTCAGGTAGTAAATACGGATCACTGGCAGGCGCACATATTGAAGGCTCTGCTAAAGCAGCGCGAGGAAATGACACAACAAACAATTACAACCCACAGAACATTATTGGAAGAGTGAATTAATGAATGATGATGCAAAGAAAGTTATCGCACTTCTTAACAAAAAGTTTGGAGATAACGTTGTTGTTCTTGCAAGTGACATTCGCTCTGATCTTATTCCCCGTATTACTAGCGGTAGTACTACCCTTGATTATGTTCTTGGAGGGGGTTTTCCTGGTAACCAGTGGAACGAACTCATTGGTGAGCCGTCGCATGGCAAGACAGCGCTTGCGCTTAAAACGATTGCAGCAAATCAACAAGTAAATCCTGATCACACCACAGTATGGGTTGCTGCAGAGCAATGGGTTCCAGAATACGCAGAGATGTGTGGGGTAGATACTGATCGTGTTATCGTTGTCGAAACTTCAATCATGGAAGAGGCGTATCAAGCCGTTATTCAATTTGCGGAATCTAAATCTGTTGATGCGATTGTCATTGATTCTCTTCCTGCTCTGTCTCCCGCACCCGAAATGGAAAAGGACATGTCTGAAGCGACTGTGGGACGGGGCGCTTTACTCACTAATAAGTTTTTTCGCGTTGTAGGAACTGCTATGAAGCGCTCACTTGTTGAAGATGAGCGACCAGTACTTGGTCTGATCATCAACCAATACCGCATGAAGATCGGAGTCATGCACGGTGACCCTCGCACTACCCCTGGTGGAGAAGGAAAGAACTACGCATTCTTTACTCGTTGCGAAGTAAAGCGTGATGAGTGGATTGAAGTTGGTTCAGGAAACAACAAAGTTAGAGTTGGTCAACGTATTAAGGTAAGAACACTCAAGAATAAGAGCGCCCCTCCACAACGTGTTGCTTACTTTGATTTTTACTTTGCAGAAGGTGGCGAATGTGCTCCAGGAGAGTTTGACTTTGCAAAAGAAGTAGCCTCACTTGCAGTGGTAAAAGACATCATCACTCGTAAGGGTGGATGGTACTACTACGGAGATCGCAAGTGGCAAGGTATTGAGTCTGCTATCGCCAGTATTCGTGAAGAAGTAGACCTAAAGGAAGAAATCCAAAAGAAAGTATTTGAAACATCAGACCTACCTATGGGAGAATCAATCGATGAGTAAGCAGGAATTTGTTGTCAATGACTCTGACTGGGCTCATGAACTTGAGAAGGGCGTCGAAGAGTACACAGACATGCTTTTTGAGGCTGTTTGGGAAAGTTCTGATGATGAGATTATTGAAACAAAATCAGGAGAACCATTTTGTGGATGTTCTCAATGTTTTTGGAGAGAAGCATTGTTTTTCCTTGTACCTAAACTGCTAAAGGGTTACGAGGAAGGCAAGATCGAACTTGAAGACTGAAGGGCAAAAGCAATCGTTAAAGCATGAAAAGAGATTAGCCAAAGCAATTGGCGGTTCTCGTAATGCTGGCTCAGGTTCCTTTTGGTCACGAAAAGGAGATGTTAGGTCAGACGATCTGCTTATCGAACACAAGTACACAGGTAAAAAAACATACACACTAAAAGCAATTGACCTAGAAAAGAATGTAACTCACGCAATCTTGGAAAGTCGAACGCCAGTTTTCGGTCTTAGTTTGAACGATAAAAACTACGTCATTCTTACCGAAGATGATTACTTAGAACTTCGGGAGAAACTTACGACACATGAATGATGACGAGACACCTTGGTGGGCTAATGCTCGTTGTTACGGAGCCGCTCCAAAATCTCAAGGAGAAGAAGATATTTTTTATCCCCCTAGAGATAAACAAAAGTACAAAGAAATTGCTGCAAAAGCAAAGGTGTACTGTTTTGGAGAAACAGGTAAGAATCCATGCCCTGTTAGACTCGACTGTTTGTGGGATGCATTAAGTAGAGATGAACCTCACGGAATTTGGGGAGGCCTAAGCCATCGTGAGCGAAACGCCTTACACAGGAAGTACAGAAAAGATAAGAAGTCTCGTAAAACTACGTTGACTTTAAAGGACTACATATTCGCTCAGGAAAGATAGGCTCATGACATCTTCAATGCTTGATAAATTTTTAGACGCTAAGAAAGTTCCAACCCGTTTGCTTGGAGACGTTGAGCGGTACATGCTTAAGCGTGAGCCAGAGCCTCGATCTTCAACTGTTTTTCATCCGTCTGAAATCATCAAGCATGATTTTTGCCACCGATATTCTTACCACCTTATGACAGGGGGAGAAAAGACTATCGATAAACCAAACCTACGACTACAGAACATCTTTGATGAAGGACATTACATCCACGCTAAGTGGCAAAAGCGCTTTCAGGATATGGGAGTTCTTTATGGAAAGTTTCAGTGTGTAGCCTGCAATACAGTGACAACTGCTACTTCCCCTGAGTGTGATGAGTGCGGTACTTCTAAGACAATGGAATATAGAGAAGTTACCCTTAAAGATGAAGAACTACGAATTGCTGGACACACTGATGGCTGGATCAAAGGCATCGGAGACGATTGCCTCATTGAAATTAAATCTATTGGTGCAGGCACATTTCGATTTGAAGCGCCAGAGTTATTACTGGATGCTGATAACGATGTAACTCAGGCGTTTAAGAGTATTCGACGACCATTTCGCAGTCACATGCTTCAAGGACAGATGTATTTAGAACTAGCCAAGCGCATGTTCAGCAGTGAAGCCCCTAATGAGATTGTATTTTTGTATGAACTAAAGGCCGATCAATCGTATAAAGAGTTCACAGTCAAGGCTAACTATGAAGTTGTAGAGCCAGTGTTTAACAAAGTACGAAAGATTCTCAAGTATATTGAAGATGGCACTATGCCTGAATGTAACGTAGATCCTAAGAAAGGTTGTAAGTCATGCAACTCGATCCCACTCTCAGCACAAGCGTAGACCTTCCAAAGCCTGCCTACAATCAGGCGGTTTTGCCTCCCGATATCACAGTTCTCACAGGAGAACAACTGGCTGAGATGTTTACAGTGCTTACAGGATGGGCAGACTACATAGCCGCTCAGTTAGCCCAGGCTCAAATTGCCGAAAAAAAGGCTATACGAGAGGTTGAGTACGCCGAAAGCATGGCTATGGTCACCAAGGTAACGAACGCCCCTAAAGGCATGACAGTGACCCTTATGAAGGCGCAAATAGACATCGACCCAGAAATCAACAGTTTGCGTGATGTGGCCGATGAGAAGTATGCTTATCGTAAATTGCTAGAGATGCTGTTAAACAATCAAGAGCGGGACATCACTCTAGTTTCGAGGGAAATAACTCGGAGAACATCCGAGAGAATGAGGCGGGACATATGAAAAAAGTATTACTAGCATCAACGTTACTTTTAGGGCTAATGAGCCCAGCACATGCAGATGCACCACAAACGATCGCAGTCATTGATTCAGGAATCAATACCTCGCAAGTCACACATATTGTGGACGAAGTATGCATTCTTGAGTATGGAACATGTCCTAATGGGCAAAAGTTTATGGATGGAATTGGCGCAGCAAATACAGGTAACACCGCAACTAACGCTAACTTGGTTCATGGAGATGAGATGGTCTCTATTATCCAAAAAGTAAATCCATCAGTTAATATCATTCCTATTCGTATTATTGGAATTGTTAGTCCTAACGTTCCGTACCTATACACAAACAATGCCGTAAAAATGGCACTTGATTGGGTGGTTGCAAACCACGCAAAATACAACATTACAGTTGTAAATGTGTCACAAGGAGCCTTGTTTGCTGGCTGTCAGGTTCCTACTGGAACAGCAGATGATGTAGAGGCTCTTAAGGCTGCAAACGTGGCGGTTATTGCTGCTACAGGTAACAATTCCAACAGAACAATGATGAACTCAATCGCATGTTTGCCAGATGTGGTTTCTGTAGGAGCAACAGATAATCCAGATCCAGGATCATCAGGCAAGCCTTACGATGTTAACGCCAAGCCAACCATCGCTAATTACAGCAATGGAAACGCTCAAACAAGTTTTTATCTTAATGCTCGTTGGTATGTAAAAGAGCCAACAGGTATTACAAAGTTCATGGTAGGAACATCAAATGCCACAGCAGCAATGTCTGCATGGTGGGCGTTAAACAATCAAGGAACATGGCAATCAACCTACAACTGGATGGTTTCTAAATCTATACCTACAAATAATTCCTATTTGACTGGAAAATTTATTTCTCTCCCATGGCTATCATAGGTTTAACTGGCTACGCACAATCTGGCAAGGATACTGTCGCAAGTATCCTTGTCAGTGAGTACGGGTTTACTCGTGTAGCGTTTGCTGACAAAATTCGTGAGTTAGCCTACGAATTAAATCCAATTGTTGAAGGTTATGACTACGACGACGTATTTAATCCCGTGTATTTAAGGGAATGGGTAGACGAAAAAGGTTGGGACAGGGCTAAAGTAAAAGAGCCAGAACTTCGTCGAATTCTTCAAGACTTAGGAGTAGGTGCTCGTAAAGTTTTAGGTGAAGATATTTGGGTAATCTCTGTTCTTCAGGAATTACATGACGTAGACACGGATTACGTTATTACCGACGTTCGGTTTAAAAACGAAGCAACTATGTTGAAACAAATGAATGGACAACTGTGGCGTGTAGAACGTCCAGGAGTAAAAGCAATTAATGGTCACATATCTGAGCATGATTTAGAGGGTTACGATGTAGACCAAGTTTTAAGCAACGAGGGAACCATGCAGGATCTAGAGTTACTAGTCCGACAACGAATGGATGACCTAATTGCCAACAAAACTAATTGAAGGTAACCCAATACCAAAAGGCTCAAAAGTATCTATAGGTATTGATCAGTCCCTTACGGGTTTTGCCCTAACGATTTTAGACATTTCCCTTCCAAGCAATTACATCACATGGGTATACAAGTCCCCGTATTTTGGGATTGAAAGACTGGCAGATATTCGTCAATGGTTATCGGATAACCTTTACTACGCGGATGAACATTGGGATGTTGAAGACCTGGCATTAGAAGGAACAGTATTAGCAAGTCAAGCAGCCCTTGTTCTTGGAGAATTGTCTGCTGTTGTCCGTCTAACTATTTTTGACCATTACGATGAAGAAGACCCTCGTAAGTTCCCACTAAAAGTTCCTCCTATGACATTGAAAAAGTATGCATCAGGCAAAGGAAACGCTAAAAAGCAAGAGATGCTGCTGCAAATCTACAAAAGATGGGGTATCGAATTCAACGACGACAATGCAGCCGATTCGTACGCTTTAGCAAGGCTCGTTGGAAAAATCTCAATTGATTCGGTCGAAAAGGCAGTAGTCACACAAATGGAAGATTCCAAGTATAGGGACCAACCAAGACTGTAGGTATGTACCCTTTGTGTAGGGAGCGGCGCACTAACTCGACACAAAGGACTACAAATTGACTACACCAACTCCACCATCTGGAGAAGATTTTCTCAAAGTAAGCGCTAGTTCCAACCCTCAGAGTGTTGCCTCAGCGATCGCCCATGCATGCTACGACAAGCGTGAAGTAAAACTTCGTGCAGTAGGTGCTGGAGCCGTAAATCAGGCAGTAAAAGCAATTGCGATTGCTCGTGGCTATGTTGCACCTCGTGGCATGGATCTAACAGATAAGCCAGGATTTACCACCATCGACTCTCGTGATGGGGCAATTTCTGCCATCGTATTTCACATTACAGCGTCTTAAAACCGCCGTATCATAGACTCAAACTAAGGAGTCAATATGCCATCTTGGACATCACTAGGACACGCGATGCGCCGTCGCATGGGTGCTCCTTCATCTCATCTCGAAGCGACAGGTGCCTCAATGAAATCTCACATCCCAACTCCAGAAGACGTAATCTCTTCAGCAGAGCACAAGAACTCACCACGCCGTTATATGGGCATGGAAGCAAACAAGTTTGAGAATGTATCTGCGGAACCTGGCAACACAATGTCACGTCCACGCAAGAACACACAGGCAGCAGATCCAACTGCTGGTGGCAAGGCTAACCGCAAGAACAAACTTGCTGGTTCAGCAGCGCAATCAGAACGCATGGGCGCTCGCTACGAGATTGGCGCTAAGTTCCCAGCAGTGCACTCAATCGAAGCATCTGCAACAATGCGTAATGCAAAGACAATCCCATCAGTCATGGGACGTCAAGCACCTGATTTCAACGCTGCAATGGGTGAGTCTTACTAATATGTTGTCAATGTCCGAGTTCGGTGAAAACATGAAAAGCGGACAGATGTTTCAGCACCATGAAGAAACACCTGCACCACTTTCCTTGAGTTCATCAACGAACACAAGCAGCGGAGCAGCCACAGCGTGGTCTAACCGTTCCTTGGGTCAAGGACGTACTATGCCATACTCAGCAAAGACTGCAGGTACAGTTTACAAATTTGAAGATAATAAATCTTCATTGCCAGACGTCAAGGAGTAACCATGCCACTAAGCAACGATGAGTTTGCTGCACACGTTAAAGAGCACGGTGGCGGATCTATCGGCTATTTTAGCCGTGAGCCTGTAACTGGTCGTGGATTTATGACTGCAGCAATTCCTGAAGCAGAACATACTTCAGAGCACGATTTGACGAGTGAAGACATTGGGTCATTTCACAATAAAAATGCTGCTGTAGCAGCAAATGTTCCTGGAGCAATTCACGGAGCATGGGGACGTACTCAAGACATTTCAGTAAAGGCTCCAACGCCAAATGCTGCTCGTTCCATGGGTACAACTGTTGGTGAAATGGAATCCTACGGATTGCCACACACTCCAGTAAACAAAAAGGGTGCAACTGTTGGACCAAACGGCGGTGCAGTTCTTCTTCACATGGGTCAATTTGGTAAGAACGATGTAGATCCTAATTACCGTCCTGGCGCTCTTGATATGAAGGGTGGCAAGGGAAGTTTTACCAAGTCTGAATACCAGAACAAAGACTGGGAAAAGACGTCAGATTCTGGACATAAGTTTGGTGAAGTGCTTCAAACAATCAACACAAACCGCGCTATGAAGCAACGTAAAGTGATCGGTCGTGAATAATGGCTGGCGGTTATAACAACTTTTCTCCGCAACAGAACTGGCAGTCTCTTGGCGCTGGTGGCATGTATGGGTACAACAACCAAACAGGTGCTGGTACCCCTGTTGCTCGCGATTCCTTAGACCAGTCTCGTATTGGTGTTGGACGTATCCCATCAGCAGAATATCCTGACGGTTATTTAGGCACAATCCGTTCACGTCGCGATGATCGCCTATTGGATTCAATCAAGAATCGTGTCAATCAGAAGTCATACCAACGTGGCGTCCACAAAGGTGAGCGCATTGAGCCGTCTATGTATTTTTGGCCTGACTCTGTCAACATGGAGAGCGGTCTTAAGCGTCAAATGAAAGCCAAGTTGGTTGATGTTGATGGCGGTATGGTATTTAAAGTTCCAAGGGCTGCACCACAAACCCAGTTGGCTCCTGCTCCACACCTTGTTAACGATGGTAAAGCCAACACAATGGCTAACGAACCTGTAGAGATTAATGCACGCCGTCAAGCGATGCTTGCTTACTTGAGACCTGCGTGGGCATAACATGGCTAAATTTGGCGTAGATCCACACGGTCGTTGGGATAAGAACCTTGCTCAACAGCAGTTTCAAGCCCATGTAAGTAACATCATGGACAAGTATCGCCAAGCATCTCCAGAGATGTTAAAAGGCGGACACGAGTGGTACGAGCGTGCTCACGATATTGCAAACACTTTAGGAAAAGGAAATGTAGAAAGAGGCGCAGGAGTTATTGCAGCCCTTTCACCCCAGACTGGTTGGGGTCGTAACATTGACTTAGCAACCGAGTTGTTTCATCACGGTACAGCATCACACACAGAAGATAACTTAAACAAAGCATTACGAATTCATGCAGGAGAAGATCCGCGCACAGTTCTTGGTGGACATAAAGTCCGTAGTTTTTACGAGAACATTGTTGATCCTAGCAATCCAAACCCTGTAACGATTGATCGCCATGCTCACGATATTGCGGTAGGTATTCCGTTCCGTGGCACAGCCACACCAGAGAACATGCCAGGAAAAGCAAACGTTGATCTTGGATTAAGTGCTATGGGTCGTTACAAGCATTTTGAGCAGGCGTATAAGCACGCATCAAACGAACTAGGTATTGAACTACCGCACAAGGTACAAGCCACAACGTGGGTACAACATCGAGGAGCAATCGGATGACCAAATCTGAAGAATTTGATCATGGTAGTGGTCACAAATTTAGCGTAAAGAAAAACTTTGCAGGATCATACACGGGTTGTTGTGGGTTGCAAGTAGATGCGTCTAACACTCCAACAGGAAGAGTGTGGTTCTCATCTCACCCAACTGGGCTGTACTACCCAACACTGCGGGCTGCAAAAGAGCACATGCAAAAGCACCATGACAAAGGGGAGTTGTTCTAATGACACAGACATTTGACGGCAACTACGACTACACCAAACCATGGCGTGCACCAGTACAGCCTGATCAAGTAGCAAAACGTTGGTCGTATAACGGCCCTTGGTCAAGCAACATGGAACGTTTAACATCTCAAGCACTTATGGTGATGGGTATTCCAGGAAAAGACATTCAAACAATGGTACGTCCACCTCTTCCACAGATTAGATTGTTTCCTGATCGGTATGGTTACGGCCCAAGTGTTCAGCCAGGAATTGAGGATGTCGTAAGCGTAGATCGCAATTATCATGAGCCTAGAGTTTCTTGGTACTCAGGATCTCCTGCTGGCTACACTGGTAGCAGCCGTAACGATTTGGGGACTAACTAATGTTTGATGGCGACGGCGCTGAGACAATGGAATTGCAAGCCAAAAAGGTCATGCAAAATGCCATGCATTATCGTGGATCTGCTCCATGTCCAACCTGTGGAGTCATTATGAACCCAGTAGAATTTATGTATAACCAAGGTAAATGCCTCAACTGCCTAAGTCAGGCAAAGGCAAGCCGAATTAAAGGAAAAATGGCATGATTGCAAATTGGTTCAACGATCGCAGACGAACCCGTGTTCAGAGTGCTAAAGAACGAGCAATCGTCCATAATGTAGCCAATACCAAAGACAGTGTCTTGTGGCAAAACACTTCTCGTAAAGAGCGTTATGCCCGAACAGCACAAGCCTTAGACGCAACCTTAAAGGGAAAGAAGTAATCATGGCAGTTAACTCTTCACGTTCAATGAACCGTTCACTTGACGAGGGTGCAACTGACGGCAAGTACCGCAAGGCTCGCCCTAACACAGAGGTTATCCCAGGACAAGGTCACGAAGAGACCATGCGTAACCGCGAGTCACTTCACCCATTCTCAGGTTATGGGTTTATTACCTCTGAAATGCCTAATAAGGTAAACCCAGGTAAGTAATCATGCCAACAATGGTTCCTGATCGTGGAGACAACCCAAAGCGTAAAATAAACTTTTATCACGAAAACGGTGATTACAGCCATACTGCTGATGTTCGTTGGTTAAGTCCTAAAGGTTATCGTTCAGGTCAACCTCACGGCTCAGAGTTAAAAAAGCATATGCCTCACATGGGTGGATGGGCAATGCCTGAGTACGACAACAGTCCTAAAGCGCCAAAAAACAACTAGTTTAACCCCACAGCCCGTTTAGGGTTTTGTAGGTTGGTTCCCTAACAAGGGAGCACTATGTCAAACGTACCACTACTTGGAGAACGCAAATCTGAAAATGAGCCAATGTTTCGGCTCCTTTATTGCCTTGTCTGCGGAACTTTAGAAGAGTTACCGCCTTATGACGGCCCAGTTGAATTAGATCATCTTCTTGCAGTTGCGTGTGAAGTACATGTGTTTCCCTCAGGCGAACCGCACAAGGGCAAGTTATTTGTTCTTCCTCTTAGGGTTTGGGCATCTACAGAGTCCAAGAGAGAGATCATTCGCCAGATTAAGGGTGGAGGATCTGCTGGTCTTGCAGAGTTCGATGACTCATTTTATGACTCCCGTTCTACCTTCATGGAAGGTGCAATGGAGTGCTATAGCAAACATAATAAGCCAAAAGAAGGTTGCTTGGATTGGCACGCAAAAGATCGTTTGCTAATTCCTAAAACACAAAAAGAAAGAAAAGCAGAAGGTATGGGCAGTTACCTCGATGCACCAGGACCAAAAACTTACCTATGCGATTTTTGCCCTGTAGCAGTTGGTGTAGCCCAACGTAAACGCAAGTTGATGGGAAAGTAAATGGCTCAAGCAATCTACACAGTAACTATTAATGACGATAGTTCAATTACCACTGTTTCTCAGGCTGCTGGCGAAGGAGTTTCTCGACAAGCCACTACCTTTGATATTTACCAGTCCAGCAAAGAATTGGTTTCAGAGATTGATAACCAACTTTTGGCTGAACGCGTTGCCAAATTGGTAATAAATGGTATGCGCCCCACTGATCCTAGTGCAGAAATACGTGCAAAAATCATAGATGCATTAAGCGATAGAGGCATAGAACCGTCTCAAAACTAATAGACTTAGGGCATGAATCGCTCTGATGGTCTCGATAGGTTTGTTCAACCTATCAATTTAGAAGGCAGAGCCACGTCCTATTTTTCTACCCCTGAACACGATTTAGATCCTCGTTTATTTTCAGGCAACCAACTTAAAGGTTGGGTTCGTTCTGGCTTGATGCAGTTGCTGTTTGACTTCTTGCATGAAAAGTATCGTCATGCCGATCTATGGGCACATGTATGGATTGCTGGTTCTGGCGTTTCATACCAATGGTCTGCTGCTCGTGAGCCTGGAGATCTAGATGTTCTTATCGGAGTAAACTATATTCAATTCCGTAAAGCCAACCCTGAATACCTTGGACTTGGCGATACAGAAATCAGCCAAATGCTCAACGAAGATTTTCGCACCTACCTACAACCAGAGACAGAAAACTGGAATGGGTTTGAAGTAACTTTCTACGTTAATCCTGGCGCAACAGACATTACGTCAATCAACCCATACGCTGCATACGATCTTACGCACAACGAGTGGACTGTACACCCACAACAACAGAGTGCACCTTATCGTCCTGTATGGGAAGCGTTAGCGCAACGTGATCGTGATGTAGCCTCAGATATTGTCGGACGTTACTCCAAAGCCCTTGCAGATTTACAAGGTGCTCAAAACGATGCAGCACGCAGAAATGCCGAAACACGTTTGCAAGCATCGTTATCTCAAGGTTCAGCGTTGTTTGATGATATTCACCATGCTCGTAGATACGCCTTTAACCAAAACGGCGAAGGTTATTCAGATTTCTACAATTATCGTTGGCAAGCAGGAAAGAAATACGGAACCATTCCAGCACTTCGCCAGATGCACGACTACTTGCAAGCGTACAAAGAAGGAACTGCCGAAGAGAACTACGGCGTACAGTTACCAGATACTCAGACCCTTATTAGAAGAGCAGCAACTTACAGGAGTACACGATAATGGCCTCATCATTAAGTGGTAGTCAGTTTGGTCCCTCTACTTCTGGTTCAGCAGGTTCATCTATGGGCTCTTCTGGAGGGTTCACACTCCCAACAGCACCTTCAATGGCAAGTCAAACTGCGACTACATCAACTCCTGCAACCACTTCGGGTGGAACCACATTTTCCCCTTATAAAGCAAACGCATTAGGTAATGCCATTTCATCAACAACTGGTGCCACGGATTTTAGGCAAGCAGGACAAGACTTTTCTAGAGGTGGATTTAGCGGTATTGCTGGTGGTATTGGCCACTCAATTATGGGAGGAATTAACGCAGCCTCTACAGCGGCGATGGTTGTTCCTGGAATTGGTGAAGGAATTAAAGGATTAGATATTGGTCTAAATGCTGCTGTTAAGGGCGGAGACATGCTTAAGAGTGCAGATTCTGTAGGCAGTGTTGCTCGCATTAGTTCTGATGCTGGTCATCTATCTGGTGCAGGTCACGTAGAGCAACTAGATATGTTTGGCGGTGCTGCTCAAAGAATGTCTAAACCTGCAAGTAATATCCTTCCAGATTCGCACACAGTTACAAACCCAGCACAATTTAAACCGTCTAGTACACCTCAGTTGTACCATGGAAACAATGTAGCCATGAAACCAGGAGAAGTAATTAGGCCTGGTGGCGCCACTTCTCAAGGAACAGCATTTTCTACTTCAGAGCCTAAAACTGCAGAAATGTATGCTCAAGACTCTATGAGCGGAACGAGATCTCTTCCAGGACATGCTCAACAACAGTCGTTGTTTGGAGTAGTTCACAAAGTTTCTCCACTGGATAGTTCTGCAGTTACAAACGAAGGTTCTTCTGTTTTTACTTCTCCTAAGGGTTTTAAAGTAGAAGGACCTAGCCACTTAATTGACAGTGTAGGTAACCGTACATACCTTGATGGCACTAAACCAAACATACCAAAACCACAAATACAAAAGCCTTCTGTTAATTACCCACATCCTTCAGGAAGTAATGCGCATTTATATGGAAGAGAATCAGGCATTTAGACAAGGATAAACGTTGAATATACTACTATCACTAGACGGGGTACTAAGTTCTGATACAGGAGAACCAATACGAGCAGGAGTTGCGGTGTATTACGCACTCAACAACGGCAATCGTGTTGCACTTCTAACTTCCCGCACCAAGGCTGATGCAGAACAATGGCTGTTTAGCCATGGAATTATTGGCTATGACGACCTTGTTTGCGATGAGGTACATCTTGAAGGTGACGACCTAAAAAAACGCCAATTCAAGTTACTCCGTAGCCAAGCCCCTGTAGAGTTCTATGTAGACTCTGACCCAGCCATGTGTGCATGGGTGTTTGAGAATCAACGAGTTGCCACACTTCTGTTCTCTCATCCTTCATATGCCAAGGTAGAAAACCGCCCAGATGCTCCTAAGCCATATCGCACATGGGCAGAGATTGAAGAAGCAGTAAATAGAGCCAACATTGCCCGTTCTGTGGAAAGGTCTCGACCACCCACCGATATAGGTGAGTACTCTGACTAAGATCGTATTCTCAGGAGCCGAAGTAGGCTCTAACCGCACGCTCTTAGAAGGTATGAAAGTTGAGGCGATGGGACTCAACTTCTGGGGTCTTCGTAAGCGTGGGTTGCCTAAGACTAAGATCTGGCTGATTAGCGAACATTTCACTCCTGAGACTCAAGTCATCATTGAGTCAGGTGCTGCTCAAGCGGATAAGGCTGGGCTATCAAGGCAGGAACTACTCGCCCTAGCCTCTGAATACCAAGAGTTTCTTGTCAACAACGCAGATCGCGCCCTAGCCTTCCACGAGTTTGACTCACAGGTATTAGGTAGAGAGTGGATTGAAGCCCAGCGTCCTTTCTTTGAGAACGATCCAAAGTTATGGGTAGTCTGGCATGAATCCTACGGGATAAGTAACTTGCGAGAACTTGCGGGCCGTTATCCCAACATACTTATTCCTAACTCTGAGATTGAGTCGGTAACTAACCTGTCAGGTGTCACACGCGGTCTTGCACGGCAGACAGGAACCACTTTCCACGCCCTTGGCTGTGCCAAGCCAGACAACCTTCGACAGATACCATTTGGCTCTGCCAGCACATTGTCGTGGCTCTCACCTATGCGTAGAGGCGAGACGATCGTCTGGGACGGCAAGCAGATCAAGCGCTATCCCAAGCGCATGAAAGACCAAGCCCGCATCCGTTACAAGACTGTCGTAGAGCGTGCTGGGCTAGACTATTCTGAGTTTGTTAAAGATAGTACCCTCGAATCGACTAGAGTTGCAGTCTGGTCATACCTACAGATGGAGTCCGCTATGGAGAAGAAACCGCCTACCTTCCACGTCATTGATGGGGGAAAAAAGGACATAGTATCTGATAACAGTGATGATCTGTATACGGGGCTAATGATGGAAATGGGGGGTACACCATCTGACATTAGTGCTCCCGAAGTGCGGAAACAAGAACGCTCCGAAGTGGTAGAACGCGCCCCAGAAGAGATGCAAAATCTTCCAGTGTTTGGCTTCAAGACCAAAACAATCGTAGAGACAGGAGATGACGGCAAGGATGTTCTGCGAGATGTCCCCGTCGTTCATACCCAACAGGCAAGCCTTCGTCAGTGTGACACCTGCTTCGTTGCAAGCAATTGTCCAGCCTTTAAGCCCCAGAATCAGTGCGCCTTCAACCTGCCAGTTGAGGTAAAAACAAAAGATCAACTCAAGGCGTTACTCACTGCAATTATCGAAATGCAGGGGCAAAGAGTGGCTTTTATGCGTTTTGCTGAAGAAATGAATGGTGGATACGCAGATCCAAATCTCTCGCAAGAGATCGATCGACTACTCAAGTTGGTTGGCAATGTCAACGAGATGGATCAGAATAAAGAGTTCATTCAGATCACTGCAAGCCGTCAATCTTCTGGTGGAGTGCTGTCCGCAATCTTCGGAGATAGGGCTCAAGCACTTCGTGAACTACCTGAAACTCTCAAGGAAGAGTCAGTCACGAAGATTATTCAGTCATCTATCGAAGATTAGTAGTATCTGATAACAGCATACTAACAGGTATGAAACTGGGTAGTCGTTTACCCTTTTGTCCCAGCACTTGTCAAACTTGCTTCTTAACAGGTGCATGGTATGTTTCGTTGCCTCACAATTAGAGCCCCAAAAGTTCAGGGTATTTATACAAGTAAAGAAATAGGGTATATCAATGTCGTTATTTTCATTCAAGTTGGCTGACGACTTCATCGCTCCGTACAGGACGAAGAAGGCGCCATTTGGCTACCAAGATGCTGCAGGAAATTCAGTCGGTGAGATCACCTATCTCCGCACCTATTCACGCCTCAAGGCAGATGGTACGAAGGAGACATGGGTAGATGTATGCGAGCGAGTCATCAATGGCATGTACTCCCTTCAAAAAGATCACGCCAAGTTAAACCGCCTGCCATGGTCTGATGCCAAGGCTGCAGCCTCGGCTAAGGAAGCGTTCGATCGCCTATTTGAATTGAAGTGGACACCTCCAGGACGTGGTCTCTGGGTTATGGGTACACCTATTGTTAACGAACAACGTAACTCTGCAGCGTTGCAGAACTGCGCCTTTGTCTCGACAGGTTCGATGACAAAGACAGATCCAGCAAAACCATTTGCCTTTCTTATGGAAGCCTCAATGCTCGGTGTGGGCGTTGGCTTCGATGATAAGGGCGCAGATAAGGAGTTCACAATCTATGAGCCACAAGGCGAATACGACTACATCATTCCCGACACACGCGAGGGCTGGGTCGAGTCATCAGCCGCCCTCATCAATTCCTTCCTTAAGCCAGATCAGAAGAGGCCTGTCTTTGACTACAGCCAAATCCGACCAGCAGGAGAGCCGATCAAGACATTTGGCGGAACTGCGGCTGGCCCCGACTCCCTCATCGAGTTCCACAAAGAAGTAACTTCTATGTTTGCGGGCCGTGCTGGTGAGTTACTTACTCGCACGGATATTGCAGATATCGGTAACCGCATCGGTGTATGCGTAGTCTCTGGAAACGTTCGCCGTTCTGCAGAACTTCTTATGGGTCGTATTGATGATGAGAAGTTCTTGAACCTTAAGAACTATGAGATGTATCCAGAGCGTGCTGCCTATGGCTGGATGTCCAACAACTCTGTAGAAGTATCAGTAGGTCAGGATCTTTCCCCTATCATCGAGGGAATTTCCCGTAACGGAGAGCCTGGAGTTATCTGGATGGATGTCTCTCGTAAGTATGGACGACTTGCAGATCCAGAGAACAACAAAGACTGGCGCATCTCAGGCTATAACCCATGCGCCGAACAATCTCTTGAGTCTTATGAGTGCTGTACTTTGGTTGAGACATACCTCAATCGTCATACCGATCTTGAGGACTTCAAGCGCACTCTTAAGTTTGCTTACCTCTATGCAAAGACTGTCACTCTTCTCCCTACCCACTGGGAAGAGACCAACGCAATCATGCAACGCAATCGCCGTATCGGTACATCGATCTCTGGCGTTGCTAACTTTGCAGATAACAAGGGCTTGCCAGTTCTTCGTTCATGGATGGACGAGGGCTACAAAGTTATTCAGGGCTATGACAAGTCTTACTCTGAATGGCTTGGTATTCGTGAGTCAATTAAGACTACAACTGTAAAGCCATCAGGCACAGTCTCTATCCTCGCAGGTGAATCTCCAGGAGTTCACTGGACTGTTGGCGGTCAGTACTTCAATCGTGCAATCCGCTTCCGTAATAACGACCCAATGCTTGCTCTCTTTACTATGGCTAACTATCGTATTGAGCCAGCCAATGAAGATCCAAAGGGAACTTCTGTTGTGTTCTTCCCAATCAAGAGCGAAGCCAAGCGTTCTGAGAAGGACGTATCTATTTACGAGAAGATGGCTCTTGCTGCTACGGCTCAACGATACTGGTCAGATAACTCTGTATCTGTCACTGTATCTTTTGACCCAGAGACAGAGGCATCTGCTATTGGTACGGCTTTGCACATGTATGACGGACAACTAAAGACTGTCTCATTCTTGCCTATGATGAATGATGTCTACCCACAAATGCCGTACACACAGATCACAGAGGAAGAGTACGAGGAGGCTTGTAAGGCTCTCTTCCCAATCGACTTCGCTGGTGTCTATGCTGGTATGGCTATTGATGCTATTGGTGAGGCTTACTGCACTACTGATGCATGTGAGATTAAACTTGTGAAGGATAATCAATGATCACTGTTTACAGTAATCCAAATTGCTCTCAGTGTGAAAGTACTAAGCGCTTTCTTACTATGAAGAGCATAGAGTTTGAGGCAAAGATGATTGCAGACTCTCCTGAAATCATGCCGTTGATTGAAGAGAAAGGCTACAGGTCTGCACCTGTAGTGGTCACTGAGACCGACTCGTGGTCAGGCTTTAGGCTAGATAAACTTAACGAGTTAATTAAATAACAAGAAGCCCTACCTTTTGGTAGGGCTTTCTTGCGTTACCTTGAGATCAACATCGTACCTGCTAGTTAAGTGCCACTTATGACACTCACTGCACTGGTATGACCTACAAGGTCGTGTTCGTGTTGATTGTGTACTGATGCTTACCTTCCAAATGATACCTAAGGCTCTATCTGCCTTGTACTTGGTTGGATAGGCTTTTTTATTCCCGCACTGCATCATTGCCCTCCTCTTTGCATGTATGCCGACTAATGTGCTCTTTTGGGTTTCTTAAATAAGAAGTCTTTGTTTGTTCCATTTTGTCAATTGTGTTGATGTCTACTGAAAATAGAGACTGATCACATTTTAGACAGGTAAGTACTATGCAACTGTCTGTATCTATTCGCCAACCTACGTGCACAAGATGATTCCAGAATAAATCATGAAAGTCTCTATCGCTTATTCTGTTGGATTTAGATACGTGACTAAAAAATTGTTCTTGAGCAGATTGCTGGTGGGGACTTACAGTGTTGTATGGCAACTCAGGTTGCACCCACTGACTCTTAACTCTGCGCTCTGTATCTTGGCGCTTTTTCTTCCACTCGTGGTATTGGTAATTCCAATTAGTACTCATAGTGTGCTCCGATGTGATGAGATGCCCCTCTTGCGAGGGGCTCTCGTGCTCCTACTTCTTCTTAGGCTTTGTCTTGCGACTTGCTTTGATCTGATGACCTACAGTCTTGATCTTTACTTTTGCCTTTGCTACTGCTTTGTGTACCTGAGGTGTCGCTTTGTATGGGTACTGCGCTAACCAAGTCTTTACGGCTTGAGTATGCAGACCTTTCCATGCACTCCAATCTTTGCCACCATTGCTCATAAGATAAGCAACCTTGGCATTACTCACAGGATTTAGCAGTTGAGCGTTATACGCTAAACCATAATAGGCTCTTCTATCTGCGCCCATAGAGCCAAGCATGTTGATTTGGAACAGTCCATACGAGTTATCTCCAGTATGAATGTTGCCATTGTAATCAAGCGCATTTCCATGTGATTCTTTCATAGCGATCGCCCAAGCATCTTCTAGTGCTTGTCCTTGAAAACCTGTGGCTTTCAAGAGGCTGACTAGTTGAGTAGGTTGAAAGACTGCCACGTTCTCGTACTGCTTGAGGACGAGCATCTTTGCCTCTAGTGCTTGTGCGTTGCTTGGGGCTATGGCTGGGGCTGAAAACCCGATCATAACCGATAGTGCTACTGCCGATGCTGAGATAGTTCCCAGCATGACTCTTGCTTTTGATATTGCTTTCATAGTTTCATCACTCCATAAAGTCATTGGCGAGTTCTCCTGCCGTTGACTGCTGGTGACGGAGGCGGTGTAAATACCTCTCCGTTGTTTTAATTGACTGGTGACCTAGACGTTCCTTGACCTCATGTACGTCTACCCCGTTCTTTAACAACAGGGTGGCGTTGGCATGACGGAGGTCATGGGTTCTAGGAGTCCAGCCAATTCCTGACTTGGCTATTGCTTGGTTCCATGTAGTTCTCCAGACTCCACGCGGTAAGTGGCTCTTATCGTTGGTCATGGTCTGCTTTACCTTTGACCTTGCCTTGGCTTGGCGGTGCTTTCGCACTGCCTCCCTGCAGGCTTGGCATCTACAGCCACCATGGGTGTAGGAGTATAGCGTTCCATGCTTGAAGCGTTTTCCCCCCGCAGCGTATGGCTGCGAAGTATCGATCTCGCGTGAAGGTTCTAGTTTACCTGCCGTTAACACGATGCTCCTTGGGAAGAGTAGGTCATCTTTTTGTAGGTCTTTTGCTAGGACATACGCTTTAATCTCATGTAATAGGGCTTTTGAGAGTGTTATTGAGCGTTTTCTGCCCGACTTGGTGGCATCTATAACCTTGAATCTCTCGCCAGAGTTGTAGGTTGCGCCCAATTCACTCACGCGTCTCTGGATAAATACCTCGCCAGAGTTAAAATTGAAGTCTTTTACCCTGAGTTCTGTAGCCTCACCAAAGCGAGCACCAGAAAGAACGAGCATCTTGGCAAGTAACTTTGCACCGGAACCGGTTCCGCCAGGTAAGTTACTTAGTATCTTCTTGAATTCGGCAGGCTCTAGGACATTGTGCAGGTCTGGCTGGTTGACCTTGACCTTGATGCCATGGGTGGGATTGACCGCTATCTCCTCATTCTCCACGAGAGAGGCGAAGGCTGACCCTAGGCATGCTTTGATCTGTCCCAGCGTGGCAGGCTTAACGCCCTCGAGTCTAAGATCACTAAGTAACTTTCGAATCTGTTTGGCCGAAATGGAAGTTACTTCATGAGAGCCTAGGCGATTTAGAACGTATGTTCGAAAAGTTAATTCATAGTGCTTCTTGGTGATCGGCATAAGATCAGCCGTCTTGAGCCACTTGGTGAAGTATGTGGCAAGGCTGGAATCAGCCCCAGAAGGCTCTGAGAAGCCCAGAACCTCAGCCTTCATAGCCGAAGCCTCAGCCTTGGCATAGGAATCCCATGTGCCAGCCGAGAGGCGTTTGCCGTTGAGACGATAATAGGCGGTAAATCGCTTACCGCGTTGCACTACATAAGCCATAGCCACCTCCTCGTAGCCTGTTACTGGTCAGTACATTACCCACCAGTAGATCGATAGTCAAAGTCTGGGTATCGAGATACATAGAGAACCCAGAAGTTAGTTATACCTCCAGTACTTGAGTGGTGATGAGATCGTAGGCATCAGTGAATGCTTCTACGATCGTGGTGCCACTACCTACTGCTACCGCTTTGCTCTTCTTATCGAACAGGTTGACTCGAATGCGATCAACCATGACATCAACGTCAATCTCGTATCGGGTTGCCATGTTAGTTACCTTTGCTCTCTCGTTTGGTTATCCATGTATCAATCGTTGACTTGCTCCAGAGTGGTTTGTTGCCGATCTGTAGATCTGGCTCTGGAAGGGTGTTTCGCTTTCGATGTCTGTAGATCGTGTCGTACTTTAGACCCGTTAATTTTGCGATGTCTGTATATGTAAGCCATTCGCTCATGCTTGATTACTCTCCTAAGATTGATCTTCATTGGTTGTCTCCTGTGACTTTAGGTATTCGACAAATTTATCGATAGTCTCAGTTAGTTCTTCTACTGATTGGTCTGTGTAGGCAAGAAGAATCTCAATAATCTTCATCAGCCCCCAGATGATCATCTCTGGCTCTATGTTGTTCTCTGATAGAACGCGATCAAGATGATCGTTTGCTAAATGCTCTGTGATCTCTGGCGGTAAGCCATTAGCACGCTCTGACTCAACCTTGAATCCACGAGCGATCTTAATAAACTCACTGGCAATGATCAGTGCTTTTTTTAACTCGGTTGCCTCTTGGCTCATACTTCTCCTCGCTGAATCTTTTCTTTGCAATTGAAGCAGATAAAGATCAACCTCTCACCTGAGTTGCTATAGATAGTGTGACCTGAGTCGATCATGCCTTGGTTACTGCATGAGTCGCAGAGATCTAATTGCTCTGGTGTTACTCGTATTACTTCTGCATAGCCCACTATGAAGCCCTCCCTATTGGTTTCCTTGTGATCTCTTTCTTCCACATGTTTACTTCGTACATCTTGCCACCCCATACACCAAAGACCTCTGGCAGTGAATCTGCATACTCTCTACACTCTTTTAGAAGTGGGCATTGAATACAGATACTTATTGCCGTAGCGATGTTGTCTGCCCTTTCAAAATTATTGATTGGGAAGAACACCTCTGGGTCTACTTGAGCACAGAGTTGCGTGCCGTTGTATGGGGGGTTCATTAATAGCCTCCTAAGCAGTCCTTGCTTTTAGTATGTCTGGGTATTGCATCTTGAATCTCAACCTTAGTGGGTGCATAGAGTTGTGTGCTACAGGTAGAGCATGTGTAGTGATACTCCTCTGCCTCTAAGTCGTGCACTATCCCTGCATGAATGCTGTCAGGCATTACTTTCCTCCTCTTCATAGATTGACTTACCGACTTCCGTAGCGGTCTCTTGAAGTTGCTCACCGAATCGATCAAGTTCGATTGACTCGTATCTGTCTTGCTCAGCAACGATGTCAGTCCATTGGTTATCGGTAAGAGTTACTTCTGCATAACTCTCGACTGTTGCTTTGTCCCAGTACGCCACGATGATCTCTTCATCTGGTTTGAGGTCGCGATTTAACTGCGCAATTAATTCTTTGACTTTCATGTCATGCTCCTATTCTTATATTCTTACGAAGTTGTGTGCCTGTGTTTCGATGAGATCTCCCTCTACAACATATATGTCAGAGAGGTTGAGTGTCTTGTACTTCATGGTGTGAGGGTTGCTGGGAGTCGTGTAGCCTACGATGAACCTGCGACCCTGAGTGCCTACAACTACGCCGTTGCGTAATCTGCCATGCGCTTGAATCCATACCCAGTCATGCACCTTGAGGTTGTAAGGCTGAGTAGTTGGTTTACCCCACACTAGATTTCCTGCTAACTCGTTAAGCACTGACTTGTGATCAAGAAGAACCGCCTCAATATCGATGCGCTTCTTTGCTTTGCTCGTTGTCTGCTTCTGCGAGTTAGTTGTGTAGTTATCCACGATGAATCGGTCATTTCCCCAAAGATGATCTAGTATCTCTGGTTCAACGTCACGATCTCGAATGCGCCATGCATAGGCTGAATAACTTGTCTCTGTCTGCCACTCTCCACGATCTGGTAAAGCCTTTGCTTGATCTTCACTGAACCTACCGCAGTGACCATTCTCAAGAACGAATGCCCAGTTGGTAGTGACCTTACGAATGATCAATTGATGACCCTTGTATGTCTCTTCGCTGTAGGAGATCTCGGAGTATTTGATCTCTGCAGTGTTACCTAAGTGTTTACGATTGATATAAGTAGAGTAAGTGACGTCACCTTGTTTGGTTGAGTACTGGTTGTTCTCGTAGTAGTGCTTTAACCGCGTTAAGTAGAATGAGTCTGTCATTTCACCATGTCCCTTGCTTCTAGAACCTTCTCTACTATTACCTGCATGACTGATGTATCAATCTCGAATAAGTAAGTAGGTGTGTACTCACCTAATGAGTTGCGCTTGCTACGAGAGGACATAGAGATTGACTCAACGCGATCACCAATGATCGTACGAAGTGAATCTTTGACTGCCTTAGCCAATCGATCTGCACGCTCCTGTTGCTCACGCTCTTTGCGCTGACGTTCTTCAAGTGCAAGACGTGCTTCTTCAGCACGCTTGAATGCAATCTCCTCAGCGATATTCCACCGAGTCTCTAGTGACTCATAATCAGAGACGATGTCCTGTGCACGTGACACCCAGTAAATAGGCTCTACACCATAGGAGTATGACTTGACGAGGTATCCCACAGAGCGCGAGCCCTGTGGTGCTCGTTTGAAGGTAGGGTTGTCTGGAGTGTCTGACTTGTAGACAACGTACTCATACTTATCGAGGCTTACGAGTTCTGCTTTAGCAAGATCTCTACGCTCTACTGACTCTGGGTTCTTCTTATTTGCTGATGAGTACTCCCAAGAAGGAATGACTCCGTATTTAATACCTACTTTAAGATCTGCTTGCTTCATGTTGTCCTCCTTATGCGTTAGTTAGTCTGCGAGAGATCGCGTACTTAACGATCGCTCGTGCCATGGTAATTAGGTCGAATGGATTACGTACTACTGCACCGATCTCACACTTGTGTGCTTTATTTGCAGTCAGTTCTATCTCTTCGTTGCCCTCTGGAATGTAGGCAAAGGCAGTCAGCACACCAGAGCGAGCCATACGTTCGATCGCTTCATTGTTAGTGTCTTGATCGCCGTACCACACTCCGTCAGTGATCGCGAAGAAGATCTTGATCTTGCGATTACTTTCAGCAAGAACCTTGGTTGCATACCTGATCGCTTGATCTGGTTCTGTACCGCCGTTGCTGAACGCATCTCTGATGAATGAATTCGACTTCTCAGTTGCATGGTAGAGAAGGCGTGCTTCGTCAGAGAACGTGACTACTGTTGTGCTTGCATCGATACGATCGAGTGCACGCTTGATCGCATACATCGCACGATTGGCGTTTGCGATCTTCTGTCCACTCATTGAGCCAGAGTTATCAAGCACAATTACGCACTCGATATCTGTAGCATCTTCACGACCTTCGTTCCATTGATCGAAGATAGTGTCGAAGTCATCGCCCCTAACGTAACGACCGATACTGAGTCGACCTGAGTTCTCGTAGGTATCCCAAGCAGGTTCGAATGATGCACGCAAGCGTTCAAGTTCACGACCGAATGATCGAGAGGCTTCTACTGTCACGTTGTCTGGGACTAACTCCTTCCAGTTAGCACGTATTGGTTCGCTTTCGTTATTCGAATCCAGAAGTGGCTTGCCATTGATCACTCGTAGCATGTCGTTGATCTCTTGAGCAATACCAGACTGGCTAAGAATCTCACCGAGGATTGTCTCGATTAATTCACCAGCAGTATTGCCAGCACCTTCTCCAGAGTTCACGTTATCGCTTGGCTCTTGAGCATCTCCACTTTCAGAGTCGGTGATCTCATCATCAGACTTTTGATCACTAGGCTCTTGATCTTGACCATTGAATTCCGACCAATCAATATCTTCTGCATTAATCTCTGGTAGATCATCATCGATATCTTTTGATTGGCTATTAAGACGATCGCGCTCCTTCTCCTGCTGACGTGGTGGGACTGGGCGAGAGTTGACTGATGACTCGATACCTTCTGTTGGTCGAGCACCATGACCACATGGGTCGATTACTTTGATTGGTGTACCTGTACCTGTGCCGTCATCTTTGACTGCCTTGTACTTTGGCTTACCAGTCTCTTCACCATTACCACCTTCGCTCTTTGGTAGCAGGTTGTAGTACTGCTCGATTAATTCGACTCCACGATCTGTATCTGTAGGGAATACAAGGGTGCGGTATTCATTGATGATCGCTTTGAATTGATCGATCTTATCTTGATGCGGATATAGCGCACGAGACTCTTTACGAATCTCGACTGGCAAGTATCTGCGACCACAGAGAAGTGGGTATGAGTTCTCGAATACTTCTGGGTTGTTCTTGAAGTGAATCAAGATCATAGACACGAACCATGGGATAGTTGAAGGATACTTAGCAGTGAAGAATGACTCGATACGTTGATCTTCTAACGCATTGAATGCAGTCCACATGCTCTTATCGATCACTCGCTCAACGAGATCGCTACCTTGACGGCTGGTGTAAAGGATATGGCTTACTTCATGAAGATCAAGTCCCTTGATGCTAGCGATTGACTCTGGCGTATCAAGATCACCGATCTCATTGGAATTGAAGAACACTTCACTAGCCCCAGACCACGCTGGTGCTTTGACTGGTGAAGTCTCGACCTTAACTGTTACAGGTCGAAATGAGAAGGCAGAGTTAACTCGAGAGAAGAATCCAGTAAATCGTTCGATACGCTGGCGTTTAGCCTCTAGTTCTTTCTGCTCTTCACTTATCTCTTGTAGTTCTTCGAAGATCTTACCTAGATCGGTGATGTTGATCTCGCTCATGACGTGCTCCTTAGACTGTCTCGTACTCTGGTGTTACTTGCTCTTGATCGATGCCTAGATCGTCCTTGATATTGAATGATGCGCCCTCTAGGAGCATCTTTACTGCTGGTCGTTCTTCATCATTGAAGTTGTTAGCGAACACTTCACACGCAAGATCGAAGTTCAATTCACGTGCTACTAATTCGAACGTTTTGAGAATGCGTGGAGTGATCGGTGTCTCGAATACTGTGGACTTGCTTGCTTGTCCTAGATCAACGCCACGAGATTGTGATCGCATACCGAATGCAAGATCAAGCAGAGAGCCTGATCGAATAAACTTGCTTTCGATGTCACGATCGTATTCGTAACGAAGTTTTAATTGGAAGCGATCAGCCCACGACTCTGAGAGAGGTTGTCGACCTCGGTACATTGGGTTCCAGTCACCGATGATAAGCAGGTCTGGGTGAGCATGTACGACTTCGTAATCGTGTGCTGTGAGTGTGAGTGTACGGCGGTGATCTGTACCTTCATGGAAAAAGTACTGAGCATTCTTTGCGAGTTGATCAACCTCACCGAGATTGAGCACTCCACCTTCACGCCATACTTTGACATAGATTGAGTCGACCCATTCGAGTTTGCCGTCCTGTGTGACCCAGTTGCCTTGTAATTCGTTAGCACTAAGTGCTGAGTTTGACGGAAGTGATACATAGGGAAGTCCTCTCTGGCTTGCGTAGTACTGCGCGAACGATGTCTTACCTGTACCAGCGTGACCAGCATTGAGAATGTTGATCTTATTCTTTAGTGCGAAGTCTGCGATCTGAACACCTGTGACTCCACAGAATGATCGATCTACGTAGTGATCTTGTGATGCTATTGAAGGAATTAATTGATTGAGTGAGTGCATGTTGTTCTCCTAGTTGTAGTCGGGTGTAGATACTTCTGGGTCTTTGATGATTGCTTGCGATGTATCGAAGAGATCATCTAACGAGTTAGCGATATCTACGAATGTGTTGTGCTCTTCTAACCTATGCTCGATGATTGCTTTGAGTTTAGTGAGTGCAGATTCAAGAGTTGCAGTTATGACTATGGGTGCACCAGTTTCGTTGGCGAATTCCAGCGACTTATCAAGCATGGCACCCATGATGCCTAGTTCATCTAATTCGAATTCGTACACTTAGTCCTCCTCGTTAATCCACGCATTGAGTCGTAGAGCATTGACTATCTCCCATGGTGTACAGGTTGATGAGTTCCTGAATTCGACACCAGCAGGTAGTTCGATCTCGGTAGTGGTGTCACCCTCGTTGATCTGATTGATCGCCTTAACTGCTGGCTCGACCATGAATTGCGGTACTGGTGGATAGCAGTTACCAGCGAAGTGAATTGAGATTTGTTGATCAATCGATTGTACGAATTCGCCAGAGGCGAGGTCTTGCGCGAAATTAGAGCCCATTGGATTCTTCCTCTTCTAGAGTTTGACGGAGTAGTTCTGAGTCGGGAGTAAGTAAGTGATCAAGCCACACCGCGAAGAGTGTGACTGCTATACAGGTTATAAATAAGAACGCGATCATGACCAGACTGCCCTTCTGACGAGTGATTGGTGCTTGCTAGTAGTGACTGAGTACCTGACGGCTGGTATCTCCCAGCCACCAGAGTGATGCCACGCGATAGGCGTGCCATAGGAGTAGACGATGTAGTGGGGTTGCTGGCTATTGAGAAGTGCTACGAGATCACTCTGCAACCTGCCATATCCGATGTAATCGGAATTCGGATAGATACCAGCCATGGAATTGGCTTTGAATGGTTGGCGATTGGCGATGTATTCGAGTGCACCTGAATTGCTGGTGCGCTTGCCCTGAACCTCTTTGTATAGCGTGCTCACTTATTGCCCTCCCACTTTACGAGTTTGCAGACATAGCCCTCTGCCTGCCATGAACACCCTCTGTAGACAGGGTGGTGAGTGAGTCGGAATGCGACTCCCCAGACACCGATGATTAATGCAAGAATTATTACTGCAAGTGTTTTCATGAGTTGATCTCCAGATTGTCATAGTCGATGATCTCAACCTCAATACCAGCAGGACACTGGGTTACTTCTGCAACACCGCCTGAAACTGTGATGATTACTTTGTTCATGCGTTTACCACCTCTGGCGTTAGTTGACTGATAAGGAATGCATAGAGAGAAGGGGCTACAGAATGACGTAGCACTTCAAGATCGTTGTCGATGTTGTTAAGTTCCACTTACTTCAATCCTTTCAATATCTCTGCGACTTGCTGAAGTTGATCTTCTGTTAAGTGATCGATCTGAATGGCTGACTCGAAGCCGAATATGTCTTTGCTCATTCGCTCTCTCGATTCAATTGCCCAATAAATTCCATGGACACGAGGTATGCCCTGTTGTATGCAATAAAGTCCTCAAGATCGTCAATTGTGTCGATGATGTATGAGTAGTCCACGATCTCGTGATCGGCTGACCACTCGCGCCTGATCTTGCCCTGAACCTTGAGTCCCATTTAGTTGCCTCCTTGCACTAATGATGCGTACTGCTCAAGTAAAGATTTGCCGTCGAAGTCGCGCTTATAGTTTGCGATTCGTAGGAATTCGTTGCGTTGAAAACGTGATCGACTGCCGAAGATTGTGAATGCAAGGCGTTCGATCATCACGTCAAGAAGATCGGTTTCAACTTGTGTTGTGCAGGAATTGCGTTGCCAAGCGAATTCGCGAGCGATTCGCGCCTTATCGTATGTGAGTTTGCGTGGTGTCATGATTACGCACCCTTCCGAAGATTGCGGAAGTATTGACGGCACTCTGCACACCAGCACTTGCACTCTGGCAAGTTGCTATCGGAGGAAACGCAGATTGCATGTTGACTGCATGATTTATTTTTCTTTGTCATTGGATTTGCCCTTCATGTAGAGATAGCACCAGATTGCTACCAGAACCGCCCACGATCGAGTCATGGACAGTTCTGGGAGCAATTAGTAGGGGCTGGTGTCACTGTTCTGTCGGTCGGATTGATTACCGCCTGCACCTGAGTGGCAGTCCATGACCAGCCCCGCTAATTGTGTTCTGAGTTCTCTATGTAATTCGATACCCCTCGCAGGTTTTCGTCACGCGGGTCAGTTCCCTAGGGATTTAATGACTGTTGCCCACTACACCGACTAACTGCTGTGTATCTGTACCCTTTACCACTTCTGGCTTTGATTTCGATCGGTGCCCCTAGGGGATTCTGACCTGATCTAATCGCTACCGCGTGTGTACAAGGAGCACTATTCCGTATTTATAGGACAAGGTCAAATAGGCGCACGCATTTATTGGGTCGATATGTCCGATTTATATGCATATTTTGTGGGGTGTAAGTAACTTTGACCAGTCATCGTGTCCACAATGTCCGATATAAGTAGATTGATAAAATTAGTTGAAGATTCAATTAGTTAGTTGAAAGTTAAACGATCGTGAGGCACGTGATCGCGTGAAATCGCGCCAAGTGTTTTTTCTTCCAGAGTTTGATAATCAAATAGAGAGAGAAGAAGAAGAATAAGAAGAGAGAGATAGATTCGTGATGATCTGTTGCAGTGCATGCAGAGTTGTATTGATTGATTGCATGTGCAGTTGTCCGATGTATTCGCACATGCATGCAACGCGACAACGATGCAACGATGCACGCATGCACGTATCTGTTATTAGTGGGGTGGCACACCTGATCGTCTGGTCGTACCGATGCAGGCATGCAACATTCTGCGACAGTAGCCGAGCCTGCAGAGTGATCGTGTCACCAAGATTGTCACCAAGCAGGCATGCAGGCACGCATTCACGCGTGTGTTAACACCGATGTACATGACTTGTAATGAGGTACAAATTGGTAACACCGCCACCCCCTGCCACCCCCCATGGTTAAACGCGATCGCACGAGGGAGAGGCCCAGGGCAGAGACATGGTTGAGGGGTACAAAGGCAGGCAGTAGCCCTAAAATCAGGTTATGAGCGCCTCAGAGTTCTTCCACGGGTCTACAGAGCACCTAAAGCCAGGAGATGTCATTCAGTCACCTGCTGCTCGTGGGGTAGACAACCCACGCCCTGACAACCCTTACTACAAGCCTGACCGCGTCTATGCCACTCCCCACGCATTTGTAGCCCAAAATTACGCTTGGAAAGAGGGAGATACCACAGAATCAGGTCCATCAGGCTTCATTTACAAGGTAAAGCCCGTAGGACAGAAGAGAGTGGACGAGGAAGCAGTTCGTCGCCACCGCATCCCTGGCATTTCCTACCATTTCCGCGAGGCTGTCGTCTTGAGTAAGCACCACCCATCCACTATGGAAGAGATTAAAGACTAAATGAACGCATGTGAATGGTGCAAAGGAAGCGGTTTACTGCAATCTGACGAGGATTGCCCATGTGTCAACCTACAATGTGGCTGCAAGGCCTGTAAGGACGTGAAATGAGCGCTGAAGAAAACCTAGGCAAGCAATTTACCAAGTCAGGCAAGCGTCGCCACAAGATGGTTAAGTTTACTGACCGTGGCGGAGTTAACCTTGGATGCGAACACTGCGATGATTACGCTATTAAACATCCAACTAAAACTAATAAGTTTGGACCAATTCAATCTTGGAATTGGACAGATAAAAAAGGAATGAAAGAAGCCTGGGAAGCACACAAGGAACAGAACCCATGAGCGCCCTCAATTCCAAACAGTTTAGGATTCCTGTCCCAGAGAATGTGGAGCAGAAGTATGCGGGAGGAAAGGGACATCTAGAGGGTGACCCCACCGAGAGTGCTACAGGTATGGTCTCTGTTCACTCGTTAAAGCCGTTGATGGAGTTTGATCGTCTGGGCGAGCATGCCCACTCCAATAGCCGAGAGGTCGTCAACAGCATCGCTTCGGATATCAAGTCAGGCAAGGGCATTACTAATCCCATCATGGTGGCATATGACCACAAGAACAAGTGGGGTTACATCGGTGAGGGCAACCATAGAATGGCTGCCGCTATACAGGCAGGTGCAACCCACGTCCCCGTAACGGTCTATAGGCAAGGTAACCTAGCCGAACACAAAGAGCAGGGCATCGGCGGTCACCTAGCCATGATGACGGACTTCGGACGTGGAACGCCCCAGACAGAGGATTACGTTCCTACCAATATCCACCCAGGACACTTCAAGCAGTTGATGTAATGCTCTCTAGAGAACAGTTTCAAAACCATATGCAGGATATGCGGACTGAGTCAGACAACATCGGAACTGCCCCAACAGATACACCTGTAGCCGCCAACAGTTTGGGCTAGGATCACTCTCCTATCCCAGGTCGTCTAATGGTAGGACATCGCCCTTTGGAGGCGAGTATCTTGGTTCGAGTCCAGGCCTGGGAGCGGCGTTTCGTACTGTTAGGTCTATACCGTTGGTATAGGTTGATCCAGTGCCAAAGAAATTACCAGAAGAAAAACGCGCCCTTATTCTCAAACTGAGAGAAGAGGGCAAGTCATTTCGCAAGATACAAGAGATAGTTGGCGTATCTAAATCCAGCCTCTCCTATATATTCTCTCCAGGTCAGAAAGATAAGACCATTAAGCGCAGTCGCACATACCGCGCCAATCTCAAAGACTTTGTCAATAAGTACAAGGAAGAGAAGGGTTGCCAGGATTGCCGCGATGAGGGCTATCCAGGAAAGCACCCCTATTATGTATTAGACGCCGACCATGTCAGGGGCGTCAAATTGACCGAGATATCCAAGATGTATCGCACCAACACGATCCAAGAGACACTCGACGAGTTAGACAAATGCGATATAGTCTGCGCCAATCACCATCGTATTCGGACATATAAACGGCGTATCACACGCCAAGAGATAGAGGCGGGAAGAGAATGAGAATCTTTGGGTACACACTGCGCAAGCCTTGGACTAAGTACCACAACTGGCAATTAGACCTGGGAGAAGAGTTAGTTCAGGCTATTAGACAATCTGTGGCATCTACCTATGTCGCCGAGATCATTAGTAACGACCTATGCGATGTTGACTGCGAAGTCATCGAGTATCTAGAGAAGACGGTCAAACCATAATGGCTGCCGTAAAACCTGTCTTGCATCTATATGACTCACCAAACGATTTAATTGATCTGCCTATCATTCTGATAGATGATGACTTCTTCGAATATCTTGAAGAGTTGTCAGCGGATCAATCACTTGATATCACTGAGTTCTGGGAGTACTGGGAAGAATGGGCAAAGGAAAACCTATGAAGTACGACGATAAGTTCATCGCAGAAGTCCGCCTCCAAGTATTTACTGTATTGATGCAACACGACTTCTTTATACGAAGTCCTAAAGAGTTTCTGTATCCACTCCTTAATCAGAATGTCGATTGGGTACTCGGCAAATACAAAGGTGACGGCACAGATAAGAAGAAGTCATGACACACGATCAATTGCTAGCAAAACTAGAACAGCGTTACTGGAAGATGTTTAACCACAACTCTATGGACCAGTCTGATGCAGGTACAGAACACAGGATATTGATACAGCAGAGTTATTTTGCCCTTCAAAAAGTGGTGGAAATGCATAAGCCTAATAACAAACTGTGTAAGGCTTGTTCAATTTCAGTAATTGAAATGCCATACCCCTGCCCTACCATCCAAGCCATTGAGAAGGAGTTATCTTGAGCGATTTTTGTAATAGGCACGGTTACCCAAAAAGCACCGATTGGGGCATTGGCCCGCATGGTGGGGATTTTTGCGATTGCGGTATGTGGATGAGCCATGGCCCTACCATTAAGGGCCACGATAAGGAAACCTGCACCGATGATGCCTGTAGAAGTTGGCGCAACTATCGAACTAGATATGCTCACCTATACTCTGGCGATATTGTAGAAGACGTACTTAACCTATTGAGAAGGAGTTAGCATGATCCGCACACGAGAAAAGATCGCCCTAGCAATCCCAACAAAGTATCGCCATCTATTTCACAAAGTAGAGTGCGCCCTAGGATTACACCGCAAAGTAATCAGCCAAGTATCAGAGAGAGTATTTTGTCTCCTCTGTGAGAAGGACCTAGCATGACAGATATGATCGAGCCATCATCAGCAGAATTGGCCCGCCTGCAAGAGTTAGTCAGCCTCTATGAGGAGAACAAGCGCCTCAAGAAGAAAAATGACAAACTAAAGAAGAAGTTAAAGAAGGCCACGATTCAGGATGAGCCAGATGGACTATAAGAAACTCGTACTAGAACGACTACTGACTCTCAAGTCAATGGTCAGCCATGATCCTGCACTGGTGCATGAGATCGAGACAATCACCGACTATATCTTTTATTTGGAAGATCGCTACACGCCAGAGACCGCCCCAGAGAATCAAGAGGATAACAAATGACAGAAACCCGCCCATGGGGAAGTTACACAATCATCCATAACAATGGAAACCACCAAGTAAAGACACTCACCGTGGAACCAGGCCAACGACTCTCCTACCAAACACATGAGCATCGCTCTTAGTACTGGGTGATTGTTTCGGGCCAAGGAACGGTGACATTCAACGATCAGGATGCACCATGCCAGGTGGGTGATGCCTTCGTGATTGACAAGGGGGATGCGCATCGTATTGCCAATACAGGCAGTGAGCCTTTGGTATTTATTGAGGTGCAACTGGGTGATGTATTGAGTGAGGATGACATCGTGCGGTTGGATGATGATTATGGTCGTACTGCACTCTAGGAAGAAATAACCTGGGGGCGCGAGAGCATTTGTGCTTAAAAAATGCGCCCCGTGTTTCATACTTATGCCATGGCATGGAGTCAGATGACAATTGGTGGTTCAGATGAACCAATGAAGAACCCTGCTCCAGAGTCGAGTCTTGCGACGTACACTCGTAAGAGGCAGGCATCTCGTCAGGAGGCCTTTGGTCTAGGGCACGAGATTGCTAAAGGCAATATGCCTATGTTCATGACTGGTGGCGAACTAAAAGAGCACTATGCTCCATTTGAGGGCGATCGCAATCCGCTACCTAACAATGTGTTCGCAAGCGAGAGCGACCACGAAGTATGGGATCGCAAGTTAAAAGAATCTAAGATGACAGGTGTCGAGCGTTACGGCAAGGACGCGTTTGACCGCGACCGCAGTGGCGCATGGCGTGATCTTAACGGCCCATACCTTGCTCGCAAAGGTATCCGTGCCGAATCATCTATTGAGTCTGTTTCTAAGGCCAAGGGTGCACCTCAAGGTCACGTATCAGTAGAAACACCTACTATGAGTACAAGTCGTAAGCCACAAATCTTGGGCGGTCATCACCGCATCTCTCTTGCTGCTGAACAGTTTAAGAACCACTTCTTCCCTGTTAAGCACTTTGACTCAATGGAAGAGGCGCAGCGTGATCGGAAATACCAGTGAGTGTCAAGTACACCTGCGCAAAATGCTTTCACGAGATGGATAGCGGCGTTTGCACCGTTGATTCTTGCAAGTGCATCTGTGAAATCGCTAAGTAATTACGAAATAGGATCGTCACTAAACTGATTGAGTGGAATTCTCCACGAACCTTCTGGCGCATAGAGCCATTCATCTCGTTGTACATCTTCCATTCTGATCCAACCAAATACTTCTACCTCTGAGTAGTAGTCACGGTCTAGCACGCGAGCGCCTACCAGCAACCATCCTGGTCGAATATCTTTAGGAAATACTGGGATCTCATCACGAGTGCGAATTGACTTTACCTCGATATTTGTTCCGACATCGGCAATATCTTGTCTAAATGGGTGTTCTTCGTTGGGATAGAACGGAAATGTAAATGCCTGCTTATACAACTTGGCTACGGCATACTCAGCAACGATAGATCGGACGTTAGCGGCAATCTCTGGCTCTAATTTAAGTTTGTTATCCCCTGCATAATTAGGGCGATCCACAGAGCCAAACTTCATCATCCAACGATTAAGGGCTACATCCGCGCAGGCTCTGACCTCTTCTTTGCTTAATTTCACTATTTTTGACATGTGGCAAACCTATCACACTGAGACAATTGAGGCTCAACCCTACAAGGAGATCCCATGGCAGACCCAAAACCAATTCCACCAGTAACTAACGCACAGCCAGGAACTGCTGCTCGCTTCCTCGAAGTAGCACTTTCACAGGTCGGTGTTATTGAAGGTCCAAAAGATAACGAGACACCATACGGCGCATTTACTGGCGCTAATTTCCAACCATGGTGCGGCTCATTCATGATGTGGTGCGCCCATCAAGCAGGCGTCACTATCCCTAACACTGTCTACACACCAAACGGTGCTGCGGCATTCAAGAAGGCTGGCACATGGGCAGATGCTGCAAATGCTCACCCACAGCCTGGTGACTTGATCTACTTCTCATTCGTTCCAAATGCCACACCAACATCACCTATTCAACACGTAGGTGTTGTACTCAAGGATAATGGCGATGGCACAATCACCACTGTAGAGGGCAACACCTCTCCAGACATCAAGCCTAAGGGCAGCCCAAATAACGGCGGAGAAGTCGCTTCTAACGTCCGTGGCTACAAGGCGAATAACTCACGCCACCTCTGGTCTACCGTGGTCGGATTTGGCCGTCCAGCCTATGCTGGAGCCGCCGCTTCACACCCAGCCACACCAGCCCCTAAAGTCATTTTACCGTTCCCAGGAACGATCCAACCAGGAGATTCAGGCCCTAACGTAGCCGCGATCCAAACAGCCCTCCATTTGACCGCTGACGGCTCATATGGCCCACTTACCAAGAAGGCTGTCATGGCTGTACAGACCCAATCTGATGCTTTGGACTCAAACGGTATTGTTGGCCCTAAGACTTGGGCGGAGATATTTCAAAACGCCTAATTAGGATAAATCGGACACTTACCAGAACGCCCCTCTAGTCTGCTAGGCTAGGGGGGCTTTCGACTACTAGAGGAGGACTCTTGACTACTATTGCCGCAATCCAAGGAGATGGATGGGTTGTCATGGGTGCAGACACCCAATCTACCGTTAGTGAATACAAACGCCTTCAAATGGCAAATGACAAAGTAATTAACAACAATGGCATTCTTATCGCTGGTTGTGGCATGGGTCGCGGTATGGACTTGATGCAGAAGGCTTGGCAAGCACCAAAGCCTCGCAAGTCACGTATGACTGTCGATGAGTTAGACAAGTGGATGGCTCGAACATTTATTCCATCCATGCGTAAGTTATTTATTGATGGCGGCTACGACATGAAGGACGATGGCGAGTTCGCGCAGCACGATGGTGCGTTTATCGTTGCAGTTCAGGGCGTTGTTTTCTGGGTTGATGAGGACTACTCATTTGACCGTGAAATTCGCGGTGTTACCTCATCTGGTAGCGGTGGAGACTTTGCTGCAGGCTCTTTGTACAAGAAAGACCTTAGCACTATCGAAAAGGCAAAGAAAGAGATGGCGATCGCTATTGACGCCGCTAAAGAGTATGATGTCTACTCTGGTGGAGAGACACGTATTTACGTACAAGAAACACGATAAGGTACCGACATGGAAACCTACTATAAATCAAACCGACAAAAGAAGATTGAAGAGCGCCAAGCGCTCCAACTAGACGCGATTATTGCAAAGCGTAATAAGGAAGCGGAAGACCGTTGGACTGAGGCACAGATTACTGCCGCAAAATTTCAATCAGTACTGGACTACGCCGTAGAGCAGTTTAACGAGCACAAGGATGAATTAGAACAAGATATGGTTACAAAGACAGAAGAGATGATTGAAACACGTCAGCAAGAGATTAAGGATTACCTTCTTTCAGAGAAAGATAAGTATTTAGAGAGTATCGGCATTCAGGCTGATTGATAATAGCCTAATGGATAAAAACGACTCTTTTGAGATTGGGCGCAATAAGCGCAGCAAAAAGGCCGTTATCTTCGACCTTGACGGAACTCTGGCAGATATTAAAGACTATGAAGCATTACATAAAATTAATAGCGATGAGTTTCGTCAGGCTGCTGATCATGCCCCCGCTTTTCCTCACATGGTTGCACTGGCAAAAGAAGCAAAACAAAAGGGACGAGACGTCATCATTCTGACTGCTCGGTCAGCCCATTATCGCTCTGACACAAAGAACTGGTTACACAAGAACGGCGTTCCTTACGACCAGTTGTATATGCGCCCCATCGATAACGATGAAAAAGATAAAAAAGTTAAGAAACATATTCTTGAAGAGAGAATCTTGCCTAATTTTGAAGTCAAGAAGGCATATGACGATAAGAAGAAGAATGTTAAAATGTTCCGCAAGGAAGGCATAGACGCAAAAAAGGCAAACTAGAGGGGGCTCTAGCAACCTAGGGGTTGAAATGAAAGACAATATCAAACTATTTTGGAACGTGTTGATGCGCATAGTCGCAGCCTTCACAGCAAGCGCTCTCGGAGTTATCGGTGCTGGTGCTATCGCACACATTTCAACTCTTAAGGCAATGACCGTTGCAGGACTTACCGCATGTGCAACTGTTATCGAAAAGTTGGCTCGTGGATTTATGGATGACGGCAAGTTGACACTCGACGAAATCAACGCAGCATTTGCTGCAGTCGATACTCAGGCTAAGACTGCTGCTGATCTTGCCGTAGAAGCACGTCAAGCAGGAACTGATATGACAGTCTCTGCTACTGATGGATCAATCACACCTGCTGCGCCAACCGCACCTGTTGCTGCTCCAGTGGATACAACCCCTGCAGCACCTGCTGCTCCAGTGGTTGCTGATCCTGCGGTTCCTACTGCAGCACCAGTTCCACCAGTTATTGCACCTGACTACAACTAAACGTTACGACTTTCAGTGGAGTAAAAACCTCCACCTTTAAATGAAAGTCCAAACGGAGAATAGACTCGAGTAAGGGCGTAGCCACACGATTCACAGAAGTATTCTGGTTCTGGATCGTGGATGCTGCGCTCTTTGTCTACTGTAGTGTCACATTGAATGCATGAATACTCATATACCGCCATTATTTTCCTCCGAATGTAAGTGCTTTAATTCGCAATGTCGAGCCAACGATGGTACTACATACTTAGTACCACATATCTCGCAGAAATATGATTTTGTGTAAGCGTCTATGGTCATATTATGCCCATACACCAGAGGAAAAAGAGGGCAAACTAAAGCCATGACAACCACACTTGAGTCCCAGGTTGATTTTACAGCGCAAGATCGCTGCGATAAATGCGGTGCTCAAGCAAAGGTTCGCGCAAAGTTGGTTTCAGGAGAATTGCTCTTTTGCGGGCATCATGCTCGTGAAGTTGGTACTCCCCTAGTGTTGAAGTCGATCTCAGTATTTGATCCAGAGGGCGTGTTTAACTATGGCAAGCAATGAGCCTACGCGCTTAACCACAACTGCATACTACAACTCGCACGATCATCCAGCAAGCAGACTATCTGCAGTTCAGTTTGACCATGTAAGTAACGGTATGTATGGCGGACCAAACGGAGATTACGGAAACTACAACGAAGGAAACATCAGTGAGCAATCTTAGTCGTAAGCAGTTTGAAAAAGCCAACGACATCGAAGCGATGCAACGTCACCGCTCTATGAGAGAAGGCCTTGCTGGAACTTATGTGGGAATCGGTAATGCGTACACAATGTACCCTGCTTACACCAGTGCACTATCTGCAGGTAATCTTGTAACGTCCACATCGGATGCATCTACTCAATACCCTGCTCAGGCTACTACAGAAGATTCAATGGGACTTAGCACTGCTAATGGCTTGGGTGAAGGCGGAGCCGCATCAAGTGCTGCAGGTGCTGCTGGAGGATCGCCAGCATGAGTAAGCAACTTAATAGAAAAGTATTAAAGGTAAATAACCGCAAAAGTGTTAAACAAGAGTTCCAATACGTTCAGCCAACACTTAAATCGGTTGCTAATCCGTCTGTTGTTACCTGGTCATCTCCTGGCCGAGGGGTTGAAGGTGAGTCTGTAAACTCTGGTGGGGAAAACTTCATAGTGAAGAAAAACTGGAAGCCGTTATAATTAACTGAGGCAATTAACATTCCGAGGGGAATAGTTGAAACCACTGCGTACATTCGCAGCACAATCTGAAGCACGCACAAGGATAATCAAAGCAAGTTTAGGCGGAACAATTGCATTGTTCTGCTTTCCCTTTGGCATGCCTGTTCACGCAGACTCTACTCCTGGCGATTCCGCAGTTCCTTCTCAAACTCTTTCCACCAACGATTCTCTAAACACGCCAAGTACATCCCAAGAGACACCAACAGTAACCCAACAACCATCAAACCCACAGCAATTAACATCTACTTCTTCCTCTTCTTCTCAATCAAACTCTTTGTCAAACGCTTCGTCAACTCTTGTTCCCGTTCTAACGAGTGATCCATCAGTTTCACAACCTTCAGTAGTTGTGCCCGATCCCTCTGATACTGTTCAATCTGCTCCTCTAACTCCGCAATCTTCTTCCGATACGTCCACGGTAACATTGGATTCGGTCTCCTCAATACTCGACTCAGCAACTGCCACAGTACAGACTGCTGTAGACAACTCTACTGCAACACTGTCTCAAATCCCTGATGTACAAGTTTTAGTTACTCAAATTCCTACTGCTCAGTCCGCCGTAGATAGCGCTACCGTTGTAGTGCAGGCAGCACTTGCGTCTATCGCTACGGCTAACAACGCCTTATCTACCGCCCAGGCTGCTGCTGCAGTTGTGCCGTTTGCTCAGGCAGGTGTTGACTCTGCAACCGCCACAGTTGCAGCCGCACAAGAGACTCTTACAGTTCAAACTGCAAATACTGCGGCAGCACAAACACTTGTAGATACAACTACTGCTCAAGTTCAATCACAAACTCAAGTTGTGGCATCAAGTCAAAATACAGTAGATACGCAACAGGGTGTTGTAGACGCAGCATCTGGACTGGTTGCTGATGACCAAACCACACTCACAAGTATTTCTCAACAAGTAGATACTGCTACAGCCACAGTTGTTACGGATGCAACCGATCTTCAAAATGCTCAAGCAGCCGCTAATGCTTCTGCAGTTACTGGTACTGTCCAAGCACCAGGGCTTATTGCAAAAGTGTATGCAGCCGCTAATGGGGCATCTCCTGCGTATCCATCAGCAAACGCTGTACCAGTGCTAACCACAGTAGTTCCGCAAATCTCTTACAACTGGGGCAGTGGTCAACTTCTTAACTCTGGTTTATCTGACCACGTCATTATCATCTTTTCTGGGCAGATTACGGCTGATGCTGCAATGAACACAATCAAATACGCTGTGTACTCAGATGACGGTGCTCGTCTTTATATTGATGGAACTCTTGTCATTAACAACTGGAGAGATCAAGGCCTAAACTGGAGCGCATACAGCCAATCGTTTGACGTTTCTACCAACAAAACACAAGACATTACCCTGTACTACTACGAAAATGGTGGTGGTGCTGGAGTAACTTTAGGTTGGGCTGTAAACAACCAGTACTTTACATCTCCTACTGCTCAAAACTTTAGTCACACAACAACAGGAACTGTGAAAGACCCAGTGCTAGTTTCTGCTGCTCAGGCTGCTCAAACCACTTTGACAAACGATCAGCAGACTTTGCAGTCTCTTCAAACATCCTTAGCAAACGCAAATGCTGCAGTTAGCGCAGACACGGATGCTTTTAATCAAGCACAAGCAGATTTGGCTGCTGCGCAAGCCCAATTAACCACAGATCAATCTACCCTTGACTATTTACAAGCGCAATTGACCAGCGCTCAAACAGAACTATCAGCACAACAGGTTGCACAAGCGCAAGCGCAATCAGACTACGATGCTGCGGTTGCACAACAAGCAACTGCTCAAACAGTACTTCAAGTAGCACAGGCAACTGCTGCTTCAACGTTATCTACTGCAAATGACGCTGCGACACAGGCAGTACAAGACGCTAATACTGCTGCGACTGTAGTTTCCGATTCAACAGCCACAATTCAACAAGCAATTGCTGATAAGCAAGCGGCAGACGCTGCTGCTGCTAAGGCTGCTGCGGATGCAGCCGCAGCCAAGGCTGCTGCTGATCTTGCTGCCAGGGCTCAAGCGGCTGCTGATCGTGCGGCTGCAGCGACTCCAACGCCAACTCCAACTCCTTCTCCAAGCGCAACACCCAGTCAGACACCTGACCCGACTCCATCTCCAAGCGCTTCCGATGCTTCACCTGCGCCAACACCGACACCAACTGATACTGCATCTCCTACCCCTTCACAAACGCCATCGCCAGAACCATCACCGACATTACCTCAGTCAACACCAACACCAACCACGACACCTCAACCAACCCCTGTTCCTTCGCCGTCTTCGACACCAACACCCCAAGAATCGCCAACACCGCAGCCAACACCAAGCCCATCGACATCTTCTTCTCCTAACTTAATACCTGATAACCCTAATTCTTTGCCTGACACTACACCTGTTCTTCCTCCTGTAACAGCACTTGTTCCACACATTCAGGTGGATAAGCCAGGAGTTGAGAATGGTGGTATTCAGTTCTTTGGAACAAAGACTGCCCCACAAGTAATTGGGGAAGATGGAAAGTTGACTCCACCACCCCCTCCTCCAGGGTCTGGCCTACCTATTCCACCAGAAGCGATTACTACTACTGACACATTTATTGGACAACCAGGTGGAACAGCATTTAACGCTCCTGACATTGCCGTCCCTGTCGTTGCTACCCCTGTAACAGGAGCATTAGCGGCAGTGCCAGGAATCCAAGCGGTAAGTCAAACATTTGCCGCCATGGAGAACATTGGTAACGACATGTCACCAGTAACAAGAAAGAAAGCCAAAAAGATCTTAGTAGTCACCGTTGTAGGTGGCGCTATTGCACGATTTAGAAAGAGGTCATAATGAAGTTCATTAAATCCCTATTGGCAGACCTTGCTAACCAGATTTGGACCTTTGTAGGCCTTTTCTCAGCATGGTTGGTACTTACAGGTAGCGCCAAAACTGTGGTAGGCGATGCTACGCTTATTTCCTTATTCTTGTGGATTGCGACATTTCGACTTCGTAACCCCAAGGATAAGAACTAACCAACCTAATTAGGAGATCCATGAACAAGAAGTATCTTGCTCTCGTAGAGCACTACGTATATGCAACCGCTGGTACTGCTATCGGTATCGTCGGAATCACGTTGAAGACACCAGGCCATCACGACTACAAGTCAGTCATTTGGGCACTTGCAGCAGGTTTGGTTGCTCCAGCACTTGCAAAGTTGAACCCAGCATCAGTTGCTAACATTATCTCTAAGAAGACAGGTCTCCCAGAGGCTGTCGTCGCTGAAGGTGTGGCAGCAGCAACATCAGATGCTGAAAAGACAATTGCACAGAACAACAAGTAACTGATTCAGGAGATTGCCAGTGACAAATACTTTTTGGGTAGTTTTTGCCAGTGTCACTGGCGGTCTCGTCAGTCTAGGATTTCTTATTAAGCCTGGTTATGTTCGCGTTCGTCGATGGGTGCATTGGATGGAGCGCTTCATGCGCGATTGGGAAGGCGAAGAAGCCTCTCCAGGACGTGATCGAGTTCCTGGAGTGATGGAACGCCTTAACAAACTAGATGGCGAACTTAGCAATAATGGTGGAAGCACCACCAAAGACAAAGTAGATAAACTCTACGCAAACCAGTCTAAAGTAATAGAAGTACAAGACAAACTGCTTGAAGCGTTTGTAGAGATGGGCGATCGCCTAATTACCATTGAAAATTGCATTACAAATACTAAGACTCCCGCTGCAAACTAGGGGAAGATAGCCTTATGAGCATCACTTCAATCAACCCAGGAGACTGGGCAGTAGATAAAATTGAAAGCACGCTCAGGGGCGCAAAAAAGACTTCATATAAAAAAATGCTTTTAGAGCACGAGAAATATAAGCAGAATAAACTTGATGATGCCTCTACGATGCAGGTCGTACACAGGGCAACGCCTACTCCAGAAAACACTGGGGCACCGATGCCTGGGTATCGTAAGCGCGGACCAATAAATCCATCAACTACAGGAGCACCAATGCCAGGAACACTTAAGAACAAAACAGCGATCCACCCAATCACTGGAGCAAAAGTAACCCCAGTACCTGTTAAGCAAAGCGGCAATAAGCCAACTGCTCCAGGAACCAAGCCTAAAAAGAAGTAACTATGGCTGGCCAATTAGCGCACGACGATAGTTCGTATGAGCACTTTAACGCAGGAGTAAACTCAAAGACTCCTCCACTCAGTGCTATCGATCATAAAATTTTAGACTTTGCTATTCGTTCTAGCGCTAATCCTAACCTTAAAACTCAGGGACAAATACTTCGTAATTTTGGAATGTATCCTCCAGAGTTTTGGAACAGGGCACAGTCCGTAGCAAATCATCCAGATATCTCTCCAGAGAAGAGAGCACAACTTGATGGGATATTCCCCGACCCATCACGTCCAGGGCCAATGAGTGGCGGTTATGACGTTAAATTAGGATTGGAGCAATATCCATGAAGTGTGCAAACTGTAACTCTGATGCAATGTATGTTTATGACATCAGCAAAAAGAAGTCAATTCCGTATTGTGAGCCGCATCTTCCTGCATTTTTAGAAGCACGAAAGATTGCTGGACTTCTTCGTACAACTAACCAATACGCTGCAGAAGCAGCCGCTGCCACAGAAGCGCTTGCAAATAAGGCGAAAACAAAGAAGGCAACGCCAGCAACACCTTCAGAATAATGAAGGTCATTCGCAAGTTCGCGGTACAGGGACATGCTGTACCATCAGGAGCGCACAGCCCTCAAGGCCCGTTTCCATCAGAAGTTCTAGCCCAACCAAAGATGGCATACGACGAATCACACGCGGACTCTTTACACGTTGGACTAGACGATACACGCTTCTTCAGATGTCGCGACTGCGAAGAAGTACTTTTGGAGGCTGAACTAACCAATCATGATTGTGAGGAAATAAATGGCTACGAATAACGATGGTCACCTTCTCGATTCAGCGGGAAATGTGGCAGTAGATTTTGTATGGGGCAACATGCCTCTACAACCAAACGATGTCCGTGGAACCAGCGCTAAGTTGGATTACACATTGGATTCACACAACATCGCAGAAGATGGCTGGAACGGCTATCCTGGATACACACCAAACACCACAGGTTCTCAATCTGGCGGAGTTGACTACGTTGTAGTTCCAAACGTTCTCGGTCTTACAACCGCAAATGCAACAGACACCCTTCAAGATGCAGAACTTGTTGCATCTCCACAGGCTGCATTTACACCAGCCCTTACAGCAATTACACTTACATCTAACGTTGCATCTGTAACTGTAACTGCTCACGGATACAAGGTTGGCGATGTTGTAACAATCGCTGGTCTTACAAACGGCTCAGGAAGTGCAGCATACGATGCTGACCTTAACGGAACACACACCATTACCGTTGTTCCAGACGCTAATAACATTCGTTGGGCACAAACACACGCAGACATTACAGCCCACTCTGGTATCACAGGTGTTACTGCAAAGGTTGCTGCTCGTGCGGGCACAATCTACGCACAAGGCACTGCCGCAGGTACATCTGCAGCAATCGGTGATACTGTAACAATTACACCATACTTCGCATCATAATCTAATGCCTAGTCGTCGTCCCGCAGGTGGTGGTAGTTCTTCGCGCAAAACGCGCATGGCTCTGCCGTCATCTGCGGAACTACGCAGCCCACTAGAGCAACTTGGTTCTGTATACGGATTTAGTGCAACACAAACTAACGCAATTTCAAATATTACAAAGGTAGAAAACCCATTTCAAGGATTACCTACCGCTCCTATTACTGGAGAGTTTGGCGAATTTAAAGAAATCATCGGCCTTAAAGACGTCATGAAGTACTATGACAAAACGCAATCAGGCTATGACTACAACAATATGGCAGGACTTCCTGCAGAGTTGTCTTATCAGCGTCAGTGGGAAGATGTTACAGAGAGTGAAGACAATCCCTCTATTCCTGGATCATATGGCGCTCAGAACGATGAGGACGAGTCTCCTGCACCTCTTACTGTAGTTCCTACATCTACCACCAATATTGACCGTCCACGAACAGTAGCCGCTGGATACGACGAGGACGAAGAAAAAATTACAGTAGTATTTCGTGATGGAACTTTTTATAATTATTACGAAGTTAGCCCTACAGAGTGGGCTGCATTTAAAGCCCGTGTATCTAAGGGACAATATATTTACAAGTATTTAGACTTCAAACCACGTGGTCCAGCAGATGTCTCTCAGATCTCAGCCACAGCCCGTAAAGCCTTTTACAAGTTTAGTCGTGGTGCTCAGGTACACTACGGCAAGAGATATGGCTCAACTAAAGCAGGAAAAACCTCACTTAGCCCGAAGAAGTTACGACCACTTAAATAGGATAACAATGCCAAAAACGCACGACATCGGATCAAAATACTTTGTACAAATTACTAGATTCCCCTATGAGTGGAATAAGAAGGTTGTTACTCGTGGTTGGACTCAAGAGACTGAGGCTCCGTACAGAACAGCAACTCCACTAATACTAAGACTTCCTAGGTATAGAGCGTTAGTATTGGGAAAATGGAATGGACAAACTGACGCAGTTGAAGTTGATAAACTTATCGGACTAAGGATGGTAACAGAAAATGATTTTACGGAAGAAGCGGGATGGACACCGCCCCTTAAGTCGAATCGAGAAAAGAGTCTCGATGATCTCTACGCCAGAATTAGTTCTATGGATGGAGCAGTCGATGTTCACGATTGGCAAACATATTTCCAGTTGGCAAAGGACTCAGAGTAAAGACGATCTGGGAGAAGTAAAGTTGGGCGCTGAAGTGTTTTACGCTATCGCTCAAGAACTAGAACGGCGCTCCTTGTAATCATGGAACAATTTGATGATAACAAGTTTGAGGAGATTAATCCAGAGTTCTTTTTGCAAGAAGAAAAACCAGCAGAAGAGTATGTAGAAGAACAACTTGATGAACTATCTCAACAGTTTGTAGACAAGTTGATCGATAAGATCATGCTCTTTCTTAAAGAACTTGTTGGTCACGATCTGCATCCATACCAAAAACCTTTGGCTAGACGAATCATGGAATCAGTCATCATCAATGACGCAGAAGAGATCACAGCATTGGCTGCACGTCAGTCGGGCAAGTCGGAAACAGTGGCCGATACTGTGGTTACTTTGATGATCCTCTTGCCACGGCTTGCAAAATTGTACCCTGATCTTTTAGGAAAATTTAAAGATGGATTAATGGTTGGGCTATTTGCTCCTACCGAAGGACAGGCTGAAACCCTATTTGGACGTGCAGTTACTCGTCTTACGTCTGAGCGTGCTCTTGAGATTTTGAATGACGTTGAGATCGATGATAAGGCTGCCCGTGTAGGCGGTGTTACTCGTCAAATTAAACTTACTAAATCTGGTTCTAGCATCACCATGATGACTGCTAACCCACGAGCAAAGATCGAATCTAAGTCGTTCCATCTTATCGTAATTGATGAGTGCCAAGAAGCAGATGACTTTGTTGTATCTAAATCTATTTCCCCAATGCTTGCGTACTACGCAGGTACTATGGTTAAAACAGGAACACCAACGACAAGCAAAAATAACTTTTACAAAGCCATCCAGTTAAACAAGCGTAGACAGACTGGACGTAATGCCAGACAGAACCACTTTCAATGGGACTGGAAAGACGTCATTAAGTACAACCCTAACTACGAACGAGCAATTCGAAAAGAAATGCTTCGTATTGGTGAGGACTCTGATGAGTTTCAAATGTCTTACAACTGCAAGTGGCTTCTTGAGCGGGGCATGTTCGTTACCTCTGCCATCATGGATGAACTTGGCGATACATCTCAAGAGTTAGTTAAGTCTTGGCACAAGACTCCTGTTGTTGTAGGTATCGACCCAGCACGTAAAACTGACTCCACAGTTGTGACAGTGGTATGGGTTGACTGGGATCGACCAGATGAATTTGGTTACTTTGAACATAAGATCTTAAACTGGTTAGAAATTCAAGGGGCAGATTGGGAAGAGCAATACTTTCAAATCGTTAACTTCTTATCCAACTACGATGTTCTTGTTGCAGGTGTTGACGGTAACGGTGTAGGAGACGCAGTAGCCCAACGTTTGACTCTCCTGTTGCCACGTTCTCGCGTTGTAGCGCTTACCTCTAGCCAATCTGAGCAGTCAAAGCGATGGAAGCATTTACAAGCGCTTATACAGCGCAAACTAATCACATGGCCTGCCCATGCAAAAACTCGCAGATTGCGCACATGGAAGCGTTTTTATCAACAGATGACAGACTTGGAAGTCCAGTTTAAAGGGCCAAATTTCTCAGCCGCTGCACCTGACGAAACCTATGCTCATGACGATTTTGCAGACTCTTTGGCTATCGCATGCAGTCTTACACAAGAGTTGGTCATGCCAGAGGTATTAGTTTCTTCTAATCCGTTTTTTAGTTAAACAACAAAACCCCTTAAAAAGGGTGGAAACTATGTACTAGGAAAAGGCCTTTCCGTTTACATCCTTAAGGAGTCATAATGACAATTTCACCAGCACCACGCTTCCCAGAGCGTGCACCTCAGGTATACGAGATGAAGGGTGCCGCTAACACAACACGTCGTGGCCCACTCCGTTTTGAAGAGGGTATTGCTACAGATACAGACGTTCCAAACGATTTTCAAAAGGGAATGATGCAGGGCGCTGCTACAGCACCTGGTCGTCCAAACCGTAATGCTCCAGTATGGGAGAAGTCTGCTGCCGAGACAATGGCAGAGCGTGCTCACGTTGGTTCAGCCTCATGGGTTGAAGCACCAACATTTCTTGGAGAGTTTGCTCACGGCACAATGAACGACTACTCAGCAGCAAAGATCGAAGAAGTAACTCGATCAGGCGGACGCACACAGCGTCAATCTGCAACAGTCGTTAACGACTAATTTAGACAGACATCCGTATGCCCTCACACTAGTGTGGGGGCTATCGGGTTATCCAGGGAGGAGATGAAATGCAAAAGCCTAGCAATCCAAAGTTGTATCAAATGGTTATTGCTCAAGCACGCGCTAAGTATGCAACATACCCTTCTCCTGGAGCCAGCGCATGGGTGCACAAACACTACATCGAACTTGGCGGACAATTTACAGAGACGCACGAAAAAGACCGCAGACAAAAAATTCAACAAAAAAAGTTTGAGTCTAAGAAGCGTAAGCCACTTGAGAAAAAAGAAGAAAAGAATAAAGGTAAGTAATGTCATATCTTGACTTCTCTCCGCCGTCCTACAGAGCGGCCTCATCTGACTTAACCATCTCTATTTCCCCACTGGGATTAGTAGAACTTGCTGATGAAGAGTTTGAAGTCCACGGTCCTCGCTTAAACCGTTACTCACTTAACTTTGCGATGTACCTAGGTCATCAATGGGGCTACCGCCGTGAAACTGGCGAAGCACAGATGACAATCAATTATTACCGAGCATTTACTGATTATCTTGCTCGATTTACTTTTGGTAAGGGCGTTAACTTTCGCTCACCTAAAGCAACAGAAGCAATCGTCCCAGATCGCTTAGAGCGCGTATGGGAAGTTGACAACGACAAAGAGCGTGTACTTCTTGAGATGGCTCAGCAAGGCGGAGTTACAGGTGACTGCTTTGTAAAGGTTGCTTACGAAGAAGCATGGACAGATTCTGCTGGACATTTCCACCCTGGCCGTGTTCGCGTTTTGCCAATGAACTCCTCATTTTGTTTTCCAGAGTTTCACCCTCATGACCGTACTCGTTTGCTTCGCTTTAAGCAGAAGTACCGTTTCTGGGGCACATCGTTAGAAGGAACACGCCAGGTATTTACTTACACTGAAATCCTTACAGACGACATGATCGAAGAGTACATCAACGATGAATTGATTGACTCTCGTCCAAATCCACTAGGACTTATTCCTGTGGTACATATTCCAAATATTCCTGTAACAGGTTCTCCATGGGGTCTTGCAGATTGCCAAGACATCATTACGATTAACCGCACATACAATGAAATTGCAACAGACGTTGCTGATATCATCAACTACCACGCTGCCCCAGTTACCGTTATTATCGGTGCAAAGGCTTCTAACCTTGAAAAGGGCGCAAGCAAGGTATGGGGCGGTCTTCCAAAAGACGCACAGGTATTTAACCTCGATGGTGGCGCTGAAGGTATCAACGGTGCTCTTCAGTACCTAGAACTTCTCAAGCGTTCTATGCACGAAATCATGAATATTCCAGAGAGTGCTCTTGGTCAAGTTCAACCAATCTCTAATACCTCAGGTGTTGCTCTGTCTATTCAGTACCAGCCATTGATGAACCGTTACTCTCAAAAGGTTATTCAGTACGGTAAAGGTATTGAGCGTATCAACGAACTTATCCTTCGTAACTTGGCCCTTAAAGAGCCAGAGACATTCATGTATAACCCAGAAGTTGATGGCCCACTTAAATCAGATCAACTTCCTATGTTGGATCCTGATGATCCAATCACCTACCAAAACTACGTGCATTTCCCACCTCCACTTCCTCTTGATAAGTTAATCGTCTTGAACGAAGTTCAGGCAAAGATGACTGCTGGCCTTGAGTCCAAGGAAGGTGCTCTTCGTACTTTAGGCGAAGAGTTCCCAGAAGAAAAACTTCGTGAGATTCGTGATGAGTTGAAGGAAGATGCAAAGGCCGATGGTGCTTTGCAACTTCTTAAGATTCAGATTCAGAAGCAAATCATGGATATGACAGGAATGATGCCTGGTCCTGATGGCAATAGCGCCATCCCTATGCAGCCAACTCAATTGGGAGATGGAGACATCATGGGCGATGGAATTCTGGGACCAGAAACTCCAGAGAGCATTAAAGACCCAGAACAAGAGATGAATGAAAGCCTTGAAGATCAAAGCGAGGGTGCCATTCGTCAACAGTTAGTGGAAGACGCCTACGGCACAAAGCAAGTGCAGCGAAGGAACGTTGACCGCAACGACAACTAGCATTCTGACAAAAAGTCAGAGTATATCGAGACAATTGCGACATTTTGTAATGCAATAGTCTCGTAAGAACCCAAGGGACACGCCGCAAGGCATATGGACAAACACACAAGAAAAATAGGTGACCAATAATGGCCGATAATCAAGAAGTGATGGATGCACCAGAGCCAGTGGCTCCAGTTGCACCAGAAGTAAGTGAGACAGTTATGCCTGGATTTACTGCCGATGACCTTGCAAAGGCTCGTGCGCAGGAGAAGGCAAAGTTGTATCCACAGATGGAAAAGATGGCTGAAGAACTTGCTGCTCTTAAGAAAGAGCGCGAAGAAGCAGCCGCACGTAAGCAGGCTCGTCTTGCAGAACGTGAAGCCAAAAAAGCAGAACAAAAGCAAAAGAAGATTGAGAAGGAATTATCCTTCAAAGAACTCCTCCAGAAGAAGGAGCAAGAATTTAATTCTCAACTTGAGAATGAACGTCTTGAAAGAGAACGTGCTTTTGCTCTCCTAGAACAGGAACGCAAGTTCCAAGATTTGATGGCTTACCGTTCACAACGTCTTGAGGAAGAGCGCGATTCTATCGTCCCTCAACTTATTGACTTAATCAACGGTAATACCCCAGAAGAAATTGAACAGAGTATTGCAGTACTCAAGGATAAGTCCACAGGAATTATGCAAGATGTAATGCAGACAGTTCAAGCAAGTAAGCAACAAATGGTAGGTGCACGAGTAACCGCACCTGCTTCAGGACCTCTCGATAACGAAATGGGACAACAATCGTATACGCCCGAAGGAATTCGCGGCATGGACATGGCGGAATATCAGAAGCAACGCGCCAAACTACTCGGCACAGCAGCCAATAATCGCGGTCAGGGACTGTTCGGTTAATCCCCCTCAACTAACTATAGAAAGGACTTGACCTAAATGGCAAGTGCTATTACAGGCTCCTCGCAACTCGCGGGCGCTCCAACCGCTTACTCAGGCTCAAATTCAAGCCTGAACCAAGCAATTCAAACAATCTGGTCGAAGGAAATCCTATTCCAGGCAATGCCAATTCTTCGCTTCGAACAGTTCGCTGTTAAGAAGACAGAACTCGGAGTTGCTCCTGGTCTACGCGTTAACTTCCTACGTTACAAGAACTTTGCTGTTGATCCAACACCTCTTACAGAAGGTGTTCGTATGACAACAAACGCTCTCACAGCAGAGCAAATCGCAATCACAGTTGCAGAACAAGGTTACGGCGTTGCTGTTTCTGAGTTGCTCTTGAACTCATCATTCGATGACATCATGGCATCTGCATCACGTTTGCTTGGCCGCCACATGGCTCAATACCTTGACATCCAGGCTCGCAACACACTCTCTGCTGCGACATCTGCTGTCTTCGGTTATGACCGTTCAAGCCTCCAAGGTGTAAACGATTGGTACAACGAAGGTACAAAGGGAACAAAGATTTCAGACCTAACAGGTAACTTTAAGTTGTCTACAGGTGCTGTTAAGGATGCTGCCCTTACCCTCGCTTCCAAGAACATCCCACGTTTGGGCGAGACCTACGTTCAATTTATCCACCCAAAGCAGTCTCGTGACATTCGTTCGAACCCAGAGTTCATCGAAGTTACAAAGTACGCTGCTCCAGGTAACTTCATGCTCGGTGAAATCGGTCGTTTGTACGACGTAGTCTTCATCGAAACAACACAGGTCAAGCAGTTTGCTGCTTCATCAGTTGTTGACTACACCTCTTCTGTTGGTGCTCCTTCATACCAGACCGATGTCCCTGTAAAGGCTAACACCGCTCCTGGTCAAGGTGGTAACCCAGAAGGTTCAACTTCACCATACCCAGCAGGTGGATCAGACAGCACTGTTAACTCAAGTGCAAGCGTTTACGAGTCAATCATGATTGGTGACAACGCTTTTGGTCACGCTATTGCTCTTCCAGTTGAACTTCGCGATGGTGGCGTTCTTGACTTCGGTCGTGAGCACGCTCTTGCTTGGTACGCAATCTGGGGCCTCGGTGTTATCACCGATCAGGCTATCGTCAAGGTTTACACAAACTAAGACAAACGGTGTCTGGGGGTCATACTCCTTCTTTGGCCCCCAGCCACCACTTAACACAACACTAACTTAGGAGAATTATCACCGTGGCAAATACACCAACAAGTCCATTGGACGCAACAGGACGTGCTGCAGAACAAGCAGCAAAGAAGAACGCTAAAGCACTTCAGGACCGCAAAGAAGAGATTTCAATTGCGGCTCAGGTTGAGGCAGAGACACTAGAAACCAATGTATTCGATCCAACGAATGCAACTGCACCGATTGTTCTTGATGAGATTGAAAACGTCGGAGTAAGCACAGCAAATAACTCAGTGATCATTCGTACAATTACAGATATTGACGATATGACTTATGGAGTTGGAAACACTCTTACTTTTAAAGCAGGAGTTAAGTACCGTGTATCTCCAGATCTAGCAAACTATCTAGAAGAACTTGGATATATTTGGCGGCCAAACTAAGCCGTCGCTAGTAGTCTGACCCTCAACTGGTTCCCGCCCTCCTCCCAGTTGGGGGTTAGACCTTTTTATGCGTACATATTCGTAATAACACGAGATGATTACGCCAAATAGTTTTCGGAGGTTTTGTGGCTACCTTATCCAGTCTGGCGGAACGCCTTCGTTCTGAGATAGGCGATATAGGTAAGTCCTTTGTCTACCAGACAACAGCGGATGGAATTACAAACCGCTACCTCATCCCATACTCCCCTGTAGATGGGGCAAACCTTATTATCCATGTAAACGGCTCAGACGTTTCAAACGCTGTACTTGTAGAAGAAGAAACAGGTTACATTACCTTTGATTCTCTCCCAAATAGCGGAGCGCCTATCGTTGTTGCTGGAACGTACTACCGTTACTTTACAAACAATGAAATTTGCAACTTTGTTAACGATGCATTTAATCAACACACAAAGAACCATGCAGATCCATATGGTCGTGGTGTAACTATCACTAATCTTCCAGGTGTTGAAGAATACCCTGTAGTTGTATACGCGGCTACTCTAGCGCTCTACACGTTGGCTAACGATGCAGCATTTGACATCGATATTACTGCTCCAGATGGAGTACAGATACCTCGTTCTGAGCGTTACCGTCAATTGATGGATATGACTCAACAGCGTAAGGCTCAATACATTGAACTATGTTCACAACTAGGTATTGGACTTTACAAGATCGACGTATTCCAACTACGTCGTATCGCTAAGTTTAGTAACCGTTATGTACCTATCTTTCTTCCTCAAGAAGTGGATGATCGTTCAATGCCTCAAAGGGCGCTTCTTCCAATGCCTACTTATGGCTCTCAACAGTTCCCATCAGATGTTCCTACATTTGATTTAAACGCATATCAAGGAGATTCATTTGAAGCAACTTTAAAGTTCCCATTTGATGTGACCGCGTATACTTGGAAGTCTGAAATTCACATGCAATTTGGTGATGGAATTCCTCTTGCATCGTTTGACATTGAGTTCGTAGATGGGGACAACACAAAGTTGACCTTAAATCTTACAAGTCAACAAACAGAAATTCTTCCAGACCTTTGTTTCTGGGATATCCAAGCAACTGCTACGGATGATTCAGGTTACGAACAAACGTTCATGCGAGGAGCCATGTTTGTTACACGGGAGGCCACAGTATGACACGCGTTGTACACGTAGTAGGTTGTAGTTGCGGTCAATGTAGTGGGTCTCAAGGAGTTCAAGGACCAACAATTGTTGTAGGTTCTGGTCAAGGCGGTGCTCGCGGTGTTCAAGGAACACAGGGTGTTCAGGGAGCAACTGGAACAGGTTTACAGGGAGCCCAAGGACCTATTGGTCCTGGTGGCGGTGCACAAGGAACCCAAGGGTTACAAGGAGCACAAGGTTTACAGGGTGCTACAGGCATTGGAACCCAAGGCACACAGGGTGCACAAGGAGATCCTGGTACTCAAGGTATTTCTGGTACTTCATTAGGAACTACAGACGACCTAACAGAAGGCGTAACAAACCTTTACTTTACTCCACAAAGAGTGGCGTATGTTCATACCCAAGGGGTAGCAAATAACACGTGGGTTATCACGCATAATCTACATTTTTACCCTAACATTACAGTGCAAGATTCGGCTGGTAATATAGTCGAAGGCGAGATCACATATACTAATTCGGACTCCTTAACAGTTACATTTGCAACAGCGTTTTCAGGCGAAGCCTACTTATCTTAAGGAGATAACCGAATGGCACGTAAGTTTTTAACACCGATTGATCTTGGCAAACTTGAACTTCAAAATGCCAGAATCCAAAACCTCTCTTCATCAAATGCTCCAGCAAGCCCTGTCGAAGGTCAGATTTACTATGACACAACCGACAAGTACATCAAGCAATGGAATGGAACTGCTTGGATCGCATTTGGTCCACAAGGTACCCAGGGAACTCAGGGCACTGACGGTGTACAAGGTACACAAGGAACTGCAGGTTATGTAGGCGCTGATGGTGCTCAAGGTACACAGGGAACTCAAGGAACACAAGGAACTCAAGGTACCCAGGGAACACAAGGCACAGACGGAACTCAAGGTACTCAGGGAACTGATGGTCAACAAGGTACCCAAGGAACAGACGGCACACAAGGAGCACAAGGACTACAAGGAACCCAAGGTACAGACGGTACTCAAGGTACAGACGGCACACAAGGTACCCAAGGAACAGACGGAACCCAGGGTACTCAAGGCACACAAGGAACTGATGGCCAACAAGGTACGCAAGGAACCCAAGGTACTGATGGAACACAGGGTGCACAAGGTACACAAGGTGTAGATGGTGCGCAAGGTACTCAAGGTACCGATGGTGCTCAAGGTACAGACGGTCACTCTGACCGCTATAAGACAACCTCTAATACCGCAAATGATATTGCAGTAGCAGATGGCGTAGTCTTCTATGTAAATGA